CAGTAGTATTTGATTTACAGACGTTTGTTTTTTATTGACAGTAAGATATGTCTATGTTATAATGGACAAAAAGGAGGAATGGTTATGATAACTGTTATTGATTCTCAGTGCGGAGCAGGTAAGACAAGTGCGATGATTGAAATGATTAAGAAAGATAAGTTGGGCGGGTATATCTATTATACTAGACGAGGTTCTTAATGTTGTAGAACCTATTTGGCTCAACCAGACAGACATTGAAATCATCAAAAAGAATCTTGTTGACATTGAAGAAGATGGACAAGTTGTGTGGAAAGCATGCAATTATGACTACGGCAGGTATGGCGACTTAAAAGATCTTGCAGATAGAAAGCAACTATATTTCTGTAATAATACTTTCTTTATGTGGGTGTTCCCAGTTGATGTATTCAAAGCATTTAAGAATGTTTATATCTGCACTTATATGTTTGATGACCAAATTCAGAGGTATTATTATGACTTGAATAGTCTTGTTTATGAAAAGGTTAGTGTTAGAGATGGTAAGGTTATTCCTTACGAAATGCAGACAGATAACCTAGAGAAGATTCATATACTAGAAAATCATCCAATAAATAACATTGGAGATCGGATGGGTTCTTTATCAAAGACATGGTATGAGGACAATGTAAATAAACCTTTAATGGAACTGCTCAAAAGGAATATGTCGAACTATCGTAGACATATAGCAAAGTTCAAAGGAAATGATGTCATATGGACAACCTTTAAGGATTTTAAGGGTGTTTTATCTGGTAAGGGATATGCAAAAGGCTATCTCATTAGCAATGCAAGAGCAACCAATGAGTATATTGATAAACATTATGTAATGTATTGTATCAATAAGTTCATGAATCCTTATATTAAGTCATTCTTTTCTCTAAACAACGTCCCTATTGATGAAGATAAATATGCGTTATCCGAAATGGTTCAGTTCATTTATCGTTCTTCTATTCGCAGAGGTGAAGATATTTACTGTTACATTCCTTCCAAACGAATGAGAGAACTGTTGATAAACTTTATTGATGAACACACAAATAAAGATTGACACAACTTAAATAATATGCTACAGTAAGTGCAGTTAATTGATACTTACAGGAGGAAATATCATGACCTACAAAGCATTTGACGGCAAAGAGTTCACTACTGAAAGAGAGTGCCTTGACTACGAACGTAGTTTTGAAAAGAAAAAGTATGAAGAAACGTTTGTAGACCCGCCACTTAAAGCGCGTGCAGACTTTGTTATGGACGCATACCTCACATATGCCCATGACAAGTCATTGGATGATGATTATATTGCAGACAAGGATAGACCAACTAGGTATGGAGACGCAGTATTCTGTGGAGATTTCTCTTATGGCATAAGTTATTTGAGAGATGATGCAGTTGATATTCTTATTGACTATATTCGTATTCTTGAAAATGAAGTTCACAGGTTGGAAAATGAGTTGGAGGAAAATAAGTGAACCTTAATGAAGAATACCGCCCGAAAACATTTGATGAAGTAGTAGGGCAGGATTCAATTATAGATGCACTCAGACATGATGTAAAAGATCCTAAACCTGCTTATTTGTTCTGTGGCGGGAGCGGACAAGGCAAAACTGCCACGTCCCGCATATTTGCTAGGGAAATAGGTGGGCTTATTCATGAGATTGATTCAGGCTCCTGTAGCGCAGAGGACATGAAAAGTATACTAGAAGCTACAAAGACAAGACCCATCGGACATGAACGTATTGTCATAATTATTGACGAATGTCATTTATTGTCAATACAAACTGTAAGTAAACTTTTGGTAACTATTGAGTCCCCGCCAAAGCACCTAGTATTCATTCTATGTACTACAGAGGTAGATAAAGTACCTAGGACTATATTCAATAGGTGTAAGGTCTATGAGTTCAAACCCATTGATAGTGGGGCTATTCAAAATAGGCTACGTTTCATATGCAATAGGGGCGGTTTCAAATACGAGGAGAAAGCAATAGGGGTGGTTTCAAAAATGGCGCGAGGTAGTATGCGCCAAGCTATTGCATACCTAGAACAATGTTCATACAGGGACATTACATTGTCTAATGTTAAAGAAACACTCATGGCAGATACGTATGACAGCTATTTTAATCTATTGTTCAACGTGCTTGATAAGAATATTGCAAGCATTGTATCTACTATACAGTGTATAGCCAATGCACGTATATTTATTGAGCAGTTTTTTGTTTTTATCCTAGATGTGAATATCTATGTACTGACACAAGACTTTGACATGATAGATATACCAGAGGCATATAAAGAGGAGCTAGACGGACTGACAGACAAGGATATTATTGTTATCAAGAAGATACGAGATATGATGGTGATATTGCAGTATGAGGGAAGGAATAATCCAATCGTTGATAAAATGTTTATGGCAGAGTTGATTAAGATTTCAGACCCATTAACTCATACATAACAATTAGATGCTAGTGCCGTAGCACTGGCTTCTACGTAACAATTAGCATCCCCGCCACTTTCACATAACAATTAGCAGACCGTTAGGTTATAGACCCCACAAGCCTAGCATAACAATTCACGCGCACATGACCCCATCAGTCTCGCATAACAATTATAATAGGAGGAAGAACAATGACGATTGAGCAGTTCACAAACATTTATCACACAATCATGGACAGGTACTCTAGTACCCATGCACGCAACAGCAACAATTCGCGCAGGAGTTCCTTTCAACCCCACCTTGTTGACATAACAATTAGCGCGGACACAGGAGCAGTAACAAAAGTTACGTTCAGAAACATCTACAGTGTCTACTTGAAACAATTTATCAACGAGGACAATAACATCGTTTTTGAGGACAATCCGAATCAAACCCTTCAAGACCAGATCAACAATTTCTTTGAGGTTTTGGAAAATGACCCCACCGACTGAGATAAACAATTCACGCGCTGTTCTGTTCGTGACAAACTCACCAGACAAGGCGAAACAATTCTTGACCCCACAAGATTTGCATAACAATTTCTTTGAGTTCCCCACCAGTAGCAGGGCAACAATTATAACAATTACTCGCCTGTACGAGGAGGAGAGCACTGGGACGATCCTGCTACACGCCCTACGTGCGCCCGAGGCACTCGCCCTACTGAAACCGCTGGAAGATAACCGCCGACCGATTAGGCTTTTCGCCGTCGCGCCTAGCACCGACGACGTACCGCCTCCGCTCTTGTCGCGCTTTCGCGTCGTGCATCTTGACCGTGAAGTGAATCCCCTTGCTAGGGAGTTCCTAGCGACTAAAACCTTGAAAACCATTCCTTGTGACCCCTCCTTCTATGTTGACCTTGCGGGCTTTATCCCGCTTGTTGAGTATAATATAAACCATTCAAGGTATAATGTCAATACCTCTTTTGAAAAAAATGTAAAAAATCTTTCGTTGATCGATGCAATCCTTAGAGACATAAGGGCTTGCACGCATAACATTTTTTGGCAATATCACTTTGACAAGCTGAAAAGGTGCTGGATATGGGACTAAAATTTAACACGTCAAAAGACGGCTACACCTACAGTCGCAATATCCTAGAGGACTTGCAAAAGCCAAAAGGACTGTTTGAAGTTAAATATAAACCATTATACTTTATATATAACAAGGAAATATTTAAGGATGAGGCGGCGTTAGAGCTATTCGATAAACTGATACAGAAAAGGGATGTAATGTGCATAACTACGGGCTTAGAGAAGTCCCACGCCTTTTACAAAAAATATCTTCCTTCCATATATAAGGAAGAAAAAGTTAGTGATAACACGTTATCGGTTATGTATAAACTATATTATAGCAAGCATGACATGACGGCGGGAGCGGTGATAAACCTAGTGCTGCAAGGCAGGATAAAGGCAGATCACGCGACGAAAATTTATTTTCTCAAAAGGCTTGACAAGTCCTTTTTGCCGTGTTAGAATAGGCACAAGTTAAGACATTGACCGCCTACGGGCAAGGAGGACAACATGAAGATTGACCGTGACATCATGACATCTCTCTTATTTTTCGCGGATAGCGTAAAGCTGGACGGGAGGGACACTTTCGAGAAGCCGCGACTCCGCGAGGTGGAGAAGGCAAAGACGATTCAGATCGTCAATGAACATCACATTATCGTTATCATGCAGGACGAGAAAATCGCAAGCGTTGCAATCTTGAAGGGCAACGAGTACAAGGATTCATTCACGGCGATTTTTCTCTATGAGTTCGGGATGGGACGGATTGAGAAGAGAGAGCAGGAAGAGCTTGTCGAAATGACAGATCACCTTGACAAGAACGAGTTCACAGTTCTCCTTGAAGAAGAAGGCGTGCCGTACATCACGCTGTAAAAGACTAGGAGAGCAGGTTTAATCCTGCTCTCCATGACAGGAAGGAAGATTATTCATGAACACAAGAATGAAACTCTATGAGTTCGCAAAAACTCTTAAAAACGTCACGGTCAATGCAGGTGAGTGCATGATTCAGTTCATCGGCAAAGAAAGCCGCGCCGAATGGATTTATGAAGAAAACAAGGGGCTTTATACTGTGAACAACAAACGGTATGTTGTACCACTTGTTGAAGATTTTATGCACATTGTTTCACGTGAAACATTTTAAGGAGGAAGTTATTATGTATATCAAGACTGAAAACATGACAGGAAAAGTCAAGACTCTCAACATTGAAAACCCGCGTTTTGACATTGAATCAATCCGAAAGATCAAAAGTCTGATTCGTTTCAATGCAGGAGAGACCACAGGCGCGGAACTGAAACATGATATGAACGTTGTCATGAAGTATGGCAGGTGCTATGAATACAGTACAATCAACGGCGCATTAGTGGAGATGCGTGTGCGTGTAGCAGGGAAGGAAAACAACGATACATATTATACCATTGTTCCGACATACAACAATGGGAAGATTGATATTGAGGTGGAATCAGTTAAGGCTTTTTACGACTTAGAGGGGAGTGATTAAATGACGGATGAACTATTGAATCAAGGGAACGCTATTAAAAACCGTCTCCATGATGTAGAAAAGCTGCTAGATCAGTTAGACCTAACAGACCCTAGCGGTAGGGACGATTACACACGAATTAGCCCTATAGTCATACAGGCAGGTATGGCAAGTACAGTGCAATTCGATGCCCTTGCAGGAGATGAAGATAGCGCGTCATTAACGCAAGTGCAGGTGATTGATGCACATGTGCATAATATGATTGTGGAGATCATCAAGGACTACAAAAGCAAGCTGGAAGAAGCGTTCAGAGACTTAGCATAACATAATTAGACTAGCAAAAAAGCTAGTCTATTTTTTTTTTCAAAAAAAGTGTTGACATATAGTCAACGATGTGTTATATTATACTTGTCGAAAGGAACAGTGCATAGCACAAGGAGGAACATTATGATTAACATGGAAAACAAGAAGTTTGCACCGGTATACATTCACGATCTTGAATGGATTGGGAAGAGGGTAAGAGAAAAGAACGTCAAGGTCTGTGATGTCATTCATGAGATGAGGTGCAACATGATGATTGACGAATCATTCCTTGACTACTACAGGAAACGGCTTGAAAGGGCGAAGGAGAACAGGAAGTTTGCACCGACAAAGGAAGCAGAAGCCTTCCAATGCGGATGTATCAACGAACTCAAAGACTTCATCGAGCATATTGAGAATATGATGAAGTGAGAAACAGGAAGGGAAGGGCGAAAGCCCTTCCCATAGTAAAGGAGATCAAGATGTATAATATTGACGAACTGAAAAAGGAGGCAGAACGCCTCCAGAAACAAGGGACGCCGTACCTTGGAAAAGTCCTCTACGAGGATGAAGAAAAGAAGATTGTTGTACGTCCTTATTTTGGAGGAAACGCCGAAAAGGGACTGTACTACCTTGTAAATGATGGTACGGAATACTCTGATATTTATTATCTGTCAAACATTGAGACAGGAGAATCGGAGGACTTGAAGGAGTATATAGAAAAGCTACTGCCTATGGAGATCAAGCGCAAACAAGCACGGATTGAGGCAGAAGAAAAGCAGAAAGAGGAAGCTGCTAAACGTGCAGAATATGAACGCTTCCACGGGTTCACAGATTCCATGAATCCGATGAAAAAGGGACGTACTGTCAAGGTGCTGGAAAAGCGTCTTAGATACCGTGAAGGTATTATGACACGAGCCGAATGGATAGAAGGGATGGTAAAGAGAGCCGATACATATACTGCTACTGTAACAGATGTAGGAGAGTATCGCCTATATTACAAGATCAACGAGATGCTTGTTTATAACGTGGTCACAAAAACTGAAATTGACTATTTTAACTACCTTAAAGGGGATGAGGTGGAAGAACTAATTCAGGAGGCAGAGAGCATTATAAACAAGCTGGATACAAAGGCACATAGCAAGCTATATGATGCTTGTGTGAAAGCTATATCCAATGCTGGATGGGAAGTGCTTGAATCAAAAACAATGTCGAACAGACTTCTTGCAAGTCTTGTTGTCGATGCCATTGTGGATGTAACTCTCCTAGGAGATGAAGCATTTACCGAAAAGATGTATGATTATTATGATGTAAATTTTCCATGGTTATGATTACTATTTTTCAAAAAAGGTATTGACAAGCTATAAAAGCTATGATATACTGTTTACAGTTAAGCGATAACATCTATAAAAGGAGAAGATTAAAATGTTGCGCTGGGATTACATTATGGGATGGTACATCATCAGAAAAGATCGCAAGATCGTTTTCCAGACGAAAAGCAAGCGTCTCATGCTTGACAGTCTGAAAAAGATGTGCAAGGCGGCGTGAAGGAGGGAAAGACATGAATACGCTAACAACGCCGAAAGCGGATGCAGTCAGGGAGAACGCTCTCCTTGACCTGCAAGAGCAGATCGAAAACGAGTGCTACTACAGAGATGTCGTCGAGGTATGGAATGAGTACCTTGAAGAAAATCTGTATGAGGATAAATTTTATCCAATGCAGTATTTTGAAGCCGTTTGCGGCGATTCTTTCAAGGAACTGTATCCCAAAATTGTGTTTGACTTCTCATTCGATGCAGACGGATTCTGGATTCAGAACGAGAAGATTCACTCAGGAAGCCTTGAGACATACTATAACCATGTTATCGCCTATGACATTGCCGACTTTACGGCATGGGTTTATGACAATGGTTATCAGGGAAAACTTGGTTTAGGAGTGGAATAATCCACTAGGTTTATAAAGAAAAGGAGAAAAACATCATGCAGAACAAGAATTTCACTATCGGCGAGATCATCAACGCAAAGGGAATCACGCTTGTACGGCGTACAAACAAGGACGGCGGGATTACGCTCTCTATCCGTCATGGCAAGGTGCAGGAGAACAAGGAGGGGAAGCCCTACAGTCGCATGAAGGACTATTTCAAACGTCTGGATGCGGAGGCAAAGGCAGAGAAAGGGAAAGCTTCAACGGCTGGGAAGGATATGGACTATCTTTTCAAGACAGACAAGGAGATGAAGGAGCGCAAGCCGAATTTTGAGATGCAGAGCGGCATTCCACGTTTCGTGAAGGACAAGAAGAAGGAGGCGGCTGCATGATTAAGCATTGTTCTAGGTGTGGAAAAGAGTTCGACGGCACGGCACGCGCTCATGTTTGCCCTTCCTGCAAGGAAGCACAAAAGCAGGAGAAGAAGGACTATCTACGGGAGTATGTCAAGGCGCGGAATAAGCGTCTAGGTGTGAAGCATACCGCCGTGTATGCACATGATCTTGAATGGGTTAAGGCACGAGCAAAAGAAAAAGGTGTTATGATATGCGACGTTATCCACGAGATCGTGGAAAAGTTCAAGTAATGCAGACAGAGAAAAGTCTTTCGGCTTTTCTCTATTTTTTTTTCAAAAAAGTATTGACAGCTAACTTTGACTATGTTATATTATATACATCAAATAACACTATCGCCTAACAAGGCAAGGAGGAACATTATGAAAAACATTATGGAAGCTAACATTATCCGTATCTTCTCATTCAATCAGCGTGAGATGCAGTCAGGCGTTTTCTATCGTACTGGTAGCGTGTGGGACGATGGAAGTTTTCGCTACGTTCCTGCATGGGACATTAAGGCGATGATTGATCGGTGCATGGAGATCGGCGCGGACGTGAAAACCGTTGTCAATGAGAACGGAAAAATCCACGTTATGATTTATGTGGGATAATCTATATATAGGGACTGTCTAATAAGGCAGTCCCTAGGAAAAGGAGAAGTCATGAAAACCATTGACAAGGCAAAGAGCATTAAGGTTTACAGTCCTAAAGGGACTGTCACTCACACATACAAGAGATCAAGTTTTGGTGAGTGGATTGATGAAGATTGCGTGACCGTTGACATTGTGGAGAGAGTGAAGTTCCACGAACGGTTTACCGCGCAAGGTGTAAAAATTGTCATGCGTTAATGAAACTCTAATTTGACTATACAGTAACTATGTGTTACATTATACACATAGAAGTTAATCACCTATCAGAAAAGGAGATCAAAAATGAACGCATTGGAAAAGTGGATTGTCGAGGATATGATTGATCGTCTTGACAATGTGGAGGAGTTAGGAGGATACGTCTGTGACCTTGCCTATCTCCTCTATGAGGAGGATAACTACAATGGGGTTATCACTTGTTACGCCTGTTACAGTGATGCGAAAGAATGGATTGAGCAGTTCTGGGGCGAACTGAAAGAGGAGATGGAAGATTATCAGTTCAATTTCAGTGAATATCCGAATCCGTTTGAAAACGAGTGCATCTTTATGGTGAAGATCGTTCTCAACGCGGCGAGCAGACTGATTACGGAATCCGCATGGGTTCAGGAAAACTGGAATGAAGAGGTGGAATATACTGAGGAGGTCATTAAGCAGATCAAGGCAGAACTGAAAGAAGCCATTGCCTAGGACTGGACTAGAAGGGAGGGGCGAAAGCCCTTCCCATAGTAAAGGAGCATGGTCATGTTTAAGTGGATTCGTCATAAACTGTTTGGAAAGCCTGTATTATGTGAGGTGCAGGATGCAGATGGTACATTTTTGAAGTATACGAGGGCTTATATCAAATAAGGAGGATATAAAGATGCTGGTACATGAGTATGATAAAAATGGTGTATGGGAGATTTACAATCTCTATGGAGAGACAGGAAGCGGGATTTACTTGTGGGAGGATTGGGATGAAGATCAAGAGAACTGTTCTTATCCATTCCTTATGCAGGTGAAAATTAAAGTCCCTATGTTTTATGCTGGGACTGTAGCAGAATTTGATCGCATGGTATATCATGAGATCGTGAAGCTACTTGAAAAGAATAAACTTGTCTATGAGTATGAAGGAAATCACTATTGGGAGGTAGTAAAATGATTACAGTACGTAAAGAATATGAATTTGAGAATATTCGTGATATTCTTGAGCAGTCGTGGAGCGGCGCAAAAGATACACTTGAAGAAGTGATTGAACAGGGAAGAGAAAACGAGGCGATGCAGATCATCGAGGATGCGTTTTTTGAATCTACGCCTACTCTTACACAGCTTAACGATTTTATATGGTTCGAGCTTCCTGAGATCATGAATCTGTATGATAAGTATGATAAGTAAGCATGAGGGCTGTCTATAAAGGCAGTCCTTTTATGTATTAAATCCGCTGCACGATTTAATATACTTCTAACTTTACATTTAGTGCAGGATATGTTATATTATACTTGTCGAAAGGGATAATACACAAGGAGGAACATTATGAACGCTTTTGAAAAGTATGTATCCGAGGAAATGCTTGCACAAGCAGATCGATTGATCGGCTGGGAGCATGGAGAAGAAGCAGAAGCCATTTTCGGTGCAGATATGGATGCAGGGTTCTATATGAACGATGCAATGAGTAACGAGTTTTTCAACAAGTACACGCATGAAATTATTAAGTGTATGAATGACTATAACATTCGCGGCGAGAAGTGGAAGGAAGCTGTAATCGTTATACACTGTATCTATACAGTCGCATTGGAGATATGTGAGAATCTGGGAATGGAAGTGTTCGTCAATGAGAAGTATCAGACGGATGCGGATGTCGAATTTTTCGTTGAGTGTCTGAAAAAGTACATGGAGGAGAACTGAAATGAATCGGTACTATGAAACGAACGTCAACGGCATGAATATTTACCTTGACTTGTTTGCACATTCGCTAGGAAATAATCTCTATGTTACACTCATTGAGATCGCGCCTAGCGTTGAATCAGACACATGGTTTAGCGGGAAAACCCTCTATGTGGGAGGGCTGGACGGCGCACCTTTTATCAGAGGGCTGGACGCGCTTGTGGCATTCTATCTCAACAAGGAGGTACAAGCAAAGAACAAAGAGTATATTGATAATGTACTGTATGAGATGCTATGTGCATTGACAAGAGGGGAGAACTAAAAATGAAAAAGATCACGATTAAGACATACACTTTTGAGGAACTGTCTGAGGACGTGCAGGAGCGTCTTATAAGAGAGTACAGACAGTATGATGACTATAGCTATGAACTGGAAGAGTACATGAAGTATAGACTTCATGAACTAACAGGATTGTCTTTTGACCTTGAATATTCTCTTTGTTACAGGCAAGGAGACGGATTGCGCTTTACGGGACAAATTGACGGGGAGGAGATCGACAAGCTGCCATTCGCCCACCTTGTAAAGGATACTAGGGTTACAATCATTAGTATCAATCCTGCATACTGTTGGCATACTTCCTACACGGTAGATATTGATATTGACGCTAGGGAGGACTGGGACTATCAGGAATATACCGATGATGAGTGGGATAACTTGCAGGAAGCAGTCGATGAGTGGTATAACGGCATTAGGGACACGCTGGAAGAAGAGGGATATAAGTATATAGAGGATATGGAGAGCTATGAGTATATCAGAGAGATACTGATAAACTGTGATGATATGTATATGGAAGATGGAAGAAGGATTTAAGATAAAGGAGGATAAAACCTCCTTTATTTTTTTTTGTAAAGGTATTGACTTAACCAATGCACTATGATATTATACTTATAGAGTTAAACATTAAGCCCTGTAGGGCAAGGAGGAATTACCATGAAGAAGATTTACAATGCAATCCGTTGTGCTTATGCAGTTAGCGTGGTTATCAATCGCGTTAGCATCAAGTTTAACAGGGAGGACACGGCGGATGATTTTACGCTGGGAGATCAGAGCTTTCCATATTGGAAGGTATCGGCACTTGCAAACGCTGCAAGCAATGTTCACATTGAAACGTCCTCCTTGCAGATCGACCTCTATAAGGAGGGGAAGAACTACAGCGAAAAGGTGATCGTCAATAGTGATGGAAGCGAATATGTATCCCTCTACGATGCGGAAAAGGAGGTAGGATATTTCAGAATGACGCGCAAGGGCATCACAGTGAGGAAAGACAAGCTGCCAAAAAATTCTTTTGTGGACTGGGTGGAAGAGTTCGGATTGAACTACTATGGCATTAAGTAATAGAGGAATAGGGAAGCATAAAAACTTCCCTATTTTTTTTCAAAAACCTATTGACACTAAACCCTGCATGATATATAATGTAAACAGATCACCTAGAAGAAAAGGAGAAAACATTATGAAATTCAACATGAACAAAGTCGCAGAGCTGCTGGATACAAACAAGTCCATTGAGATCAATTTTGAGCCTTGCGAGGAGAAGGGCGGGATGTACGTCTGTGAGGAAAGCACCTTCACGAAAGAGGAGATACTAGATAAGGCTGCAAAGGCACATATCTTCTCTATCGGGGATGTGAGCTTTACGAAAGAGGAAGGTATTCTTGTTGAGAATATAAGGGAGGGATACAAAAGATATATGTGTTTGTGGGACAAGAAAAACAATGATGGAGACTTCCATGTATGTAATCTCATGACAGGGAAAAAGAAGAGCATGACGAATCTGGATGAGGAGGATTTTAAGCACGTAGCACGATTCATGGAATAAAGAAGATACCGCCTGTAACAGGGCGGTGTTTTTTTTTATAAAAAAGTGTTGACATTATACCTAGTATATGTTATAGTAAAGACAGTTAAAGGAACTACCTACAAGGAGGAAAAAATCATGAATGAGCACAAGGTACGTAAATTTATTAGCAAGGCAGATACCGTAAAGACGGTAGGGCTGGACTTGAAAAGGGATGGGAATATCTTCTACATCAACGGCGGCACGAGCTTTATCAATACAACAGAAGCCGCTAAGATCATCGTAGCGTTGAAATTCTTTGACGCATTGATCGGGAAGAAAACCTACCATGCAATGCAGACGGATGATGAAGATGGGAGCACCTACATGGTGAGAGTAGGGAATGTAGGAATAAGCTACATTGAGAAGGGCTGGATAAGGGACTATAGCAAGGGGACTGAAAAGGAGATAAGCAAGGAAGAGTTCGATAGACTTGTTAAGAAGTACAACATCGACGTATTCTAAGTAATGAAGGCTGTCTGTAACAAGGCAGTCTTTTTATTTTTCCATTTTAAGCCCCTTAAAAACGCAAGGGGTATACTAGGGTATAGGCAAGGCACTAGGGACGATTCTAGGGGGTATTTCGTAGGCATACGGGGCTATTCTAAAAGGGGTGGATTCTATAGCGTAAGAATAGGGGTGGATTCTAAAGGAAGATCGTTCGGGAAAGGGGGTGTTTCAAAAGGGATTGAATTTTTGGCAAGACAGCAAGAGGGGAGGTAACGGCATATAACACATAGCACAAGGCATAGAGAGCAAGGCATAGAGAGCAAGGCAGGGGATAGGAGCTATAGGGAGAGTAGCACAAGGAGAGCAGATCAACGAGGGAAGCCGTCGGGGGAAAGAGAAAGGAAGATATAGAGAACCAATCAGGGGAGCAAGGAAGGAGAAGAAGCCCTAGGAGGAAACAGATACAGCAGAGATCACGGCGGGAAAGAAGGAAGGGGAAGAATAGATAGAAAAGAAACAAAGTAGAAAAGGCAGAGACTACGGCGGGGAAAGCATAAAGGAGAGAAGAAAGAGATCGCTAACAGTAGACAGTCGGCGGGGGAAAGAGAGAAGAAGGAAAGAAGATAGATCAAAAAGAGATAGAGAGAAAAAGGCAGTAAACCGTCGGGGGAGAAAACAAAAAGAGAGAAGAGTTAAAGCCTATAGCTATCAGTAGTAATAGATATAATAACATTAGGAGAATAAACCAATAGTATATAGAAATGGTACATAGAAGAATATAGATCAAATAATAGTAGAGTAGTATCAGAAAAACATGGTATAGAGGTTTTATCAGTAGCGAGAAAAAGAAAATGACAGTGTGGAAAATGATAAAGTGGCAAAAAAATGTGGCAAATTCTTGGCAAAAATTTGAACAAACAATAGTCATTCCCTAAAAAGGGCTAAAATAAGGGCAAAAGTGGGGAGCTGTCCCATATTTACATTAAACTATAATCAGTTAAATTCTTGAAAAAGCCATAATTACCATAAATGATATTTATGGATGAGCACCTATTTTTTAGGGTTTGTATCCCTATAGGGGGGGTTTTATCGGTTTTCATTTATGGTAGAGTGCTTTCAGCGGTTAAATGTAAACTTATAAAAGTTAAGAGTGGTATTTTGAGAAAATAGCAAAAGTGGGGATTCAGAAACATTCTGAACCCATACAGAACCCATCAACAATTTATAAACAATTATATAGAGCGGCTACAGACCCCACTAAGACCCCACTAACAATTATATAACAATTATATAATAGACCAATGCTTTAGAATTATCAGACTATTCTATCATTTTAGCTGGTAGTTATTGTCAGACTATTCTTATAGATAGAGTTATCAGAAAACTCGATCAGAGAGAATTGTATGACTATTCTTATTGTGAGATGATTCTACTGTTGTCAGACTATTATAGGGATCACAGAATTATCTGAAAATTTTTGAAACTCAGACTATCAGGGAATTTTCTGATTTTTCTTTATTTTTCCGCTATCGCTGCAAGTTGATACCTCACAGCTTGTCTAGGTACTAATAGGAGGATAGTTTTGAATAGTCAGTCTCTTTCGATCTGGTAGGAGGTGCAAAATAAACATGAGTTATGCTATGATAAAAAATGGAGACATTTTCCATTTCGTTCATTTTTCCTTTTGTAGCTCGATCAGTTACATTAAATAGAACGGCTGTTCCATTCTTTACTAATTGATCTTTTGCTATTTAGACGTTCTCCACTTTAATAAGCTAAAGTTAGTAGATAGAATTTTCAGAAAATTTATACCAATATAAAACCCCTCCGTAGAGGGGCTGAGAATGAGAATCAATTAAATGTGACGCTGTAGTTATCCCGACCTCTGAACATAGCCATCAATTCTGAATAGTCTATCCGTCCCTCCCCGTCAATATAGGTGATGTCCATTCCGTCATCTGTCTGAATATTCTTGAGATAGAAGAATCCGTCTTCTCCGCGCTTGTAGGTGATGCGCTTGCGTCCCTTAATGTCGGGCGCGTCAATCGTGATCGTCTTAATGTCCTGCATGGTAATTCCTCCTTGCCTCGTCTGAGGCTGTCTCTGTTGATTGGCTACGCATAGTATAGCACAAGTCCCTAGGACAATGCAAGGGATTTTTCTATGATTTTTCCTCCTTTTATAGTATAATTTTCCCTTCTTTTTTTGTCGCTATCGCTGAAAGCCGAAAGCCCTACAGCCACAAGGGATCCCAGGCTTTTGAGTGCAAGAATTGAACATTTTCCTTCATTATATAAGGAATTTCGGAAAAGGACATAGTGACCTGCACGGATTGACGCGCAGCAGCATGCCTCCCGCCGGAAAAATGTCGAAAGTGTATCGCCGAAATCCCGAAAGCCCTAGAGCCACAAGGGATAGCGAGATCAAAAAAAAATCAAAAAAGGTATTGACATTATAGCAGGAAAGGTGTAGTATATAGACAGTCAAGGGACGCAAGCCCCGCGACTTGCAAGGTGCAACGCCTTGTTGCAAGACCTAGAGCCTTGCCATTGTCATAGCGCGTGGAGGCAGCGGGCAATGTCTCCAACGATAGGGACTCGCGTCAAGTCCTACCCCGTCGGGGTTGTCCTCTGAAAATTAAATACTGATTAAATGTTTCACGTGGAACATAGAAGGAGAAGATTGAAATGAAAGTACAGGTCACACAGAGAGCAATCCGCGAAAGCGCGGCACATCTCATCTCGTTGCCGTATTGCGCAATGCAGGAGATTGAGCGACTTTGTCGCATTCAGCCCTACGCCTATAGCGCGGGTGTGTACGGCTGGAACTGTGACTATTACAGTTTCGACCAGATCGACGGTGCTCCCTATGGCGTGGTTATCTCATGCGGATACCGCCCGCATGGTGCATCGTATCCGACGAAGCGTCTTAATGAGTACGTCGAGATCATGCGTGAGGCGTGCAAGAGCGTAGACGAGTGCCGCAAGGTGCTTGTCGCAATGCTCTATGACATGACAGGCGATAATGGACTGACAGTGCATCATTCCGCGATTGCGCGCGGGTATGTGTCCCGCAAGGGGACGGGATACCGCGAGGCGTACCGTGGACGTTTCGGCATCGGCGTCAAGGTGCATCACCCCAGCCGCGGAATGACCAGTCATCACCGCATCACCTACTACACGCTCTGAGAGCGTCTGAGAGCGTCTGTGACGGGTTTTATGCAGCGGTAGGTAGTGATATACCTACCGCATGAAAGGAAGGGCTTAAAATGAAGAATGTTAAATTTACACTTGACTCGCCATTTGGCGCGGCGGCATCGATTGAGTTCGTCAACGACAATGGCGGGGAACTCTATGAGGCGGGCGCGTTCGGATTCTACTCAGAGGACGGCGGTTTTATCGCCTACGCCGATATTGACGCGGTGGTACAGTCCTTCACCGGTAAGGTGTTCGTAATGGACGAAGATGGGCGAACGCTTGCACGATTGCACTGTAAGCCCGACAAAATCCTTGTTGAGATTTAATCTCAAAAGAGAGGACGGAGAAAATCCGTTCTCTTTTTTGTTCCCTATTATTGTCTGAATATTCCCATATCGGCACAATCCCCGAGACAGCAAATTGTCTGACATATTGAACATTTTCGTTTTCGTTCATCTACGAATGCAGAAGCTCTTGCGTCAATCATGAACGCAACGCAGATCGTCTCCAAACATGAAGAGGGAGGGGGTAGGATTCAAGTTTGCGGCGCTGGTGGGGTATCTCTAGGCTCTCTATAATTTTTTGAAAATTTAAGATTGACTTTTCCTTGTATAGACCAATCAACTTTGGTTGGTCTATAATTTTTTGAAATTTTAAAAAGAACTTTTGATTGTATATACCTAAATGGCTCTCTATAATTTTTTCATTTTTAGAAAAAAGTTTTTACTGTCAATACTAAACAGAATCACACTCACTCTAATTTTTTGAATTTTTAAAAAATACTTTTGGCTGTATGTAATAAAAAAGAGACTGCTTTAGTCTCTTTCTTCTCCTGTGTATTCTGTTCTTAGTTTATTCATTAGTTCATCTTTATATCTTTTTGCTTCTTCTTTTGATCTATATATATTACCTGTGTAATAGTGTTCTAGATCTATTAGTGAATCATTCCATTCTTTTCTGTTTATTCCCCCCGAAAAGTTTCCGTCTGGGGCGATGAAAAAGTATTCTTGCCCGTTTTTAGGCTTGAACTTTTTCTTCTTCATTGTATATGTTCCGTTGAGTACATTTAGTAGTATGTGACTGTCAGGGAAGCCTATTTCATCAAAGCAGTATTGTCCCTTTAGTGTGTTTGTTTCATCATATACTTCAAAATATTCATTGAGTTCTACTCCTAGCATTTCTGCTGTTTGTTTTATATACATCCTATTCCTCCTTCTATATTAAAAAGAGAGGACATTCCTGCCCCCTCCATGAATACTTGTTAAACGCCACCAGTGATTGCTACACTCGCTCCGCTGATTGAGCTGCCATCCCAGTTGCCACTTACTGCTTCTAGTGCGACTTCTGTGCCTGTGCTTACGCCGTCCCAAAGTGTTACTTTGATTGGTGCGCTTGCTGTTGCCGTTGTTGCACTATGAGTACCATCAAGACTTACGCCGCTATTATCTTCGATCTTCTTGATCTGCCATGCTACCGCCGTGTCAATGGATCCTGTCTCAACTTGTAGTGTGTTGGAACCAATAGTTAGTACGATTGGGTTAGATACACTAGCTGTCTTAACAGAACTTGCAGGAGGTGTAGTGCCAGCCGTTAGCTTCGCTACTTCCTTGATGTACTCTGCCTTGATGTTTCTCGCGCATTGCATTAGTGTGTTGCGTACAATACTCTCAAATAGCTCTGGCTTGCTGTTGATGTCAAAGACACCAGTCTCACGCTCAAGTTCAATAAGTACATTGAGACGTAGATTGCGATAGCCATACTCAATTTCTGAAACACGAACACCTACGTTAGACTTGATTGGGAAGTATAACTTTAAGTCCTCTGCCTGTCTCTCATTGAGCTTCTTGCGCTCTTTCTTGAGTATCTCCTTTAGTGTCGCTACGTCATATCCTTCAATCTGTAGCTTGCTCACTAATGTTGATAGCGCTAAAAGATCTTCTTCCATTAGCATATAATTATCTCCACCTTTCCATGAATATTATATTACTATTATAACATGGATAGAGATAAATGTCAATATTTGGTGTAAAGATCTATCAATAGACTATCTTTTTATCATATCTTCCATGTGTAGGGATATTCTTTTTTGTATTGCTTGATTTCACTTAGTTTCTTGCGCCGAATGTATCTGTTGGCTTGGTTTTTCCAATATTTCGATTGGAAATAGTATCTCTTGGGAACACCATTTTTATACCATATTGGTACTTCTATATACCTATGTTGACAGGCTTTATGAAACAGAAGTTTGTTTTTCCTCTTTTGTATCAACAGCCTTTGTCTTTTGTTCATCGGATGCTTCATACGCTAACCACCCATAAAATTCCATATCGTCTACGTATCCAAGCGAGCGAAGATAATTCACCTTTTCTTCAAATCTCTCCTCATCCACTGACATATCAGTAATCCCTAATGATACTATCTTTGTTTTCCCGCAGCTACATACATAGTAGCCAAATGCTGTTATTTTATAATAGTTCGCTCCATATTTGTTTTCAATCACAGCGCGGTATAACAGCTTTTTTAGCTTATATTTGTGACCTGTTAGCCAGTGAAAATTCATTTCTTCTCCTTATATTTACTACATTCTTTGCTGAAATCACATACAGCATAGTAAAAATCTTGTGTTTTCTTCGCCCTGTTGAATAAATCTCCATCCCTGTTTCTGTCACAGTCCATGTTTGAACAGCTTCCTGCACAGAAAGCTATATCGCTACTCCACGACTTTATTGTATAATCTCTCATGTTTACCTCATCATATAACTCATTGTGGGCTTTCTAAACCCCCCAACTGGACTCTTCTTCTTTGCCTTAGTCGGCTTTACTGGTGTGGTAAACCAAGCAAGAAGCAACGCAAGGAACACAACAGATGGCGGGTTCGCGGTATAGAGAGCAAATACAGCCCCAACAAAGAAGCTGAGTATGCAGAGAATGTACCTCTTTCCCTTAAAAAGATATGTCGATGCAAAAACAAAAATTACTGATAAGATCATGTATGCCATTTCTATTACCTCTCTTTCTATGTCTATATATTAACATACAAAAATAGAGATGTCAATACGTCTATAAATTAAAATTTAATTAGATTTACTTACCGTACTTACGATAGCAGATCGGACGGACAGTATACTATTTCCTCTTGCGTCATAAAATGTTACAAATCCGTTGTCAAGTTCATATCCACCCGCTTCTACATTTACTGTGCGTAATTCACCATACTCATCTTCAAATGTCACTTTATATTTATTCATAATTAACCTCCATAATTCTCCGCAAGTTGACTAAACTTTCCTCTGTAGTTTTTTGTTAAGTAGCACTTGTTGCCTATCTTGCTGTTTGCTAGATAGTCTCCATATCTTACAAAGTCGTCATTTCGACCTTTATTGTCTTTTTGCTTGACATCACCAATCATTACTACATGACACGAATCATGACATCTAGTAAATACTAATCTTAGTGTTTCTTCGTCGCAACTCTCCGCTTCGTCTACTATTACCCCCGCATTTTCAAAGTTTACTCCTCTGAGTGTTGAATCTGTTGTTAAATAGACAAGGTTTTGTTGTCTCATTCTTCCAACTGTTTCTGGAAAATAACCAAGAGTGAGCATTGCGTCATAAAATGGTGTCCATAAAGATTCTGTTTTCTCTTCTATTGTGCCAGGAAGAAAACCATGTTCTAATGCTCTTTCTGACACCTTTTGGATATAGATGATTTTATTTATCTCACCATTTGCAAGCATATCAACCATAGCCGCCACAGAAACATGGCTTTTCCCTGTTCCTGCATTTGCTTCACAGAATGTAAATATATTCTCTTTGATGGAATGAAAGAATAGTTTTTGTTCCTCAGACATTTTATTGTAGAATCTGTCTCTATCCTTACTGTTTTTTAGGTTTATTTCCTTATCATTGTCAAATCTCATCTTAAAAACCAATCCTTTTCAAGATTATATTTCGTTAGAAGAAGTGTCTTAGCCATTTCTTCTTGGCTCTGGTGCAGTAAAAGATCTTCAAAAGATTCAGTGTCTCCTTCATTGTATGACTTTGGTAAATATTCTATTTTTAAATGTAAAAGTTCATGAATAAGCGTGAGTTCTGCTGAAAACTCAACAACACCTTCTTCTGTTGTCGTGTTTGAAATAACTATCTTTGCTTCCTTGTTCTCTACTGAGAATTGGCAATGCCCATCAATAGGCTCACCGCTTTCTTTCGCAAGTTGTTTATCCACAAGTTCATACTTTATAAACCAGTTCTCCAAAAATAGTCTTTTTTGCCACCACTTAGCACAATCTTTTAGTTCTCTTATACTCTTAAATTGTTTAATTGGTTCGATAACCTTGCTTGATCGCATTATATAAATCAACATCCTTCCACATTGTTATAGATCTATTCTCCCCACTCAGTTCTGCAATGTAGCAACCGATTGGAAGTGGTCGGTATCCTGCAAATTTTGCGTAGGACGGGAGAGCAAGAGCCGATCCGTTGTCTACCTCATAAATTAGTTTAAGTGATGTCTTTTTTGCAAACTTGTTGTGCTCCATCACTAGCTTTTGGCGAACATCAAGTTCGTGCGTGTGTTCCATAATAAGAATATCCATGTTCATATGCTCGTAGTAGTTCTTTGTCTTTCTGTGTTGGTGAACTATACCATACATATAACACACCTTGTTTACATTGATGTAACCAATTCCAATCTCGCCAGTATATAAATGCGGAATACCTAGGAGTGTTGCAACCATCTGCGGAATTGAAATAAAGCAGTCATTATAAGAGCGTCTTTCATGATTTCCACCACCAACCACAGCAATAATCCTATTTGCATCTACAAGAGGCTTCACATATTCAACTAGAAGATTGATCTGTTCTTGTCCACTTGCATATTCTTCAAGTGTACTTCCCTTAGATGTCTTTGTTGTGTTATTTATAGCATCTCCACCGAGAACTACATACATATTTTTAACAGATAAAATAAATTTAACTGTATTATTGATATAGTCTCTATCACCAGATCCTACATGAAGATCTGAAAGCGTTACGACAAAAATTTTGTCTGCTTTTGCCCTAAACGAAAATACATTATCCTCTAGTTTTGAAGATAATACTTTTTCATGATTGAACATTATTCACATCCATAACTAGATAGATCATCAAACATCTCACCGTTCTTTGAGATATATTCTTTAATCATTCGCCTAATCACCATCGAGTAGTTTACACCACGTTCCTTAGTAATCTCAACAAGCTGTTCGTGCATTTTCTTAGGAACCCTGATATTTATATTTGTATTTTGTAATTTCATTTCTTCCCTCACTTAAAATTCCCATATAATCTCGTTATCTCTAATTCGAGTATCATAAAATACTTTTCCGTCTTTATCCAGTCCAATAAGTACATTGTTTCTTTGATTGTTGCTACACTGTACGATATTTTCATTTATTCGTATCTTTAACTTTTTTTCAGAAAACTTAATTGTTCCTAGATATTTCTCACGCACAACACGCCAAACTTCTTTTTCAGTGTTTTCGTACATTTCTTCATCGTGCTGTACGCCAATCAAATCATTTTCATGCCTTAGTTTTACAAGAATAACTGTAATATAACCATTTTCAACTAGCTTGTGTAACGCACATTCTACTCTCTTAGTCTCCATGCCAAGCATTTTTGATATTGTTGAAGTATCTGTTATAATCGCATTATTATCGTCTGCATAAGCGATAAGCAAGAACCAAATTCTCGCAGCAGACGGCATAAGTCTGTATAACTCGCCAATATCAGAAAGCGCTGTCTTGTTCAAAGTAATTGTTCCTTGAACATTTTTACTTCCTGTGTGTTTTTGTATCATATCTTCCTCCAAGACCACATATAATTCTATATTAGAGTATAGCACAAATTATGACTAATGTCAATATAATTTTCAGAAAATTATTTGTGTGTATTTAAATTTTCTGCTTTCATTTGTACTTCCTTTAATTTAAGGTATATATGTCTAATAACATCCTTATCAGATTTTTTTCTTGTTCCATTTGCAAGCTCATCTAGCATTTTATATACAAAAGTATGATCTGAAAGGTCATTGATTCCTTTTAGTATATGTCTAACAACTAATTCCATATATGTTTTATCAAGATCTGTATTTTCATTAACTATTCGGAATAGTTCCTTTCTATATTCCTCTTTAAGACTTCTCTGTGCTCTCATTTCTTTTGCTCCCTTTACTCGTACTCTACCAATCTCATGTGCAACATAGTCTGATGCAATAGATAATGATGGATCTTTCCTTTTTAAGTCCCGAAGGAGCTTTCTTGCCTGTCTATGATCTATGTTATCTGACTGTTCATATATCATTTTGCTAACCATTATAATGTTTTGCTTTTCAGTTGCACTATATTTCTTGAGTGGTCTAACCATTACCTGCTGTAGTACATCCTTAAACTCCTGCTCCATACACATTCCTCCTATTGACATTACTTTTATTTTGTGATATATTACTCAAATAAACAACATAGTTTGTTGTTCATTTTTATGTATTATACGGCAGAAAAATAGATTTGTCAATACCTATCAGTAATTTTTAATTAAATTTTAATCTAAAAACTGTTGACAAGCGGTTTTTTCTGTGATATAATGCGTATACAAACTAAATATTGGGGCTTACCTAGCAAGGCTATGTTCGCTAATGGGTCTAGTGATATAGTAAGATAAAATCTAAACTGGAGGGTAAGACATACGGACACGCGGTCTATCCCAGCCGCGACACTTAAAATGGGGACTTCCTCTGGCGTACAGAGGACATATTATGTCAAATAATATGCTGCGGTAACGGCTATAATCGGTTAGGTTGGGAGCAGGCTACTTCGGTAGGGTGGTCGGCTTACTAGCGTGAGGACTGCTTAAACGCATATAGTAAGTCTAGCACTGTAGAAACAGTGTCCGACGGTATACTCAAACTCAGTGAAATTTTATCATTGGTTATATATCAGTCAAACCATCTATGAGACTCAACAAGAACTAATTATGATGTTACATTTAAGCCTTTATGGTTTATTTCGTATACTCATTTTTAGTGTCTTGTTGCGTCTCTAGGTGGTGTACTATACCTTCAAGTAGCCTAAATCTAGTGAAATTCCATCGAGGGTTTACCTAAAGAGTTAAGTTACACAGAGAAAAAAAATACAGAAGAGATAAAGAAAAAAGATAGACACATAACGAAGTTAAAGTGTCCTTTATGAGTTGAAGTACAAAGTACGTAAACGAAGAAAGAGAAATAGATATGGATATATATGTATATGGGTTTAAGGCAAAGTACGCATATTATAGAATAGACAGTAAGTTTAATGTGATACAAAAAGTAATTGGATATAAAGAGATATTAGATACAGATGAAAAAGCAGAGATGTATGCGATAATGCGTTCTATATCTGAGAACTTTGACAAATGTAAACTAATGAGGTTTATTCATCGAGGAAATAGATTAAGAAGCCTTATAAAAGGAAAAGTAAGACCAAAGAATAGCTTTGAAGATGTTTTCATATCTTTCGTCAAATCATACAAAGATTCCCTTATTATTCATTTTAGTAACGCATATAATTATGAAGATAAAGAAGAATATGTAAAAGTAAAGAATGAGATAGAAAAAGATGTTGTGAAATATATTCCAATATCCCGAGGAGATACTTTATAATATGAGAACTAAACTACAAGACAAAACAAGACAGAATGTGTGGATGAAATATGGTAAGAGGTGTGCATACTGTGGAAAACTCATAGAAGATAGAAAGAATTTAATAGTAGACCACATCTTAGCAGTACGTAAAGGTGGCACTGATGATGAAAGCAACTTAAATCCTTCTTGTCATGATTGCAATTTGTATAAAGATACATATAGTCTGGAAGATTTTAGAGAACAACTTTCTCTTATGACTGATCGTCTCGCTAAAAGAGATATAGTATATAGACTGTCTGAGGAATATGGAATAATAGAGAGAAAGAAGAGAAAGAAGATTAAATTCTTTTTTGAAACAGATTACTTAAAGGTATACCTAGGCAACTACAAGAATATTTGTTCTTATGCAGTTGTTAAGAATGGAGAAATTATTCATCAAGAACCTTTTTCTAAAAATACAACAATGAATACTTTGGAGTTATCTTTAATGTGTGCTGTTTATACTTTTGCATATAGTCAAAATATGAATGTATCACCGATAAAGAATGTTGATGTGTTCTACTTGGATGATTATATTGTTGAAGCGATAAATGGAAGGAGTAATCTTGTAAGTGAAATAGAATATAGAAAATTCATTAAGACTTGCAAGAAAAATGGAATCAATCTAAGATTTATAAAAGCAGATTGTGAAAGAGATATTTCTATAGTAAAGGGGTCAAAGAAAATGGCAGAGAACTTTTATAATGAGGAAAATATGAAACATCTTGATAAGTCCATCGAACAACTTAACATTGGACTTGGTGTTGAAATGGATGAAAAAGAACTTGAAAACTTTTTAAAAATACCTATTGACAAGGACGCTTCTCAGTGATATAATAAGCACTGTAACGGGGCTGAAAGGGTTTCGACAGAGGAAAACTACATATAAACTCACGTCTGGGGCGTACCAGTAAAACAGCAAACAAAAGAACTGACGAAAACGAAGTTTATAGCCTAGCGGCTTAAAAGTAACTGCTAATAACTTTTCTAGTTGGTTATGTTGTTGGTGGTTTAATAAAACCAACTATGTCATTGGACTGGCAGACCTAATCTGCCAAAACCTTTTTATAAGCGTGTGTAAGGTTTATATGAAAGTAGTCTTTGGACACGGCTTCGATGCCGTCGGCTCCACCATATACGCCCATAGCTCAGATGGATCAGAGCAAGAGCCTTCTAAGCTCTAGGTCGGGAGTTCGAGCCTCCCTGGGCGTACCATTTAGAACTAAAGGAGAAGAAAAATGATTCTCGTTAAATCTTATTACAAAGAAGTAGACAATGAACTTGTAAAAAAGCTGGAAACTCTGTGTAGTAATGTAGAAAAGCATGGAAATATCATTCTATGTGAAGTACATACAGAGACAGATGCAATCTTACTGTCAACTGGATTATATAATAAGTATGATGCAGAAAAGGTTGTAATCTATCGCACAGAGTATAAGCAAGAAATTCCAAAAGAAAGACTTGACTTTGGAATTTAGATATGATATACTGTCGGCGTGGTGGAATTGGCAGACACGGTGGATTCAAAATCCACTCTAGTTAAGTAGGTGCAGGTTCAAGTCCTGTTGCCGACACGGCAGGATAAACTAATGGTAGGTTGACAGCCTCATAAGCTGGATAGTAGTGGTTCAAGTCCACTTCCTGCAACCATGTGCCAATAACTCAACTGGAAGAGTAACTGACTTTTAATCAGTAAGTTGCAAGTTCAAGTCTTGCTTGGCACACCATACTTGTGACGTGGCAGAGTGGTCTATTGCAGAAGTTTGCTAAACTTCCGACGTGAAAGCGTCCGTTGGTTCAAATCCAACCGTCACAGCCATATGATAATATTCCTCTGAAACATTTAATAGGTTTACAAGTTTGTGGACTTGCAGCAGAATATAATTGTCTACCAGAGGATGTATAAATAAAAGACGGGAACAGCAACTATTTATAAGGTATTTATGAGTAACCGTCTTGAGCAGTTAGGCATATACAGCAATAGGTTAATTTGGTGTCTAGGAGGAATAAAACATGGATTTTATGAAGATGATTGAGAATGACGAAAAGGTATACACAGAGAATGGTGCTACTGGATTTAAAACAACTGGAAGCAAGGTGGTCGATCTAAATTTCCGTATTCCGTCATTTCGCGATGAGATTGACAAAGAGCTTTTTGATAAGGCAATCAAGGAAGATGCTAAACTTACAATGAAGTGGCTTCTATATCTTCGCGATGTTCGTGAAGGTGTTGGTGAGCGTAAGTCATTTAGGGATTTCTTTGTATATCTCTGTGATAAACACATTGATCTTGCGAATAAGATGATTAAGTACGTAGACCTTGCAGAATATGGTCGGTGGGATGATATTGTTGATATTGCATATCGAGTACAGAACGTATATATCAAGAATCGTCTTGTAGGAAACATTATTGGACGGCTTGATGAAGATCTGGTAAGTATGGAGCATGAAAAAAATGTTTCACTTTTAGCAAAATGGCTACCTAGCCCAAACACATCATCCAAAAAGACAAAGGCGAAAGCTAGGTTCATCTGTAAAGAAATGAATGTGCCAGAAAAGCAATATCGTAAGATGCTTTCAAAGCTACGGGAATATATTGATATTGTGGAACGTAAGATGTCTGCAAATGAGTGGGGAGATATTGATTATTCAACAGTTCCGTCAAAGGCTAATGTGAATTATCGTAATGCGTTTGAGAAACATGACGGGGAACGCAGAGCGAGTTATCTTGAATCGCTAAAGAATGGCGAGACAAAGATCAATGCAAATGCTATGTTCCTTCATGATATTGTTCATGCGTATTCAATGCTTGGTTCGTGGAACAACAGACATAAAGAATATGATGAAACACTTGAACAGCTTTGGAAAGCACAAGATAAATGTGATGGGTTCAGCAATACCGTAGTAGTTCGCGATGGAAGCGGGTCTATGACTATTCCAGTTGGAGAATCAGATCTTACCGCACTTGAAGTTGCAGATGCAATTACTCTTTATTGTGCAGAGAATAATGAAGGAGCGTTCAAAGACAAGTTCATCACGTTTAGCTCACACGCTAAGTTGATTGATGTATCACATCTCGACAATCTCCATGATAAGCTCAAATATCTTGCAAAACATGATGATGTTTCAAGTACGAATATTGAGAGTGTTTTTAATCTTATTCTTGACACCGCAGTAAAGAATGGCGTATCACAAGAAGATATGCCAAAGACGGTGCTTATCGTGAGTGATATGGAGTTCAATATGGCGCAAGGATATTACAATGCAAATGGCAATAAAGCGTTGTTTGAAACCATAGCGGAAAAATACAAGAATATGGGGTATAAACTTCCAAAGTTAGTTTTCTGGAACGTAAATTCTAGGACAAACACAGTACCTCTCACACAGAATGAAAATGGTGTAATTCTCATCAGTGGATTCAGCAAGAATCTCATGGATATGGTGATGTCAAGTGAATTAGATCCGTACAAGGCTCTTGTAAAACAGCTTAACACCAAGCGGTATGAAGTTGTTGAAGATGTGTTTGATGATCTGAAAAATTCCACACCATTTTCCTAAAAAAATAACTTGACAACATCAAAAAAGTGTGGTAAGATATATACATAAAGACGCAAACAGCAAAACCTATTAAAATCTTTGACTTGAAATCAAATCTAACACTATAAGTGTTCTTTAGCGTCTTGCAAGTAGGCACAAACAGCAAACCTTTTTATAAAACATATAACTGATTAAATATGCGTAAGTAGGCTGTGCCTAGATGATTAAAGCCAAAAGCGCAAACGGCGCAAACAGCAGGAGGAAGCGGATGCTTGACAACTCAACGCAGAATGTCAGAATGGCTTCAACTTATGGGCGATGGATGGGGCTACATAAGAAATATTAAAGACACAAACAGCAAATGTTTAAAATATCTGGCTCATAGCGATTTATTCATAAGTGTCTTGAGAAGTTGCTCCTTTAGTATAATGGTCAGTACAATAGTTTTGTAAACTATGAATATCTGTTCAATTCGGATAGGGAGCACCATGCTACGATAGCTCAGTTGGTAGAGCGGAAGTTTGAAGAACTTCGCGTCAGTGGTTCGATTCCATTTCGTAGCACCATATTCCCTTGTAGTTCAGTTGGCAGAACGACTGACTGTTAATCAGTATGTCGCACGTTCGAGCCGTGCCAAGGGAGCCATGCACCCATAGTTCAATGGTTAGAGCATCTGGCTTATATCCAGCTAATTGGGGTTCGAGTCCCTGTGGGTGTACCATGCGGATTTAGTTTAACAGGAGAACATACAACAGAACCAGTTGTAAGGTTTTGGTGCAAATCCAAAAATCCTGCTACAAAGCAAGCAAGTATTTAATATAAGTGTGGCATGGGAATCTGTATGACGATACAGACAAGGTTGAAACCATGTAGGCTACAAGGTGGACTGGGATTGTAGTAAATTTAGTGGGGAGCAACAAGTACAGGCGTTGTTGCAAAGGCTACTGTGTGTGGAAAGCGCGTTGGGTATGTAGCCGTTATAGAAACGAGTTGTACGGAGTATTTCTACCACACTGATGATGTGGTTCTTTGGCAGACGTGCGTGTTTGTTGGGCGAAGATGTGTTCGCGTTCACATGCCTGACACTCATGGGTAGATTAAGGTGAAAGTCTTATGAAACCCTAGATCATTTTGATTGTCTCCTTTCCGCATAAGGCTCACCAGAAATGGTGGGCTTTTTGTGTTTTCTATTGACTTTACAGTTTAACTATGGTATAATTAAATAGAATATTCATAGAAAGGGGAATACATATATGGAAAAAGACACAAAAGAAATAGTAAATGACAAAATTTTTGAAGAAGTATTTGGTAGTGATATGACAGAAAAGGAAAAAAATTTCCTTCTTCTATATCTTGAATCCTATAATGCGGCGCAGAGCTATCGTAAGGCGTATAATATGGATAATTTAGTAACATCAAAAGTCAAGGCTTGTGAATTACTACAAAAACCACATATACGCGCAGCGGTAAAAAGAGCAAGAAAGATAATGTCGGTAGGATTCGATATAGATCCAACACAGTACATAGAATTTCTACTAAAGGCTGCAAATGCAAATATAGGAGATTATGTTAGAGTAGAAGAAGAAGAAAAACCTGTTCTTGATAAAGAAGGAAATCCAGTCCTAAACATGGACACAGGAGAGCCAGTAACAAACAAGAGAAGCAGAGTTTTCTTGAATAACAGCAAAGAACTGGACATGTCACTTGTTAGTAGTATCAAACAAGGTAAAGATGGAGTTACAATACAACTCATAGATAAACTATCTTGTTGGGATAAAATCAAAGACTTTATGGAGTGGCAGATGGAAAAAGAAAATAAAGCAAAAGAAGATAGTGAAATACTACAAGCAATCACAGGAAGAGTAGAAGATACATGGAAAAATGATAATATATATAGTGATTTAGAGGAAGCGTTGAAGGAAGATGGCTAACAGTAAAAAGTTAAAGCTAACAACATTTAAGTTTAAGCCGTTCTCTGAAAAACAGATGAAAGTGCTTAATTGGTGGACAGAAAAATCACCAGTGAATGATTCGTTTATGCTTGTTGCTGACGGCGCGATTCGCTCGGGAAAGACAGTAAGCATGGCACTATCTTTTGTTTTGTTTATGATGAACACGTTTAATCAACAAAATGCTGCAATGTGTGGTAAATCAGTAGGATCGTTTAGACGGAACGTGCTTATGACATTGAAACAGATGCTTATGGCATTAGATTATGAGGTTATTGAGCACAGATCAGAAAATTATATAGAGATAATTAAGGGTGATGTAGTAAATTACTTCTTTATCTTTGGTGGCAAGGATGAATCATCACAGGATCTCATTCAGGGTAGGTTATGCCGTGTATAGTGGAAACACTATATATAATAAAGGAGCAAAATCGGTAGATGCTTGACAAAACCCTCTGTATATTATATAATATAACCAATGATAATGATTGGGGGATAACTATATGGAGGATTTAACAAATAGGGAATTTAATTATTTGACTGTTATTTGCTTTAGTCATAAGCAAAAACAAGGGCTTTGCACACAATATTATTGGAAATGTAAGTGTGTGTGCGGAAAGGAAATTTTAGTAACACGAAACTCTCTTATGCGTGGAAGAAAGTCATGTGGGTGTATGTCAAATATATCTCATGTTGGCAGTTCTTATCATGGAGGTGTTGCCACTCATGGGGAGAGTAGAACTAGATTATATAAGATATTTCACAAAATGAAAGAGCGTTGTTACTATGATAAAAGTAGTAAATATTATCAAGATGGAATTATTGTGTGTGATGAGTGGAAAAATTCTTATGAGGCGTTTAGAGAATGGGCATTGTCTCATGGTTATAATGATAAATTAACACTCGATAGAATTGATAATACAAAAAATTATTGCCCAGAAAATTGCAGATGGGCTACAAAGAAAGAACAGCAAAACAACAAAAGAAATAATATACGATTAACATTTAAAGGAGAAGAATTAACGCTGTCTCAATGGGCAGATAGATTAGGGTGGAGTTATTCTTCTTTAGCAAATAGATATAAGAGAGGTTGGAGTGTTGAGCGTATGTTGACGGAAATTCCCAAAAATATAAAAAGTTAATACCGAGGTAAGCTATTGAATTAAAAAGCAATAGTCACCGTAACGCATAGAGACTGAAACTGCATAGCAGAATATAATGTCTCCACGAGTGCTTCTCGCCTAAGTCAGAAACGATATGGCGAAAATATATGCTGATCTCATGGGAAGTCGTTACCATGAGAAGCAAAGGATAAAAAGCCTTTGTGATAACAAAATGATGACACTTGCAGGTCTTTTACTAGACGAAGCAGTTCTAATGCCAGAGTCTTTTTACAATCAAGCAGTATCTCGTTTGTCTGTTGAGGGTGCAAAGTTGTTTATAAATTGCAATCCATCTTCTCCACACCATTGGTTTTATAAGAATGTATTAAAGAAACTAAGAGAGAAAGATGGATTATACGTTCATTTTAATATGGAAGATAATTTATCATTACCACAAGATGTTCTTGATAGATATAAGAAAAATTTTAGCGGTGTTTTTGCAAAACGCTATGTTGAGGGTAAACACATTTGCTCTCCTTATATAGAAATATGTTTGTAAATTAACTGGGTTAAAATTGGAAATCTAAGGCAATATGCTATGATAATCAATTACCAAGCACAGAAGTAATTTTGTGAAGGTTTAGAGACTAGGTTAGTAGTCCATTTATGGATAAAAGCCCACGAAATCCAGTACCTAAGTCAGAAATGATATGGTAAAGAGATAGTCCAACCCTAGGTGAAAGCCTAGTCACAGGATAAAGAGCCTGTGTATTAAAGATAAGAAATGGGTAGTTGCTGATGGCTTGATATATGATATGTTCAACAAAAAAGAACACGTAATAAAGCAATCAGATATTCCGTATGAAGATATAATAGATTGGTGTATAAGCTGTGATATAGGAACAGCAAACCCAACAGCGTTTCTTCTTATTGGAAAAACAGTAGATAATACACTTTATGTATGTAAAGAATATTATTTTGACGGGCGAGCTGCCGTGAAAGAAGAAGATGGAAACCCAGAAGCACAAAAAACAGACCTAGACTATGTAAATGATCTAAGAGATTTTATAAATGAAGAAACAGAACTAACACAAAGAACCTATAGACAGATTGTTGTTGTAGTTGACCCTTCTGCAAGCAGCTTTAAGCTACAAGCCAGGAGATTTCATATGAAAACGAAGAACGCTATAAATGATGTATTAACTGGAATAAGAACAGTATCTACATACATTGGACAAAATAAATTATTCATTTGTGAAAGTTGTGAAAATCTTATTAGAGAACTACAGACGTATGTCTGGGACGAAAAAGCACAAATTAGAGGTGTTGATGCGCCAAAGAAAGTTGACGATCACGCAGCCGATGCACTTAGGTATGGCGTTATGCACCTACAGCCAAAGTCAAAGATTGGTGATGCAACAAGAATTGTAGGATTCTAATAGAAAGGAGGACGATATATTGTCACAAATAGGAGTAAAGAGAACAGTCATGGAAAATGGTGGTTCAGTAAATACGTATCTTGAGACAGAGGAACAGTGTAGTGAGTTAATAAAGCAACTTGCATCTCTTGCAAAGTATGATGGACACCTTATAGGAAAGTATGAACTTCTTGACAACTCATATAGGGCTTCTGGTGGATTTGAGACAGGTGACTATTTAATTCCACATCCAAGTGAGAAAGCAGAAAAATATGTAAGACGCAAAAACATGAGTTATTTCATCAACTACGTAAAACCAGTTGTAGATGCTCATGTTAATCCAATATTCAAGACAGAACCAATGCGTGAAGGAATGTCCTCAACATTTTCTCTGTTTGAAAATGACGTTGACGGAAAAAAGACAACATTAACAAGATTTATGAAAAAAGCGGCTATTAGGGCAAAGCTACATGGAGTAGAGTTTATTGTTGTTGACATGGAACAAGTAGAAGAAGATAGGATTTTAACAGAGAAGGATGTTGTAGATCAGAGACTATATCCGTATTTATACCTAGTAAGTCCGTCACAAGTTACAAACTGGTACACGGATAAACTTGGTAGACTTGTAAGCATTACATATACTATTGATAACTATGTTATTGATAAAAAGGGAAATGCAGTAAACAAACCAGAAACTTGGACGTGGACAACAACAGTATGTAAAAAGACTGTAGATGGGGATACACAGACATTTCAAAACCCTGTGGGGATCATTCCAATCATACCTTTATATGGGGCGATAAATGACAGCAACAACTTAATTCCTCAGTCGGATCTGTACGCAATAGCAAGAACTAATCATGCTTTATATAATGCTTGCTCAGAGCTAAGAGAGAGAAATAGAGCACAGGCATTTTCACTTCTTACTTATCCAATAGCTGATGATGATGATTATGAAAATGGTGATGAACCACTAAGATATGGAACCGCAGATATGATTCTATATCGTGGTGGAACGGGAGAAAAGCCAGAGTTTATCACACCACCTTCTGATTCAAGTGATATTATTATGAATGAGATAAATTTCTGTATTAAAGAAATTTATAGAATGGCTAGTTTGCAAATGCTTACTGGCGTAAATCAGTATAACGTGTCGGCTGCTGCAAAAACTCAAGACAACCAACAACTTTATCAAAATATCAGTGAACTTGGACAAGGACTACAAGAAGCAGAAAAGAAAATTGCTACAGTATTTGGAAGATATATGGGCGAAGATATGAGTAATTTTGCAGTTGTTTATAATAGTCAATATGGTCCAGTTAATACAACAACAACACTGGCAAATGCTACAACTGCACTTACAATGAATATATCAGAGGATTATAATGTTGAAATGAAGAAACAGGTAGTTCGTGCAACATTGAAAGACATGGATCAGAAGATTGTTGAAAACCTTGTTGACAGTGTTGATAACTCTCCAACAAAGGGAGATCCGCTTGATCCAAATAATATAAGCATTGTTCAACCAACGGGGGAATAATGTATTGACGTTTATATATTGACGTATATATATAAATAAGTTATAATATATATTAGAATTATGTTAGTTTTATATGGAGGAAGAAACATGACACTGGAAGAACTTATTAAGGAACTTGGCATTGACGGCGAGGAAAACAAGGCGAAAGCAGAAATTCTTACAAAGGAGTTTAATGCAAATTCAAAGCTACTTAACGCAGCAAATAAGAAGGTAAAGACACTTGAAGAAGATCAAGCTAAATTGAAAGAAATTTCAGAACGATTTGATATTGTTTCAAAGGCGTTTGACCTCAATCTTGAAGCAGAAGATTTTGACAAGATGCTTGATGACGTTAAAGATAAGCTGGTAAAGGATGCAGGTGGTGGAACAACACCAGAAGAAATTAAGATTCTTCGACGTGATTTCACAAAGGCACAGAGAGACCTAGAAAAGGCTAATACATCTGTTAAGGAGCTTACAGAACAGCTTGAAAGTGAAAAGACACAGAGAATCAACGCAGTAAAACGCGATGCAATTCAAAAGGCTCTTGTGTCAAGCAGGGTAATTAAGCCAGAACAGATGATTGACCTATTCTTTGGCAAGGTTGATGTTGATAAGGACGGTTCAACGCTCACAATGAAGGATGCAGCAGGAAATGAGATTTCAGTTGCAGATGGAATTGCAGATTGGGCAAAAGCAAATCCAGAGTTCGTACAGAAAGAAACTCGCGGTGGCGCAGGAAGTGGTTCAGGCGCGAACGGCGGTAAGAAAGATGATAGTGGCGTAGATGACTTCGTAAAGGCTATGATTGCGGATAAGGGCAGTCAAGGCGGTGGCGAATCGAAGTCACTAGGAGATTTGTTTGGTTGATATAGAGATTGGGACTATATCATTACATAAAATATAAAGGAGGTCATATAAAATATGGCAGTAGAAATTAAGAGAAAGAAGTTCGATGGCTTTGACAAGGAACTACTTCTTGTTGGCGAGGGGTATATTGCACGCCCTGTTACAGTCAATAAGGACACAGTTGCGGGTCTACAGCCAACAGATAAGGGACGTTACATCATTCCTTATGGCACATATCTTTATGGTACAAGTGGAAGCCTACTTTCAAACCCACAGCAGGTTGCAAAGGAAGTTGTTCCAACAGTTACAAGAGCAACATGCACAGTTAATGCAAGTGTTAAGTTCACGGCGAAACAGGATGGTGCTGTTGCACACACAGTAGAATTTGTTGTTCCTTCTGGACAAGCAGTATCTAATCCTTCTGTTGAGGTTTCTGGTGGAGCTACAAAGGCTATTAAGGTTCATCTTGCTTGCAAGGCAGATGGAACAGTAAAGACAACATATGCAAAGGTTGTAGAACTTATCAACAATGACACAGAAGCAAATACATATGTTAAAGCAGAGCTTGTAACTGGTGTTGCGGATGATGTTCTTGCGGCTGTGGCTACATCTGTATCTCTTGCAGGTGGTGGTGCAATGGCTGTTTCTGGTGACATTGATGGTATTCTTTATCACAGTGTAGATGTCACCGAGGGCGAAAACACTGGTGCGCTAATTATCCACGGCTATATCAATGTAGATAATCTCCCACAGGGAGAACCTGGTAATGCAGTTAAGGCAAAGCTACCACACATTGTATTTGGTCGTAGAGACTAATTGAAATAAGGGAGGAATTTTAATAATATGAATTTTTTTGATTATATTACTCCTGCTAATATTCTAGCTTATTGGGACAGTGCAAAGGCAGATCAGTCAACATATATGGGTGAAATGCTTTTCCCTGCGGCAAAGATTCAGGGGCTAGAACTTAGCAAGGTTGGAGGTCGTGCAGGACTACCTGTTCGTCTCAAGGCTAGTGCGTTTGATACACAGGCAACATACAGAGATCGTCTCTCAATCGAAGTTACAAAGCAGAAGATGCCTTTCTTCCGTGAGAGAATGAAGGTTGATGAAGAGACACGTCAGCAGATTCTTGCAATCAGCAATGACCAGATTCTTCGCGGCTATGTAACACGTATCTTTGACGATGCAGGAAATCTACTTCGTGGTTCACGCGCAACTCGTGAGCGTATGGCTATGGAACTTATTTCCACAGGTCGGGTTAAGATTGAGGGTAATGGCGTTAAGCTAGACTATAACTACAATCTCAGCAACAAACAGAAGGTCAAGGCAAGTGTTGCATGGACTGATGTTACAAACAGCAAGCCTATTCAAGATCTTATTGATTGGGTTGATTATTTCCGCACAGAGTTCCATGTACCAATGGGATTTGTAGTAATGAATACAAAGACATTCAACCTAATTAAGAAGAGTGCATCAACTATTGCTATTCTTTATCCAACAGCGACAACTATTGGTAGTCAGCTTGTAACAACACCACAGGTTAAGGATCTTATTCTTAGCGCAACAGGTCTACGGGTTCTTATCAATGATGCGGCTTATGCAGATGAAGTTGGTGGCGCAGGTAAGCCATTCTATCCAGAGGGTGTTTGCACACTCCTTCCCGTTGGTGGAAAGCTAGGAAACATGGTATTTGGTACTACACCAGAGGAAATTGATCTTCTTACAGACGCAAAGACTTCTGGGAATACAAGAATTACAGATACAGGCGTTGCAGTTTACACACGTCTCATTGACCACCCAGTAAACCGCGAAGTTATTGTATCACAGATTTGCCTTCCTTCATTCGGCGCAGACGTTGATGGTGGTGCTGGCTCAATTCTTATCGCAAAGATTGACTAAGAATGGGCGTGCCAACTAAATTACCACATATTGATGTGGTATATAGCGGAGGCGTTCGGGCTAATATAACTCTAACACAAGACGATGTAGACAGGTACTTAAAGTCCTGTCTACATGATTCTTGTGAATATATTCGTGATAAAGCACGAAGTAATCATGATTTTACAAGTAGAACTGGGAATCTTGAACGTGCTATTAGATACATGGTCTTGCCAAGAGTAAGAGAAGGGCGAATAGGCAGAGTATATATTGACACAAAACTTGCTCCACATGGGAAATGGGTTCTTGAAGGAACTGGATTATATGGCATAAAACATAGCAGGATATTTCCTAGGAGAGCAAAAGCGTTACATTGGTTTTCTAAAAAGGGTGTAATAAATCCTTGGTCTAATAGAAAAAGATTTAAGCCACCATTACAGCCAACTGAGTGGGTGCTTAGAAGTATTAGGGGCATGAGAGGCGAAGATTTTCTTGGAAACGCTTATAAACAGTCAACAGATAAGGTGAATGATATATTTGAAGATGGTGTCAGGAGGTTACTAGATGGAAAATTATAGAGTATATTTTAACACAAAAATGTTAGATGATGCACTATTAAAAAGCTATGTTACTCCTAGGATAATTAGAGATTCATCATCATATGTAGAATCAATAGCTATGAGTTATGGTGTTGAACCAGAACAAATTGCTACGCCTACACCTTTTCTTGTAAGTCAGTTAGGAATGTTCTGGGCATACATGACAGCGGCTTGGGGGAAAGCACAGTTTTCTCTTGGGAAGAGCGTTGACAATGACTCGTTTGCACTTAAATATAAATTGTTTAAGGGATTACTTGACGATTTATTAAAGCAACTGAGTGCGGATACATTTACTAATGGTAAAAAGCTAAAAAAGAGAACATTTCCTGCGGTAATGCCTATTTCAAGGAATTAAATTATGATAAAGGATTTACAGTGGTATAACATAGCAGTACGTTTAAGAGATTTTCTAAAGTCATATAAATATAAAAATGGGAAAAGACCATTTGATAAAATGACAGATAGAGATAATCTTAAAATTCGTGTCGGAAAGGGGAACACAGGTGAATTTCCTGCAATATGGATAATATTCGGTTCAGAAGAAGATGCTGGAAAACAAGCATCAGTACACGGCGCGATAGTAGAGCTATGGGTTGATATATATGTCACAAATCAAGCAACATCAGCATATGATATGAATGATAATAATTATAAACAGATGTATGACGTTGAAAATGAATTTTGTGAATTATTATGGAAGTTTAACCTAGACCTACAAAAAAGAGGAATAGGGTCTAACATAACATTAAAAGGAATTTTGAGCGATGGTGACGAGAATGAAAATATGAATGTAAGTCAGCATCGGTTGGTTATAAATATAGAATGGTATAAATAAAGGAGGAATAGCTTTTGTCAAATCAGGCATTTAGCGTATCCGAAGATCTAATGGTGGGGGCGGGCGTTCTCTACTTTAAGAGAAATGACGATACGAATGGCTTTCACCACCTTGGAAATGTAGAGGAGTTTACAATCTCCAATGACGTTGATAAGGTAGAGAAGAATAGCTCAATGAACAAGAAGCGTGAGCTAATGGCTTCTGTTATTACTGCAATTAAGCCTAGCGCAAAGCTAACACTTAATGAGTATAACCCATATAATCTTGCTCTCGGTCTTTTCGGTGTAGAGAATGTTCAAGTGCAACAGCCAAAGACACTTGTTGATGAACCTTACACGGTAATAAGTGTTCCAGGAATCATTCAACTTGCAGATGCAGATGGAAACAGATACTTTGATGTAAGCAACATTACAGTTAAACCTGCAAGCACAATCCCTGCGTCATTTAAGGCAAAAACAGTTACATCTGATATGAGTATTCAGACAACAACTAGCCCAGATGACACACTAAAGGATAACGGTGGTGGTATTCTTGAGTTATCAACTGCCGCATTTTCAGGAACAGATGATGTTCGTGTATTTATCACAGTAAAAACTGCTCCAACTGCAAGCGGTGATCTTGATGGTCTAACACTAGAAGTGAGAGAAGGACTTGTTGGTGCTCCACAGACATTCAATGTCACAACAGCAAGTACACAAACAAAGACATTCACACTTACAAGTGGTGCAACGATCAAAGCAACTGTTGGCGTTGGTGAAACATTCACGGCAAACGCAAACATGAATGAAGCAGCTCTAACAGCATCAATCAGCACATATGAAGATGGTAAGGATTACCTCACAGATGCACAGGAAAGCAGAGCGGGTATTATCAAGATTCGTGACGGTGGTCGCATTAAGACTGGTGACATCGTAAAGGTTTCTGCCACAGTTCCAAAAGCTGCGTTCCCAACTGTTTCTGGTGGAAATGCAGGAGACATTGAGGGCGAACTATTGTTCGTGGGCGACCCGAATATTGGCGGTCTTTACAATCTTGAGGCATGGCACGTCAAGATTACACCAGATGGCGATCTCAGTGGACTTATCGGAACAGACTTTGGTTCATTTGGACTAACAGTCAACTTCCTAACAGACTACGAGAATCATCCAAAGTATCCATATTACAAACTTACGATGATTTCAAGAGCATCTGGCAAGCAAAAGGTCGAAGGAGTTTACGATCCACATTACTAATGAATACAACAAAAATAGGACTCAGAAATGGGTCTTATTTTTTTTTGTTGACAACATTTCCAACTTGTGTTATTATATTACAAGGAGGAGATAAAAATGAGAAAAAGGACAGATCCAAATATTCATATTGGGGAAAGGTTTGAAAGACTGAAAATAATTGCTTTTGACCATCAAGATTCAAGGTATCAGTTTTACTATCTTTGCCGATGTGATTGTGGCACAGAAAAAGTAATCAGGTATAGCCATCTAACGAGTAAGAGGATTGTATCTTGTGGAAAGTGCTACAAGCCGCAGGAAAAGCTAGTCAAATCTCTTGTTGGTGTACCTTGTGGTAGGTTAATGCCTATTGAAAGACTTGAAGGTAATAAATATAGGTGCAAGTGTGAGTGCGGGAATGAAGTTGTCGTTAGTGCTGGTAATCTTAGAACAAAAAACACTCAGTCTTGCGGTTGCCTACAAAAGGAGATTGCGTCAAAAAATGCAAAGGAATTAAATACTGGAAAATACAAGGATTTATCAGAAGATAAGTTTGATAGACTTAAACCCATTTATATTCATCACGTAAAAGATGGTATGCCATATTGGTTCTGCCAGTGCGACTGTGGAAATACAAAAATTGTAAGCCGTGCATATTTAGTTGACGGTGTAACAAGGTCTTGTGGATGCTTGCGAAGAGAACTAGCAAGAGAAAATCTTATTACTATAGAAGGAAACAAAGTTGTGAATAACTGGGGATTTCTTAGAGAGACAAGTGCGATTGCAGAAAAATCTGGTATTGATAAAGATACTGGTGTGTGTAGAACTGGACTTGATAGATATTTGTCTGTGATATTTCCTAAAACAACAGACTGGATTCATGATAAAGTAATTGGGCTATTACCAGATGGAACAAAATCAAGGAAGCGCCCAGATTATAGAAGCGAATCACTAAAGCTAATTATTGAGGTTGATGGTGTTCCGCATTATGATAATCCAGAGACTATCAGGAATGATATTGAATCAACAAAAATGTATGAAAGTGCAGGATATAGGGTTGTCCGTATTCCTTACTTTATTCAACTATCAAATAGGGCAGTAAAAACATTATTTGGAGTAGAAGTAAAAGAGGATCTTTTTGATGAAACTATTCCATCAATGGGTATTCAGGGGAAGAATACACCTGCATTTATTTGTCCATATGGTGTTAAGAGAATGGCAGAGGAGTTTAAGAGATTCCCAGAACAGTACATCACAAACCTAAATGCACTTAATGCGTTTGATGATGATTTTCTTAGTGGAGCTTCGCTGTTGGAAAATGAGTATAATAATTTGGAGGAAGTATAATGAAGTTAAAGACAGGTATGAATGTTCAGTTTGAGAATGGTGATTTCGCAGTTATTGTTGGAGATATGGCACAGACAGGCAGATATGGTGTCGATTTAAATGATTATGACAGCAATCTAGATCACCATTCTAATGTGACGATTTCTATTGCAAAAGTATGGGATGTAAATACTTGTGGTGGTTTATATAATATGTTAAATGAAGATTTATTTGGTGAGCTTATTCTTGATCGGGGGTTCTTTGACTAAATGCTAACATTTAACATTGTAGCAGACGGTGTAAATGCAAATAATGATAGGATTCTTTGCTATGCTGATGATATTTATTTACAGTGGTTCCCTCTTAGAGAAGGAATCACTGGATTGTTTGAATCGAAGAAAGAAGCAAAGAAGTTTTGGAAACGGCATAAAAATGAATTACTTCATGGACTAGAGTTTTCAGACGAAATTGTAGAAGTAGATAAGGATTCTGTTCATTTAGAATCATATGAGATAGAGGATGAAGATGAATGATTTCTGTAAGATATGGAGAGCCAAAAAAGCTATCATGTGAACAGAGTATATTTGTTTCATTTCCATATAAAGCAATAATTGTAGATGTTATTAGAGGTTTCCCGTGGCGAATTTACAATCCAAAAGACAAGAGTTGGGAACTTCCTCAAGAAGCACTTCCTTATTTACAAGAAAAGCTAAAAGAGGAATTTAAAATTGTAGGCAAGCCAATAGTAGGGGAAGAAAAGAAAGATAAAGTCTATCCGCTACCTAAAAAGCTAAAGACAAAGCTATATAAATTTCAAGAAGAAGATTATCAGGTGCTTATGAATCATGATAGATACTTACTCTTGAATCAGCAAGGACTTGGAAAAGAACAACCTCTGTCATCAAAAATTTTAACTCAAACAGGTTGGATAACTATGGGTGAAATTAAAGTGGGAGATAAAGTTGCGGGGGAAGATGGAGGTTTCTATAGTGTTACAGGTGTTTATCCGCAGGGGGTAAAAGATGTTTATGAGCTTACGTTTAGTGACGGTAGCAAGTGTAGGTGTGGATTAGAGCATCTGTGGACAGTGAGAAGTCCTAGAGGTGTTTTTAAGACAGTAACATTAAAATATTTAATAGATAGTGGTTTATATAATTCTGTTTATAATAAACGAGATAAGAAAACATATAATAATTGGAAGTGGTTTTTACCGACATTACATCCAATAAAGTTTGACAATCAAGAGGAGCTTCCTATTGACCCGTGGATATTTGGCATGTTACTTGGAGACGGGAGTTTTAGGAATGATATTTCCATAAGTATATATGAGGATGATTTATATAAAAGAGTAAATAAATATTTTACTGACCTTGGTTATGGGCTAAGAGATGGTCATACAGATAGGGACAATGGTGGAGATTACCACATCATTGATATGCAAAACAGGCATAATAGGCTTACCACAACAATAAAATCTCTTTGCTTATTTAATCACAAATCAGAAGATAAGTTTATACCAGATGTTTATAAATATTCTTCAACAGAAAATAGAATTAGGCTGTTGCAAGGAATATTTGATTCAGATGGTTATATTAGTAAATCAAACGGCAGAACAGGTGTTGTTAGTAAGGGCTTTACCATTTCGACATCATCAAGAAGATTGAGCGAAGATCTATATTTCTTGATAAAATCGCTTGGTGGAAGTTGTAATGTTGGTGAACATGAAACATTTTTTACCTATAAAGGCGAAAGGAAACAGGGGCTAAATAATTTTGAATTTTATTTTAAGTTGCCAGAGAATATTATTCCGTTTACCTCTGAGAAGCATTTACGTGCGTGGGATAATTACAAGAGAAAGACTTCATGTTATAGGAGCTTAAGAAAAGTCGAGTATATTGGCAAGGAAGAGTGTCAATGTATAATGGTAGACAATCCAACACACCTATATTTGACAGATGATTTTATACCAACACATAATACAGTTGTATCAAGTGCAGCAGCTTTGGGGAGACAGGAAAATAACAGTATAAAGCATTGTCTTGTTATAGCTTGTGTAAATGGTAATAAATATAACTGGAAGAATGAGATAAAAGAGCACACAACATCCACAGCTATGGTGCTCGGCGAAACACACAAGAAAAATATCTCAACACAAGATAAATTAGATGGTCTTGATAATCTTGATACCTTCTTCATTATAACCAACATAGAAACACTGAGGGCAAAAGAAGTCCTTGAAAAAATGAAGAAGTTGGTAAGGAGCGGTGAGATAGGATGTATTATATGTGATGAAGTACATCTTTGCAAAAATTCTGGAAGTCAGCAAGGAAAAGCACTATTGCAACTAGCTAAATATGTTAAATATTTTTATGGACTTACAGGAACACCAATAATGAACTCACCTCTTGATACATATGTGCCACTAAAATTGGTTGGTGGTGAGATTACATCAAAGTATCAATTTCTTGCACGCTACTCAATTATGGGTGGCTTTGGTGGGTACGAGGTAGTCGGATTTAAAAATCTTGATGAACTACAAATGAAGTTAGATATGGTGTCTATAAGAAGGAAGAAAACAGATGTACTTGACCTTCCTTCAAAGATATATATTGATGAATATGTAGAACTTGGGAAAAAGCAAAGAAAAATCTATGATGATGTATTAAAGATGATTATGGAGAATATTGATGAAATTAGTCTATCGCCAGATCCATTAGGGCAAATGATAAGACTAAGACAGGCAACAGCAGACACATCAATACTTTCATCAACGATACATGAATCTGCAAAAATTGATAGATTAAAAGAGATTGTAAAAGAAATTGTTGATAATGGTGACAGCTGTCTAATATTTTCATCTTGGACAACAGTAACAGATATTCTTGAGAGAGAACTACGAGAATACAAAATGGCTGTTATAACTGGCAAGGTGAAGGATAGAGAGAGGCAGAAAAAGAAATTCATGGAAGATGATAGTTGTCATATACTGATAGGGACTGTAGCTGCTATGGGTACTGGACTGACGCTCACAAAAGCGACAACAGTTATATTCATGGATGAACCATATACTAGGGCGGCAAAAGAACAGGCAGAAGATAGAGCACATAGAATAGGTACAACATCTTCAATCAATATAATTACACTTATGGCAAAAGACACAATAGATGAATACATCCATAAGCTAGTTATGAAAAAGGGCGTCATGTCCGATTCTATTGTTGATGCTAAATATGATGTAAAAAGTAAAGACGTTATTAGATATATGCTAACAGGCGAAGGAAATATAGAAAAGGGGAATGTGAATGACACGGGTAAATAAATATATTAAAATGACAGTGGCGGTAATTGCGTTTAGTGTTGCTATGTTTGTAACTATTGGAATAACAAATCAGAAGAAAGATCTAGAAAAAACTGTTGACAAACAGCAACAGATGTTATATGATAATGAAAAGGAACTTACAGAAATGAAAGTTGAGCTACAGAGAATCAATGACCTACTCTATATTGAACAACAAGAAAAGCAAAATATGGAAGTAAGGCAAGAAGATGAAAAGAGCGACCAAGGGAAAGCCGTTGTGTTTGAAATCACTCATTATACACATACGGGAAATAATACGGCAAGTGGTGTATATCCAGTTGCAGGAAGAACGGTTGCGTGTAATTCTCTTCCGCTAGGCACGATTGTAGAAATCAATGGACAAGATTTCGTTGTGGAAGATCGCGTGGGATTAAGTGGTAATATAATCGACATTTTTGTAGATTCAGAGTCAGAGGCAATCCAAAAAGGAAGGTATACAACAACTGTTTATGTAAAGGGGTAATTATGTCAGCTTACGAATTTGCAAAAAGAGAGTTAGATATTATTGAGAATAATTGTGATGATGATGGAAAAGAGCTACAGAGACACATAAATGAAAATATTTTAGAAGTCATTGAGGTTCTTGAGAAACAGGGACATTCTGGAATGTCTATAGCCTACGTTAAGAACATTATTTGTGATCTTATTGACTACAAACCACTCACAGAACTTACAGGAGAAGATTGGGAATGGAAGGAATCGTTTGATGGGGTTAAGCAAAATATACGATGCCCTTCTGTTTTTATGGAAAATGGTGTTGCTCGATACACTAACGCATATGTGTTTAAGGAACCTCTGGATGATTTGTACTTTCACTGTAATGAAAGTAGCAAGAAAATTGAGTTTCCGTGCGGTGTTGATAAGCTGAACACAAAACGTATTAAGTTATGGTTTAAGACAAAATTTATTCCAGTTAAGTGGGCGATGAGACTGCATCTATACACAGAGGAGAAATAATGAATAGTGTTGATAGAGCTGCTGAACTTAATAAACAGATTACTGAACTCACGAAAGAATTGAATGATCTGAAAGCTGATATTAAGTCGGCAGGAGAAGGAAGTTCGTCAGGAGAAAAATATGTTGCAATAGTAAAAGGGAGAGTAACGCGAAAACTCAATCAAGAAAGGGCAACAGAGGTAGCAAAGAATCTGGGGGCAAAGTGGCTCTTGAAAACGATTGTTGACGAAGAAAAGCTAGAAGATAGTCTGGCATCTGGCGAGCTTTCAGCAGAAGAATTTGTTGGATGTGTGGATGAGAAAAAGACCTATGCGGTTACATTTAAGGAGAAAAAGAAATGATGGAGCGAATTACAAAAGTAACAGTTGCAAGTCGGCGGTCAGAAAAGCTAGGAGATTCTTTCTTCACATATGAAATGTCAGTAGAAGCAAATACTGAAAATATGACAGATGAAGAAAAGAAGGATTATGTTGATAAGCTATATGCTTACTGCAATAGCAAGGTTGATGAACAGATCTTGGACACGGCAGAGTCTTTACAAAAGCAATCACACGAGGCTATTGACTGAAAGATAGATTTGTAGTAAAATATATACATGATGTTGAGGAATGAACAGTTTGCTACACAACATATATGAAAGGAAGCGCGGGTAGGTTCATACGGTATGTAGCGTGGTTGGGCTACATATAACATCAAAATAAATAAGGGCTATAAGCCCTTTTTATGTCTAAGGAGTGATTAAATGGCTCTGTTTGGTGACTTGAGTTTAGTTAAACCAAAGCCAATGCGTATTCAGAAGCCTAAGACTGAAAAGCCAAAGAAGGTTGGTCTTAGGGAGATGGCAGAAGAACGATTTGGCAAGGACAAAAAGCTACTCTTACAGTTAAATGTGTTTTTAGATATGTGCAGAGAGAAGCACTTGTTTCCTTCAAAAATATCATGGAACATGCAACTAAATGTTCTTGAGAAGTTTCCAGAAGAAGCAAGAATAGAACAGGTTGTAAGAAGCATAACTTACGGATATAGAAGCATAGCATATGAAGAAAATCTAAAGAAGTATGCGACTGTAAGAAAAGAAAAAGAAGAAAACATAAGATATGATCTAGCATTTTGAGAGGAGAGCTTATGAGGGTAAAAAAGAGAGATGGACGCATAGTAGAATTTGAAAAACAGAAGATAAGTGCGGCGATATTAAAAGCCATGAGAGCGGGAAATACATACTCAGAAAAGATGGCAAACAACATAGCCGATGAAATTGAAAAAGAACTGCAAGAAGCGGATAAAGAGATAGTAACCATTAAAGAGATAGAAAATTTAGTGTTCTACAAACTAATCTCGCATAAACAAAAGCTAACTGCAAAGTCCTATGAAGGATATAGAAGCATTAGAGAGTTCCAGAGAAATAACAAAAACTCTGTAGATGAAGAACTAAAAGAACTCCTTAGTGATAAAAGTGATTACTGGAAGGATGAAAATTCAAATAAAGACTCCCTTCTTGTAACAACTAAGAGAGATTATATGGCGGGGATTGTAAGTAAGGATCTTGCGAAAAAGATGCTATATACACCAGACGTAATACAGGCAGATGCAGATGGGGTTATAAAGCTACATGATCTCGATTATGCTATTCAACACCTTACAAATTGTTGTTTGGTAAATCTTGATGATATGTTACAAAATGGTACAGTAATCAATGGTGTTCAGATTGATAAGCCACATAGACTTATAACTGCAACAACATTGTCAACACAGATACTTACTGCGGTAAGTTCTTCTCAATTTGGTGGGACTACAATAACATTAACACATCTAGCACCTTTTGTTAGGGATAGCTATGATAGGTATGTTGAAAAGTATAAAAATAGGGGAATGTCTGATAAGGATGTAGAGAAGTTTGCACTAGAAGATACTAAGAAAGAAATAAAAGACAGTGTGCAGACATTTAACTATCAACTAAACAGTATGACGAACAGTAATGGTTAAGATTGGCTCGGTATAGTGGAAACACTATATTTGAACGGTGTGAACCTAGAAATCTAGGGTGTATAGCGCACGTTAAGGAGTTGTAGGAAATGACAACTAGGTGCTATGCTAACAGGGGAAATCTATATTGGTAATATATGAAGCTATAAATAAAATAAACAACAAGAGATATATTGGTCAAACAAAAGACTTTCTGAGAAGAAAGAAACAACATGAGAAAAGCATAAGGTATGGTAGTGGGTGTACATATTTTGCAAGAGCATTATCAAAGTATGGAATAAATAACTTTGTTTGGAAAGTTATTTACCACGCATCCACACAAGAAGAGCTTGACGCAAAAGAAAGTTTCTGGATTGAGTTTTTCAACACAACAGATAATAGGTATGGGTATAACTTAAAGGGTGGTGGTTATAACCCGTTCTTAACTGATGAAGTTAAAGAATCTATTGGGAAGGCACAGTTGGGTGAGTTAAATCATATGTATGGCAAAACTGGTTCTAACAACCCGACTAGCAAGAAAGTTATTGACATAACAACAAATACTGCCTATGATAGTGTAAGTGATTTATGTAGAGAAATGGATTTTGAGTTGTCTAAGGTTTGTTGTGTTTGTAGAGGGGAAAGACTTACACATAAGGGACATATATTTCGTTATCTTGATGATGAAGGAAATATTATAGATAATGGAAATACAACCTCAATCGCGGAAATAAAAAACTATAAGAGCAAACTTTATGCTAAAATAAACAGCATAAAGATACTAGATAAGACCAATAATATCGTTTATAATAGCTTGATAGACGCAGTTGGCAGACGTTATATTTCTAATCTGTCAAGAAAGTTAAGACAATGTGGTGGAAAATGCAGATACCACAACATTGACTGGGAAATTATAGGTTAATCCTGTGCTAAGTCTGTGAAAACAGAAAAGTGCAACGACTATCGAAAGTGTACCTAATAATTTATTAGGGAGTAAGTGAGTAGAGTAGGGGTTGAGTGAAACTCTCAGTCCCGAAGCGCACCGCACCTAAGTTACTATGTGTAATATGGTGAAGATATAGTCTACGGATTGATGGCATCCGCAATCGCCATTTGTATCTGTGTTTATGTATATAAATGAAACAGATGAGTACAAGAAAGAACTTGTCATGTTAATCGAGGAGTTTTTGAATCAGCGAATTACAGGGATGAAAAATCGCGGTGGACGATATGTTAGCCCTGCGTTTCCAAAATTGCTTTATGTATTAGATGAAAACAACATCACAGAGGATTCTGAATACTGGTGGTTGACAGAACTTGCTGCAAAATGTACTGCAAAGAGAATGGTACCAGACTATATTTCGGCAAAAGTGATGAAGGAGTATAAGGGTGCAGTATATCCGTGCATTAACTGATAGTGCCTCTACTATGTGAGTAGTAGATGAATAAGTTGCTTAAACAGGGGAAGTCCTAATAGGATAATCCTGTGCTAAATAAAATGCCAAACGACTAATTATTATAGTGCCTAAGTTAATGAGGTGTGGTTCTGATTGCGGACAGGTAATACCACTTAAAACGAAAAAGCAACCACGTTATAAACGTGTAGATATAGTCTGTTCTGTATAGTAATATGCAGGAGTTCATAAGAGAACCGTAGTTGTGTTGCGAACAACTATGAACATCAAGGGGTTGTAGAAGTTTTTTGACACCAGACAGAACAACAGAAAATAAATCAAACTGTGGTAATTGGATAAAAGGAAACAAGTATTATGGGAGAGGCAATCTAGGAGTTGTCACATTAAATCTTGTTGATGTTGCACTATCTTCTGGTGGGGACATTAAAACATTCTGGAAGATCCTAGATGAGCGTGCAGAGCTTTGTCATAAAGCACATAAAACAAGAATTAAACATTTAGAAAATACTGTTGCGGATGAAGCACCAATACTGTGGATGGATGGAGCACTAGCAAGGCTAAAGTCTGGTGAAAAAGTAAGTAAGCTGTTTACTGGTGGATATTTCACCTGTTCTCTAGGTTATGCAGGTCTTTATGAGTGTGTTAAATACATGACAGGACATTCACATACAGATGGTGGGGAAGGAGAAAAATTTGGGCTTACAGTAATGCAAAAACTTAATGATTTTTGCACAAAATGGAAAGAAGAGGAGGATATTGACTACTCTCTATATGGTACACCAATGGAATCTGGTGTTTACAAATTTGCTCAAGCATTGAAGCGTAGGTTTGGTGAAGTTGAAGGTATAACAGATAGAAACTATATAACAAATTCCTACCATGTATTTGTGGGTGAGGAAATAGATCCTTTTAACAAGTTGTCCATTGAGTCTAAGTTCCAAAAGCTAAGTCCAGGTGGTTCGATCAGCTACGTAGAAGCAGCTAACTTGACTAATAACATAGAAGCGTTGCTAGGTGTAATTAAGCATATATATTATAATAACGTGTATGCAGAAATAAACACAAAAAATGATTACTGTATTGAGTGTGGCTTTGAGGGAGAGCTTAATATCATAGACGTTGATGGAAAGCTGGATTGGGAGTGTCCGAATTGTGGCAACAAAAACAAGCAAACACTTAGAGCGGTAAGGAGAGTTTGCGGATACATAAGTTCTAATTTCTTTAATCAGGGTCGCACTCAGGAGATCAAAGAAAGGTATGTCCATTTAGATAATCATGAGATATGCTAGTATAAGAGATATGGATATAAGCAACGGGCGTGGAATTGGTGTTGCACTATTTGTGCAAGGATGCCATTTTCACTGTAAAAATTGCTTTAATCAGACAACATGGAACTTCCGAGAAGGGAAGTCTTGGACAAGAGAAATAGAGAATAGGTTCTTCTATCTTGTATCAAGACCATATATTGAAAGAGTTTCATTTCTTGGGGGGGAGCCATTAGCAGATGAAAACTATTCCACTATACTAAAGTTGGCCAAAAGTATAGATAACAAAAAGAAGTGGTGTTACACGGGGTATACACTAGAAGAACTAAAAGCTAATGGAAAAGATGAAATACTAAAACACATAGACGTTTTAGTAGATGGAAGATATGTTGATGAATTAAGAGACTTAAACCTTGAGTTTAGGGGAAGCTCAAATCAAAGAATTTTATATAGAGGAAAAGATTTTTAAAGTGCAAGGATTTCTTGCACTTTTTTCTTGACAAAGTTAAAAATATGCCTTATAATAGTCAATGAAAGGTGGTTATTGAAATGGCATATGATTACAGAAAAGATCCAGCATGGATTGAGTTTGAATCTAAAGATCGTGTTCGTAGAGAAAATGAATCGCGAGAAAGGCGTGAGTTTAGGATTTTTGGTGCCGATAGAAACTTTGCCAATACAGGTTATTTTTGCTATGTTGAATTTAGGGGTAAAACATACTTCTGTAGTCTTGCAATCGTGAACACGCATCCTACCTATGGACACTCTGAATTTGCTATTTTCCCGATGAAAACTAAGGAAAAAGTAGATTATTCAAATCCAGTACATATGAAATGGAGAAAAGACAGCAGTGGTTTTAATGACCTTGTTTGGAGATATTTTGAGGAGGCGCAAAATGCGAAAGTTTGAAGTAGTGACAGGGTATGAAGATGTAGCAAAATTGCCAACAAGAAATGATAAGGGCAGTTGTGGGTATGACTTTTACATCACACGGAACTATGACACGTATGTAAAACCGCAGGAGACTGTGTATTTTGAAACAGGAATCAAGGCTTGTTTCCCAGAAGATGAGGTTTTGATGATGTATATTAGAAGCTCAATGGGGTTTAAACAACAGCTTGTCTTGAGTAATGGAACAGGAATCATTGATTCTTCGTACTATAATAATCCAGATAACGAAGGACATATCCATATAGCCATTACAAACATTGGAGATAAGACGCAAGTTATTCCTCCTATGGCAAGGGTTGCACAAGGGATTTTTATGAAATACTTGACAACAGATGATGATAACCCAACAGGAACAAGAGTTGGTGGAATTGGGAGCACAGGGAAATGAATTTAATAAGTGGACGAGTAGTTGAGTTTATTTACAATGGGGCAACATTTATTGGAATGGCTACAAGAGGAGGAATCCAAACAGAGGATTTCTTTGTTAATTATCGTTCCATAAAACCACTAAGAATTTGGGACGCTGAATCTAGTTTCTATTATCTCAATAAGATGAAGCAGGAGATCAAACCCTTATATCAATACCATGATTGGGAGAAGGTTGAAGTAGATACACCAATTACACTTGTTTCAATAGATGGATCTAAACATTATGCACACTTTGCTAAATGGGAAGATAATAAAATTCATTTGTGGACTGATGGTAGAACTTCACATACAACATATACAACATGTATTACAAGTGAGAGTGAATGGAAAGAGGTTATTGTAGGTGATAAAAAGTGAATATACCAGTGTATATGATTTTTACTGCAATAGTATGTTTTGGAAGTGAATTAACCTCTGGACTAGCCGCAATAGGAATTATTATAATGGCTATTGATGATTTGTTTAAGAAAACAAACAAAGAGGTTAAAAATGAAATTATTAGTAAGGAGAGATACGAATGAAGAACTTTTTTATTTACGGTTATGACAACGAAGGAGAGCCAATTACAAGTGAAAATGTGCCAGACAGATCAATAGTTAGGCTCACAACAGGACAGATTGGGGTTGTTTTTGGTGGGAAGCTATATCTTCGCACAGAAGTAATTCCACTTTCTGAGGTGCAGATTGAAAAGGTATGGGATTACCCAACGCTATATGAATCTATTGATAGTGTGTCAAGGTTGATGCACCCTATTTTTGATAATGTAGATGTTGATTGGAGCAATATTCCAGTTGACACAAAGATAGAGGTGAGGATCAATGGCGTGTGGAAGCCGGCGTTCTTTGCAGGATATATTGGTGGTAAGACATACTATTTTACACACGGCAGGAGTTCATACACAGCAAATGAAACGAGTGGTGACTATGCTGTGATTGATCCTATTGATAAAGAAAACATTCGATTGTTCAAGAAAGGACTTTAAAATGAAAACGATTGTATCATTTGTATTTGTAATGATGATGCTTGTCGGTGTGTGTTCAGCAAAGGATACTGGACTTATCTTTGTTGGTGAGGAAGATGGAATCTATACATATATGGGAAACACAGACATTTATAAATGTGGTTCACTATATGGGTTTAATATGCTTGTAGATAACACTAACATTGACGTAGTGACGGCGATGGGAGTTATTGTCAACGCAAAAGAGAAATGGTATGTGATTACTGGCACTACAGTCGAATTGAAGAATGGAACAAGGCTTAGAGCATCTGGCAGTCCACGTAGACTTCAATATGGAGAAAATAGCCCAGTAGACTTGGCAATTAAGATTATTCGCAGTAGAGGACTTGCGAAAGAGAAAAAATGATTGATTGTTGATTAGAGAGAATGGTGAAATAAATTGAAAGTACAAGTAGGAAACTTATATAATAGAATTAGTGAAATGGTTGACGAATATGTAAGTGGAAAGCGACCAAATATCTATAAGGATATTCAGCAGATGATGTATGAGTATTCTGACATAAAGAATAAGGATAGCTTTGATAAAGCGTTTATGTGTGCTTATGAGGAAGGAAAAGACGGTGGATGGCTAGATGTCGTTCAGAGGTTTTCGATGATCGAGCATGATTATGTTTGATATAGTGTATCTGTTTACATCTGTGTTCTTTGCATACATTCTATATGATGTGGTTGTTGGTATAAAAAATGATTATTGAAAATGCAGACTGCATGGATTTCTTTAAGTAGGTTAATGATAGCTGTGTTGATCTGATAGTCTGTGATCCTCCGTATAAAATTACTGCAAGAGGTAATTGCATAAATCATGGATTTCTCGCAACTAAGCGTGGTATGGATGGGACGATTTTTAAACACAATAATGTTAAATGCAAAGAGTGGTTTCCAGAGTGTTTTAGGGTACTAAAAGATGGTGGACATTGCTATATAATGTGTAATCATATCAATCTATATAAGTTTCTAACGGTTGCAAAAGATAGTGGATTTCATTTCATAAAATCTTTGATTTGGAATAAAGGGAATAAGGTTGCTGGGTTATACTATATGAATAGCTTTGAATACATACTGTTTTTCAGAAAAGGAAAGGCGGTAAGAATAAATAACTGTGGAACCGCCGATGTTCTTGATGTTCCGAATGTAAAAATAAAGGACGAAGATGGAAATAACCTTCACGACACAAGCAAGCCAGTGGGATTGATGGAAATTCTTATTGAAAATTCCTCAAAAGAGGGAGAAGTTGTGTGCGATTTTGCATTTGGAATTGGAACAACTGCTATTGCTTGCAAGAAGCTAAATAGAGATTTTATCGGATGTGAAATAGACGAAAAATACTACAGAATAACACAAAGACGTTTGGAGGAAATTGATGATTATTGTAAAAAGAGCTGCTGAACTAATAAACCCACTCCCATATGAAACTGTTCTTGATACTGTTGAACGCGCAGCGCGAAATTGCTATCACAGTGAGGATAAGATTTCTGATGGAAGTGCCGAAAAGATAATTAGATTTTTAGTTAAAAATGGTCATATGAGTATGCTTGAGATGGCAGGTGTAACACTTCGCCTTGTATGTGACAGAGCGACGCTTGCTCAAATAACAAGACATCGTATGTGTACTTTTGCTGTTGAATCAACACGTTATTGCAACTATAGCAAAAGTGGTGATATTAAGGTTATTGTTCCAGAAGATCTAAATAATGCCGCATATGATACATGGAAAACTAGCATTTTGACGGCAGAAGCCTCATATATGAAAATGATTCAAGATGACAAAGTGTCTGTAGAGGTTGCCAGAAGCGTTCTACCACAGAGCTTGGCAACGACAATAGTAATGAATGTAAATATGAGGGAGTTGCGCCATATCCTAAAGCTACGTCTTGATAAACATGCGCGAAAGGATATAAGACTTCTTATGCACGATGTTCTTGAACTTGTGTATGGAATGTACCCAGTGTTCTTTGAAGATATTTATAATGAGTATGGAGAATATAGTGATTGAAACCAGTGTGTTTACTGACTGTGCTTCTGATACTATAGTTATTAGAGCACCGTATAAAAGCATTATTGATATGGTAAAATCAATGGAGGGTGGCACTGTAAAAGACGAACTGGACGCAAAGCTACAAGTTGCAATACGGCGGTCAAAGAAAATGAAAGACTATTATAAGTTAGGTCAAGAAAATACTTGACCTTCTTTTTGTTTTGTGGTAGAATACAGAAGAGAGGAGGCAATACATGGAATACAGATATATAGAAAAATGTGTATTTAGGGGCGGTTGTCCACGAGAAAAGCGCGTAGGATGCGATCCTTCTTGCACAATACAGCCAGAGTTCTATTATCTTCTGAGAACGAGTAATCTACCAGAAAAGTATGAGAAAGCAAAACGAATGTTTCCCTCCCCAGAAGATGTTGATGCTTTTGAGACACTTGCGAAGATAAAAGATGATATTGAATCATTTGTTAAAGAAGGAAGAACGCTATATTTGTGGAGCCACAACTACGGAAATGGAAAGACTGAATGGCTTACAAAAATAATGAAGTCATATATGGCAACTATATGTGTAGGAAATGAGTTTAAGGACAGATGTTGGTTTGAATTTATTCCAACATTTCTTCTTACCGCAAAGAATTTTGAGGATAGAGAAAAGGCGAATGAACACATTTCTGCGTTAATGAAAAGAGAGTTGTGTGTACTTGACGATATTGGGGCAGTAAAAACATCGGAATATGACATATCGGTTCTGACAAATATTATAAATACGAGATATTCTAACTCTTTAGCAACACTATACAGTTCAAATTTAAGTCCAGATGAAATGTATAAGATAAATAGTAGAATTGCAGATAGAGCTTGTACTGACGTTGTAATTGAACTAACTGGTGGAGGAAGAAGAAAGGGAATATCCACATATGAAAGGAGAGAGACTAATTGAGTGTAGGAGAATATCAACTAATCAATAAGCTACTCTCTGATAAAGATTACTCTATTGTTGAAGATAACAACATCACAGAAGAACATCTCCCTAGAGTAAAAAAAGAGTTTATTTACATTAAAGAGTTTTATGAAAAATATGGCAGTATCCCAGATAAAGAAAAGTTTACTGAGAAGTTCCCTAGCTTTGATTTCTTTGTTGTAACACAAACTCCAAAATCTATCGTTGATGATATAAGGGAGCAAGCACTGTTTAATAGGGCGGTCAATGTCATCAATACTGCTTCAAGATTGTATGAGAAAGATGCAAATGAGGCAAGCAAGTATCTTATATCTCAGATTGATAATTTACAGCCCCAAGAAGATTTTTCGTGTACGGACATTATTCATGATAGATCAAGACTAGAGGAATGGAGACGTAGGCAGAAAGACCCAGAAAGCAGCTTTATTGAAATTCCATTTAAGGAACTAAACGAGGATCTTCTTGGATTTCAACGAGGAGAAGAACTGTTTATATTCTTTGCTAAATCAAACGTAGGAAAGAGCGTCGCTCTTACGATGTGTGCTGAACACGCATCAAAACTAGGAAATAGAGTTGGATTTATTTCCCCGGAAATGAGCACGCAGTCCATTGGCTTTAGATGGGATAGTTCAAGAACTCACTTCTCTAATTCTGCTATGCAAAAAGGACTACTAATAAATGGGTATGAGAAATATTTTGATGAACTGAATATGTCAGATGAACATGTATTTGTAGCAGATAGCGAGGACTTTAAGGATGGTATAACAGTTTCTAAATGCAGACAGTTTGTTAAATCCAAGAAGTTGGATATATTGTTTATTGATGGTATTGTGTACGTTGAGCCAGATAGTGATACAAAAGGGATGTCAACAAGTGCTAAGATGGGGTTAGCTGCAAGACAACTATTGAAACTATCTAATGATTTCAAGATACCTGTTGTTATAGTTGCACAGTCAAGGAGGCGGGGTTCTGAGAAGCGGTCAGAAGATGAAATACTTGATGATTCAGAGTCTATTGCAGATAGCTATGATGTAAGCAGAGCTGCAACAAAGATGGTGTCAATCAACAAGTCAGAAAATGCGTTAAAATTCTATATAACAAAGAATCGTGGAAATATTGTTGGAAAGACATATACATATAGCTTTGATATAGATAGAATGAGTTACACATTTATTCCTAGCCTTGAGGACATTGAGAGCGATGAATCTACAGCGGAGGAGTTGGAAGAGTTGAAAAAGGAATTGAAACACGTTTTCTAGTGTGGTGATTACATGATTATTGTTGGTAAAAAACCAAAAAATCTTGGTAGATTTAAAAAGTTAAAGGGAAAAGTTATCAATGGCTATCTTGTGATAGAGGATATACTTTATATGGATCACGCATATGGGCGTAGGCATAAATGCTTATGTAAATGCGTCGTATGTGGAAGTATAAGAAGAATGGATATGAGAAAATTAAAAGCTGGTGAAAAGCCTTGCTCATGTAATTTAGCGTTTAAAAAAAATATAAAGTTCAAGCAGATGCGCGGAAAGATGCTTAAAACCTTAAATGAAGAAATAAATAGGTTAAGCAGAGAAGCGTTGTTTGAGGATGACTATAGAAGAATTGAAAATTTAAAAGAAGTTCTTAAATTTATACAAAGTAAGTCGTTGAAAATGTTCTTCATCGACGTGGAAAACGTGGAAAGGTCTAGGAAACTATGGAAGATATAAGAGGATTATCCAAGGATTTAGCAGAAGTATTAGTGTCAATGATGATTTATTTTTTCATCTTTTGTTCTTTGTTTACATTGAGCAATGTATTGATTGATACAGAGTTTTTGGTTCCAAACTATGCGATTCTTTGCACATTGGTTTGGTCTGCATATAAAATAATTAGATAGGAGTGTTTGTATGATTTATCAAAAGTATCAACACATTGAAAGACTTGGAACATCAGAGGTTGAAGGAATACTCGATGGAACTGTGTATTTGTTTACGAAGTTAGATGGTACAAATCAAGTTGTATATACAGATGGAGATACGATAAAATCTGGTAGCAGAAATAGGGTGTTATCTGTTGGGAATGATAATGCTGGTTCATATGCCTACGTGTTGTCACAGGAAAAGTTTAAGAAGTTTTTTGAAAAACATCCAAATGTTTATCTGTATGGAGAGTTTCTCGTAAAGCATCATATCCGTACTTATGAAAAAGACGCTTGGAAAAAGCTATACGTTTTTGATGTTATGCGAGAGGATGGCTCATACCTAACATATGAAGAGTATGTTCCGATGCTTGAGGAATTTGGTATTGAGTATATTCCGCTGATCGCAAAACTAGAAAATCCAACAGAAGAACAAGTCAGAGAATATGTTGATAAATGTGTGTTTTTGCAGACGGATAATAATACTGGCGAGGGTATAGTTATAAAGAGATATGACTATACAAATAAATATGGACGTAGAACATGGGCTAAGATTGTTCGCGAAGAGTTTAAGCAGACCATGAAAGTTGGCAGACCTATTGTTGGTGAAGTTGTTGAAAAGGATATTGTTGATAACTTCTGCACCGAACAGTTTATTAGAAAAGAACATGAGAAGATTGTAAATGATGCTGGTGAGTGGAACAGTAAAATGATTCCAAGACTTCTTGGCGTTGTGTGGCATGAGTTTGTAAAGGAAGAAACATATAACTTTGTAAAGAAGTATAAGAATCCAAAAGTTGATTTTAAGCTATTAAATGTTATTGTTACAGATAAGATCAAGGAAACAATGAAGGAGTTGTTTTAATATGGTAGGTGGCATATTGATTGCAATAATGACGCTCATTGTTGTTGGAGTTTTCTTGATGATTGTTGATTGACTTTTTCAGCTTTTTGTGATATAATCATCTTTTAGCAGGAGGTGATTATATGGAGGTTAAAGCAAGTCTTGATTGGAAGAGTGTTACAGAGCATCTACCAAAAGAAATAACTCTTGTCATTCCAGAAGAAAAGTGCAATTTAAATTCATGGAATGATTACATAAAAGATACGCTGATTGATATATTGAAAACACGAGTTAGTGTTAAATATGATATATTAGAGGATAGTAATGATAATAGTTGATGACGTGCCAATTTTGGCTAGTATTCCTGATATATTAAGGCTATTGCAAACAGAACTTAGGATGTCTGGCAGTAATCTTCTCCATGATATAAATTACAAGACTGCAAATACTGGAAGCATAATGCTTACTTGTCCGTATCACGGTGGCGGCGTAGAGAAGAAGCCGTCTATGGGAATGACAACGAGAGAAATAAAGAAAAGAGATAGAGTTATACCTATTGGATATAGTCATTGTTTCAGTTGTCATGAAAAAGTTACGCTAGAAAAATTCATTTCTCATTGCTTCGGCTTAAATGATGGTGGTGCATTTGGTGCTAGATGGTTAATAGATAGGTTTACGTCTGACATTGACAATCGTGCTTGTTTCTTTACGCCAATCAAGCAAGAAAGTACAGAAAAGAAACAAGAATATGTTAGTGAAGATGAGCTAGCAAAATATTCATTTATACATCCGTATATGAAAGAACGGTATCTGGAATATCAACAGATTGTTGACTATGATGTTGGCTATGATAAGTTGACTGACTGCATAACCTTTCCAGTACATGACACAAAAGGAAGGACACTATTTGTTGTTAGAAGAAGTGTTAGGGGAAAAAGATTCTATATACCAGATGGAGTTGATAAGCCGTTATACGGGCTATATCAGGTCATAAAGAACTTTTATGATTCTGTTGAGCTATATGTATGTGAAAGCATTTTCAATGCTCTTATGTTGATTAAATGGGGTAAGCCTGCTGTTGCCTTGTTGGGTACAGGCAGTGATTATCAGATAGATATGTTAAGGGGACTGGATTACAGGAGGATAATATTATGTCTGGATAATGATTCAGCAGGTGAAATGGCAAGCAACAAGCTATGCAGAAAATTGGACAGGGATAAGCTTATATCTAAATTAGTCATAAAGGAAAAAGGAAAAGATATAAATGATTATGGCTATTTAGAAACATTTAATGATTTTATGAATTATTGTAAAGAAGAAAGAGGAATTTAATTATGGCGAGAATTAGTTTTGAAGAAATGAACGCGAGACTTGATAAGCGAACAAAGAATGATAATACACGTACTGAAAATACAGCACGAAAGTTTTTGAATAAGGTACAGCTAAAGAAGGATAAGGCGCATACCATTGTTCGGCTACTTGTTGATAAGCCAGAGGATATTGAGATCTATAGTACTCATACAGTGCGAATGACAAGCAAGAATGGAAAGTCATATCCAGTAGAAGTTAGCTGTCTTGGTGACGGATGCCCTTTGTGCGAAGCGTCAAAGAAGTTTGCTGGCGATCCATTTCCACAGATGGTTACACGAGTGAATGATTCATTTTATGCACCTGTTATCAGCCTCTATAACTATAAGGGAGAGCGGGAAGATAGCTATGAACTATTTTCTCGGTCAACGAACTATTATCGCACAAACCTAATGGGCTTTATGACACGATATGGAATTGATAACTATATTGAGATTGAGCGTGTAAATGGAGCGACACCAGCACAGACACAGTGGAATCTATTTGAAGCGCGAAAGGACTTTGAAGGAAATGCACTTGATACATCAGAGAGTGTTGCAAGTCTGCGTGCGAAGTTTGATGTTCAAAATGATGATATTTTTGGTAGAGATGATTCATTTATCAAGAACTGGACAGCAGAACAGATGAACCAGTATCTTGAGACTGGTGAATATCCATCTGGCAAGAAGGAAGTACAACAGGAGGTTGTTACGCCACGTGCGCGGTCGGTGAACCACGGATTTTGATAAAATTGGGCAGGATAAAACCTGCCTTTTTGTTTGACAAAAATCCATAAATATGTTATACTTGCTATGTGCAAGGAGGAATAAGAATGACGTTAGGAAGTCTATTTGACGGCATTGGTTCTTGGATGCTTGTAGCAGAGAGACTTGGAATAAAGCCACTGTGGAGTAGTGAAATTGAAGCACTTCCAATGAAAGTAAGCAATGCTCATTTTCCAGATGTTAAACAGTTAGGAGATATTAGGCATATTAACGGAAAAGAGATTGAGACAGTTGATATAATCACATTTTCTAGTCCTTGTCAAAATTTGAGTGTTGCTGGAAATAGAGCTGGTTTATGTGGAAAAGAAAGCAACTTATTTCATGAAGCTATACGCATTATAAGAGAGATGAGGGAAGCGACTAATGGAGAATATCCAAAGTTCATTGTGTGGGAAAATGTCAAAAACGCATTTAGAACCAATAAAGGGAATGATTTTAGAACCGTGCTTGAAGAAATCTCAGAAGCCGATATTCCAATACCTAGATCTGGAAGATGGGCAAACGCGGGATTGGTTAGAAGCAAGAACTGTGACATTTCGTGGAGGCTCACTGATGCAAGAGGTTGGGGAGTTCCCCAGAGAAGAAAGAGAATCTTCCTTATCGCAGATTTTAGACCAAACAACGGGGGGCGGCAAGGAAGATTTGCAGAAGTATTATTTAAGTCCAAAAGCGTGCCTTGGAATACTTCGGAGAGTGAGAGAAAATCATATACTTCTGCCGATGGAACTAATGGATACATTAAAAACACAATCTATGATATGACTCATGCAAATGAAGCCCTTAGATATGTTGGAGAGGACTGTATACAGACCTTAAACGCAAGAATGGGTACGGGTGGAAAACAAATACCTGTTATACATACATATAATAGTTTAAGCCGTTCTGGAATACTTAGGAAGTTGTCACTGTCAGAATGTGAAAAACTACAGGGACTTCCAGTTGGGTATACTGCTTACGGAGGGAGTTCGGCAAGATATAAAGCCATTGGAAATGGTATTGCTATTCCTTGTGCTACACATGTTTTAGGCAATATAAAAGAAGCATTGAGTGGAGGTGATTACTTGAAAACATGAAAATAGACGAATTATGGGAGAGTTCTTCGGAAATATCATCACAGAGGGATAGCACGAAAAGACCTAAAGATAGAAGATGGGCACCAGGACTACATAAACCAACTGGATTTTACAATGATTGTTGGACATATTGGTTTTTAGAAAATATGACCCCGTATAAAACGCTTGAAGAGTTATTTGATAGCGGTGACATAATATTTGACTATGAGAGGACGCAAAAGTGCAGACAAAAGAGTTCTTAAAGGCAATAGATACGATACATTCACTGATAACATATAATCCAATAAAGCCAATGACGGGTCTTGTTGAATTTTATGCAAAAGATGGTGAGATGAAACTTGGCGGGACTGACGGATTTACAACAGTAGTGGTTAAGATTGATTGTGATGGGGATATGGAAAATGCGGTTGTGTCATTACCAATGTTGTTAAAACTTGTTAAACTCACATCAAAAGAGAGTGTGTCTATTAAAAACAAAGGTAAGTACATTGAATTTAACGGGAACGGGAAGTATAAAATTCCAATACAAGTAGAGGCAGACGGGTCTGCAATACAACTTCCTCTATCAATGAAACCAATGTTGGATGGAAAAGAGTATAGTGCAGAGGAATTTGATAGGGCTGTAAAGAGAAATAAAGTAGCTGTATACAGTGGAGACGAACACGAAGAATTTACTCTTTACCATAATAAAGATGGCACGCTTGTAACAACTAACAGTGCTATTTTGGCAATCACGGGTAGTGTTGAACTTCCTATTGGAGATATAAAACCTTTTATTGTGGAATCACTGTCTAAGCTAGACGGAAAGATTTTGATGGATAACTATAGGGTGAGATGCGAAAACATTGAAATACAGTTCAACAATAAAATATGGAATAGCTTTCCTGTTGAACTGGTAGAGCCATTTTTATCCATTAGACTTACAGGTGCCGTAGGTGTTGATAAGAAGATGCTTTTAAACACAATAAAAAGGCAGTCTGTATTTAGAAACCCTTTTGAAGAACCGTCAATAAAGTTTTGCGTTGAAAACAACGAATTGTGGATAAAGAATACACAAGGAACATCAGAAGAAAAATTGGATATATGTGTAGATATGGAAGATAAAGAAGCAGTTGTAAAAACTGACTATGTACTTGGTGTGCTAAAAAATATGGAGAACGAATTAAATTTATATATAGAAGATGATTTTATTTGTATTGAAGATAATATTGGAAGATATATTATTTCAGTAATGGAGTGATAAATTTGGCAAGAAAGAAAAAGACATCAAATATATTTGATATATCGACGAAGAAAGTTTACGTGCAGAAGAGTATGTATGCTATTATTTCTGACACAGATAATGGTGTTGAATATGTTACTATTGGTAATGAACCAGAAGTGTTTGAGACAGAGGCAGATGCGTATGTGCGAATTAGCGAACTTAATCGAAAGGAAAAGGAACTTTTTGGTGGAATAACATCAAAATATCAAATTGTTTCGTATGTTGTAGAAGGAGTTATTTGATAAATCATGGGGAGAAAGTCACTATATGAGTTGCTTGCGTCTGCAAAGAAAGATGATGCAAAAGAGTTCTTACTATCTCTTACAAACTACATAGAAAAGTCTGGGGAAGAAAGACCTCCGTCAGCAAATATAACACCTTCTTCCCTTAAATGTATTAGGCAGATCGTCTATAAATTACTGTCAACACCAGTAGAAGATGAAAAGAGAAGTTATAACCTAAAGGGAATAACAGAGGTAGGGACACATAGACATGAAGTGCTTCAAGAATATATCACAAAGATGCCAATGTGGGGGTTCGTAGATGTTGAAGAATATGTTAAAGAAAAAGGGTTAGATCTTCGCATCGGCGAAAAAACGGATCATGAATTACATTTATATGATGATAAAAACAGAATATCATATATGTGTGATGGCATAATTAAGAATAATAATGGAAAATATTTCATCTTGGAGATAAAAACTATGATGGGTATGAAGTTTATGAGAATCAAAGATGATGTTCCAGATGAGTATAAACTTCAAGCAACTTGCTATAGTTACTTAATGCAAATTCCAGATGTTATGTTCTTATTTGAGGATAGAGACTTACTTACAAAGAAAGCTATGGTATTTACTCCAACACGAGAAGAAAAGAATCACATTAGGGATTTGATTTATAGAGCAAACAAGTTTGCGGATGAAAATATTATACCAGAGAAACCAGACGTAGATAGAAAAGTTTGTCAGTATTGTAGATATAAGAAAAGGTGTAATTCTGATGGCATTGTTCAAACTACCAGAGAGGACAACTGAGGATATTTCAAATATCTTAAAGAAAACACAAGAAACACATAAACCAAAAATAAAACTAAAAAAAGGAACACTGATGGAGAAAATTTCTTCAATCAGTAGGTTGGTCGAAAAGAATCTTGGAAGTGAGAAAAACAACTTCTTACTAATTACAGACGAGCAAGAGTGGATCAATTACTGCAAGAAAGCAGTAGAAGATGGTGTTGTTGCTATCGACACTGAGACTACAGGACTTGATAACATACTGTGTGATATAGTTGGCATATCAATGAAAAGCCCGTCACAGAAAGCTATGTACGTGCCAATCGGACATACAAGCCCTATTACTGATATGCTACTGGGAAATCAGATAAGTAAGGGATGTATTAAACATGGATTACAGATACTTATTGACGGAAACATAAAAATATATATGCACAACGCATATTTTGATACCGTTCTAATTAAGAAAGTATTTGGAATATGGTTGTGGGCAACATTTGATACACTAAATGCGTCACACCTCCTTAATGAGAATGAGGAACATGGTCTAAAATATCTGTATGTAAAGTATTGTGCAGGAGGACAAAAGGCAGACAAGTTCACAGAACTGTTTGGTGGAATACCTTTTAATTATATACCACCAGAAGTAGGGTTTCCGTATGCGGCAAAAGACGCAGACATGAGTTTGGATTTGGGAGAGTTCTATGAACCGTTCCTTACTGTTGGGACACAAGAATGTGCAGACTACAAACTTGAAAGAATTGCAAAGCTATTCTGGGAAGTAGAAATGCCAATTCAAAGAGTAGTGTGTGACATGAAGATTCGAGGTATTGAGTTTGACTTCAATCGCGCAAAAGAGCTAAAGGAAAAGTATACTGGATTGTTGAAAGAAGCGCAGGATAACTTTGCGAAAGCAGTAGAACCGCTAGAAAAAGAAATAAGGGAACGAATGGAGATCATGGGTGATATAGAATATCCAATAAATTTCAACAGCCCAAAACAGCTTCAAATCCTAATATATGATATTATGAAAACAGGTGTAATATTTCAAAAAGAACCGAGAGGAACGGGAAAGCATGTCATAAACGCAGTAATGGGACAGAAAAAATATGAAGGAACAAGAGTCAGAGAAATACTGTCAGCACTAGAAGAAGTAAAGAAATATGATAAACTCATAAGTTCTTTCATTGATAAGCTCACAGAAGATGCGCTAGAACATCATGGGAAAATACACTGTAACTTCAATCAGTGTGGAACTGATACGATGCGCTTTTCAAGTAGTAATCCTAAAATAAATTGGGCGTATGTAGCGTGAGCTATATATGGATTGTATCTAATTCGGTTTCGACAGGTACTTGGAGGCGTACCATTGTGATATAACCAAGAGAACCTCTCACTATATTAAAGAGGTAATACCGAGCCAAGCGTGTTGGTGACAACATGAGCGTGTGTAACGACTAGATAGAGTAATCTCAATGAGAAGAAATATCCACGAATGGTACATATCTTAGAAATAAGATAGTGATATAGTCTGAACATATGGGATGATAAACCATATGAGATATAGGATAAATAGCCTATATGATAACATAGTGAATTTACAACAAGTTCCAAGTAAAAACAAAGACATAAGAAATATGTTTGTTGCAGGTGAGGATAAAGTGTTTGTGTTTTTAGATTTCAGTCAACAAGAGATGATGGCAGTAGCATCACTGGCAGATGAAAAAAAGATGTTAGAATCGTTTAATTTTGGTAGAGACATTTATAGCCATGTTGCGTCTATTGCATTTAACAAAAAGTATGAGGACTGCTTAGAGTTTAATGCAGACGGGACAACAAACAAGGAAGGGAAAGAGCGCAGGAAACATGCAAAGGCAATTTGTCTTGGAATTTGCTATGGTAAGGGAGTAAAGGCTATTGCAGAGGACTTAAACGTATCAAAGGAAAAGGCACAGGAAATAAAAGATTCTATTATGGTTGCTTTTCCAGACCTTGCTAGATACCTAAAAAATGTTGTAGAATTTGGAAGAAAGCATGGATACGTTGAAAACTTCTATGGTGGACGGCGCAGACTTCCAGACTTGAATCTTCCTGAGTATGAAATAATACAAAAAGATAAGATTCTTACAGATAAGCAGTTTGAATACTACAGGAATCTATACTGGAATAGGATGAAAAATGCTTGGGGACAAGATGAAAAGAAGGAAATTATCAGTGAAGCAGAACGCAAAGGAATACTGATAAAACAAAATGGTGGATTTATCGCACAGGCAGAAAGACTATGCTATAATTACCCAGTTCAATCAACAGCGGCATATATTACAAAGAGAGCTATGCTAAATATTGCAAGAAATGAGAGATTAAAAGAGCTAGGAGTGTATATACTTTTAACCATACATGATGAATGTGGAATGAGTGTTCCAAAAGAACATTTACAGGAAGCAATACCTATTTTGAAAAAAGAGTTTCTTGCTGGTGGTGTAGGAATAGGCGCAGCACTAAGATGTGATATAGAGGTATCAGAATGTTGGAGTGGAGAACCGTATAAGGAGAATAAAAATGGGGCTTGATGCGTGGATGTATTCAACAGACGCGAGAGCAAAGTTGTCTAATATCAAGAAAGACAAAAACTTTAGATCTTACGAACTGGTTTATTGGAGAAAAAATCATAAACTAAATGATTTTATGCAAAGGTTATTCGTGGAAAAGGGGGGCAATTATGACGATTTTAATTGTTCTATAGTATTCCTCACGAAACAAGACCTCATGCGAATAGCCGAAGAGTTACCAGAAAATAAGGAACTTGTAGACGAAGCTATTTCCGAACTAAAGAACGGGATGGCAGTTTTTTATACCTGTTGGTGGTAGAGGTATTTGACAAATAAAGATAAATGTGATATAATTAAATATAACGATTATCAGGAGGAAATAAACATGGAGAATAAAGAGATGGATCTACTTCTCTCAGAAAAAGAGATGAGCATAGGGGGCAAGATGGTTACAGTAAAGCGGATCGCGCTTCTTGATACCATCCGAATTGCATCTAAGATTAGTGATCTTGTTGCAAAGGTGCTAGGAAATCCAGAGATATTTGATATTGCACTCAATAAGATTATGTATCGAAAAGAGGGAGCACCGCAGGAAGAAATCAATGGAGTTCGCATGACGGGCATCATAGATCTTCTTGGACTTATTGGTGACGATAGTGTTGACATTATTAGATACATCATTCTTAAATCAACTAATATGACAGAGGAAGAAGTAGAGAATGTTGATTGCCTTGAAGGAGTTGACCTACTTACCGAGGTTTACAAGATAAACAAGGGTTTTTTCGTGAATTGTTGGAGCAAGCTAAACGCAAACCTGACTCCAAAGAAGAAGAAATCAAAAAAGGAGAAGTAGAAGTAACCATATACGATGCAATAAACACACTTGTTGCTCACGGTCATGATAAAGAAAAAATAATACATACCTACTCAAAAGATGAGATTTCCATGTTTTATGAGAAGTGCATAAAATATGATATGAGACAAAACGCCGACTTTATCGAGGGCGTAATGGTCGGAATATCTGGTGCGTTTGGTGGAAGTAAGAAGATACCGAAACTTCTTGAGGATATGAGAAAATGAAGCCCTGCAAAAGTAGGGCTTTTTAATTAGGGGGAGATGAATAATTTGGCAAAAGTAGTACAAGAAGTTGAGTTTAAAGCAAAAGCTGATAAAGCGATTGCAGAGATAAAAGAATTAAATAAAGCAATAGACGGCGCAACAAAGTCACTTCAAGGAAACATTAAATTAGGAGTAGATAGTACATCAGTAGACAAGGAGCTAAGTAGCTTACGAAAGCAACTTGACGGACTTACTGCAAAGATAAAGACCAACTTTGATGATAAAGAAGTAACGTCAAAAATAGCATCAATTAGAAAGAAACTAGACGATATTAGTGGGAAGTCAATAAATATTGATTCGTCTAGTGCAAAAGGTGCGGAGAGTGCAATCTCAAGAGTAGCCAATGCCCTAAAGGGATTGTCTGGAAATGCTTCTGTGAACATGAAATCAAGTGGGTTTGAAGATACAACATCAAAAGCATTATCACTTGGTAAAGCATTAGATTCAATAGTCGGAAATAAGAAGGTAACAACAACCTTAGAAGATAACGGCACGCTAAAAACCCTTGAAAAGATAAGGGACGCGATTGCGGATATAAAAAGAAATAGTAATATAAATATAAATGCAAGAGCAAATAGGGTAGAAACTGGATTGTCTGACGGGACTAATCGTAGGTCTAGGAGTAGATTTCAAAGACATACTAATGGAAAAGAGTACGAAGTTGACGATCTGCTAAGAAAAGATAATCATATTGACGAGGCACCTTGGTATGCAAAAGCATCTTCCAATGCTATTTATTCAATCGGTCGTGCAAGTAAAGGTTTCGGTTCAGCACTAGAAGTTGCGGCATATCAGCTAGGAGAACTTTCTAAAAATGCTGGTACTGGTGGAGCAAGTGGGGCTATTGGAACATTTGCTGCTAGGATACTTCCTGGTATTGCTGTCCTTACTGGTGTATTTGCGGCGTTTTCATCGTTGCTAAGTATTACGTCTACACTTGGAACTGCGCTAATGCAACTTGCTTCACTTATATATGAAGCATTAAAGCCAGGAATAGAACTATATGTAAAGAAGTCTAAGGCTACATATGGTATGGCTGCGGCGATACAGTCACAAGGATACGTTGGTGGAAAAGGGTTTAAAGACGCCTATGGTGAAGCCTCTGGTGCAACATCTATAGTATTATCTCAAAAACTAATGAATAAGGCTATGCTTGATGCAGAAAAGTCAGTATTTGATTTCTCAGAAATAATTGAATCTTTGCAGGGTACTCTGCCGATGCTAATGAGTAAGGGTATGAGCCTTGACCAAGCATATAGAGTAAATAAAGGCATAGCTGCGACAGCAAAGACACTACAGTTAGCACCAAATCAGGTTCTTCAAGAAACAAGAGACATAGCACAGAATAGTATAACATCTCGTTCGTCACAGGTAGCAAATGCACTACATATCACAAATGATGATCTGAAAAAGTTCGGCGATGACGTAGATGCAAGATTTGACTATCTAATGCAGAAGTTTGCAAGCTACAAAGAAATGTTAGAAGAATATTCAAATACACCTGTTGGTGCATTTGAACGTATGCAAGATAGACTATTAAAAGTAAGCTCAGATATTGTTGAAAATGTAGCCCCAATGTTTATGGGACTATTTAACACCATTACCAATGCTACTGGTAAATGGGTAGACGAGATGGGCAACGAGTTTGATATTGTTGATAATAAGTGGAAACAAAAAGGAAAAGATTATGGACTAGATGCACAAAAGAACATTGTTCAAGGTGGACTTGATGTAGATAGTGAAGTTGGAGAAGCAAAATTTATTCCGACAGAGGCAGTAGAGAAACTAAAAGAAGCACTGCCTGAAATAATAGAAATGGTTGCGGAATTGGCAGATGGATTTATTGCCTTTTTGGAACAACTCACTGGAACAGAAGATCCGATAGATGCAATTATTGAGCTTGTTAAAGATGCTATTCAAATATTCTTTGAACTTGCAAGAGCCGCAACATGGGTTGGAGATGTAATTGTTGAAGCATTTACCATTATGGAAGCACCAATAATGGCTGTTATTAGGCTACTCCAACTAATTGGTGCAAAAGTAAAAATACTTTATTCTTCCTTTGTTATGCTTGGAGCAGGTATCGCAAAGGCACTTCTTTCAGCAGTTGATGCTTTACCAAGTGGTGTTAAGAAATTTTTCGGAATAGACGATACTGGGGTAAAAGAATCTCTTGGGCGTGTGAATAACTGGGCGCAAAATTCTGCAAAAGACTTTAAAAATTCAGTAGAATGGAATCATAACCTTTCAGAAAAAACATGGTCAGGTAGTGGATATAGTTTTCAGAAATATTTAACTGAAAGATATGGGGAACTAAGCAAGAAAGGTACATTAACAGAATCACTAGAAAAAGGAATAAAAGATTTCCAAAAGACTATGGAGAGGCAAACAAGTGCGGCTAAGAAGGTCGGATTAAATGACGTAAAAGGTAATCCTAATCCAGAGAATGACGAGAAGGCGAACAAGAAAGCACAGAGAGAAGCAATAAAAGCATCACAGGAGGCTATGAAAGAGCATATTCAAGGCTTAAAGGATGCTCTGAAAGATGCGCTTGATGACTTAAAAGATATTCTTGATAAAAATAAAATAGCATTTGATGAAGGATTCATGTCAATTAAAGACTATTACACACAAAAGGCAGAAATTGAAAAGCAAGAAGCTGAACTAAGGCTACAAGAAGCGCAAGAAGAATTAAAGACAATACAAGGATCTCAGTTCAATAATGATTATGAAAAAGTAAAAGCACTACATGATGTAGAACGAGCAATACGTGAAAACGAAAAGAAACTTGGAAATGCAGTAGATGGAATCCGTGGTGTATCAGAGGCAATAGCGAGAAATGAGCAATCAAGAGATGATATGATAAATGCCGTATTTGGTTACGGTATGCCAACGTCATCAAAGAAAAGTGTTGCAGTTCCAGGACAACCAGCGGCAATAGATCTTAATGCTGAAAATACACAAGGAATGGCAAATGAAGAAATAGCATATAGATTCCTTACTTCTCAAGGATATAGTGATGCTATTGCAAGAGGAATAATAGCTGCTCTAAAGGGCGAATCATTAGATAATCCAGCAGATGTCCATTGGGATGTGGATGGCTATTCTATGGGCATAGCAAGTTGGCATGATGTCGAAGGCACATACGGAAGAATGTCTGCGCTAAAGGATTTTGCAGCAGCTAATAATAGTGATCCCATGCACATATTAACACAGCTTGCATATTTAGTAAAAGAACTTAATGATACCGAGAAAGCACAGTTTGAAGAAGCACTTGCTTACTATAATGCAAATGGTCAGACAGCAGAAGCTATGACATATGCTTTCACTAAGTTTGTAGAAAGACCCGCAGACAAAGAAGGAGAAGGAATAGGCAGACAAAGATTCTTACCAGGAATAAATGATATTTTAGCAAGTGCAAATTCTCAAAACAGAGCTGCGTCAGCACAACAGAGCGCGGCAGAAGCTATGAATAACGCATCTTCACAAATGGAAGGTGTAGAAAAGACATTGGTTTCTAGTAGTGGCGAGTTGATGGGATATACGCCAGATAAACAGAATAATTTCCACGGATTTGACACAAGATATTTGAACTTTGATGATTTTAATGAATCTGGGGAGAGCCTAGACAGAGTACAAGAAAATGTAAAAATGGCTGTCAATTTGTTGGCTAAGATGTATTATGAACAAACACATGAAAGACTAGAGCCAACTAGCTTTACTGGTAGTGACAAGCACAGTAGCGGTGGAAATTGGGGACACTACCAAGGATGGAAAATGGATGTCTCCAAACTAATGAATAAGAATGTCCTTGAAGAATTGCTTAGACAGTTCGGCGTAGGTGCTGGATGGGAAGGGGATCACTGGGACGTATCCTTTGGTAAGGGTGGTGTCGGCGGTCAGCAGATAACAGCAAATAGCACTGGCGAAGATTGGTACAATAAGATGATGGGAGCTAGATGGCAAAGTGGTAGCCTTGTTCCAGGTGGCTCTTATCAGACAAAAGCAAGTAATACACAGATAGAATCTGAAACAAACAAACAGTTAGAGAAGTTTAATGAAGAAATGCTTCAAGTAACAGCAGATTCTCAGTCAAATATACTAGACATTTACGGAGAAGATTATAAAGCCGCACTAGCTTCAAAGACACTACAGATAAGAGAAAAATATAAAAAAGTAGCTAAAAAGATATTAACAGAGATGCCAGAGGGTGAAGATAGAGATAAGCTACTTGTTGCATTAAAAACAAACTTCTTGGCAGAACTAAATCAGGCTGAATCTGGATTACTTGAAAGAAGATTGGACTATAACTTAAAGGCTGCTAAAACATGGGGTGAATATGCTGGATTTGAAACATTCCAGAGAAACCCAGGATCAATGGATCTATCTACATTTATGCAGAAATACATGAAGTATTTTTACGATGACCTTGGTAATCCGTTGTCTCCGTCATTTGTAATGGATAAGATGTGGTCTAAGGTTAGAGACTTTGAAGCTATAGGGCAAGTAGATAAAGCACAAGATTTGAGAGAAAAAATACTAAAAGCGTTTGATACGCTTGGAGAAATATTTAATCAGTACATCAACCAAATCACCACTTATTATGGAAATTATGATAAGTGGGTTGATACCACTGATATGACAAGTTATCAGAAAACATTTGCACATAGAGAAGTTAAAGCCAGAGAGAATGAGCAAAAAGCACAGGTTTATGGAACGTGGCTTGAATCTGTAAATAAGTCGCTTGGTCAATATGATGAACAAATTACAAGCGTAAATAATAACCTTGCTAAATATATTGAACTAGAAAGACTTACAAAAGACCCAAACGAGAAGAATGAATATAGAAATAAGATTGCTGTTCTAAAAAGTGAGCAAGAAGGATTAAGATTACAGAAACAGAAACTTGTTATGCGTGGTCAAGAAATAAAATCAGCAAAGCTACTTGCAGAGCAAGAAAGCCATCAGCCAGAACTTATGAGAGATTTGAAAAAAGAAGCAAAACAGGCGTTTGCGGACGGTCTTAATAAGTTCTTAACAGATGGTATAAATTCAGCTAATAGTCTCAGCGAAGCACTTAGGAACATGATTGTTGACTTCTTAAAGTCGATGCAAAAATTCTTCGCGGATAGACTTACATCAAATCTAATGGAAACACTATTCCCGACAAGAAGTGAAAAAAAGTACGGCAAGGATGAAAATGGCAATCCACAAGATCAGTATGCTTCAACAATGGCATTACGTGGGGAATCTACATCATCACAAATTTGGCAAGGTAGACATAAATTGCAAAATAATCCTCTTGTTATGACAACGATTTCACCAATGCAGGGAATAGATATTAGTCAACCAAATCTACATCCTTGGGAGAAAAAAGACGCATTTCAGGTTAAAAATTCACCTTTGGATAAAGTAGACTACAAAGGAAATGCTGTAAACAGTCTAACTGGATTTGGCACACAGTTACAAAATGCAACACTATATCTAGGAAACTTCGGTGCAGGAACGGATTCTGCAACAAAAGCAACACAAGATATGGCACAAAGCATCACAAACAGTGCATTAGGAGATCAAGCAGGAGGTCAGATTTCTCAAATAGCGCAGACCATAGGACAAAATCTTGAGATGGCAGGACAAGGGCTAGTACAAGCGATAAATACCATAACCAATAGTCTAGGAGGCATGGGGTTCGGCGGCGGATCCCTAATGGGAGGACTGCCAATAACAGGCTTTGGAATCGGTGGCGGCAACAGAGGGATGAAGCCAAGCATAGGAAAGCACGCAGATGGTGGTCTGATTTCGGGTATTGGAACAGGAACATCTGACAGCATACCTGCTATGTTAAGTAATGGTGAGTTTGTTGTAAAGGCTAGTGCTGTTAGACAGATGGGAACAAACTTCCTCAATGCAGTAAATAATGGGAATCTTTCAAAGATTAGAGCACGTCTACCAAGATTTGCTGACGGTGGTGCAGTAGGAGACGCACAACAAGAAACTGCAAGAGGAATGACCTCGTTCGCTGAGAAAGTTGGTACAAGCGTGTCTACTACAAACAATATGAGTATAGCAGTTGTTGATAATAAAGAACAGGCTATGGAGCACTTCATGAAAACTAAGGGAGAAAGATATATACTAGATACAGTGAGAGGAACAGGACGTGCATTTGCACAGATGAGCTTTAGCAACTAAATTGACAAAAACCTACTAATATGCTATAATAATTAGTGATATTGGTAGGTTTATTTTTTTTTATGAGGGGAGTAGCACGATGAAAGTTGATAAAGATATTATGAGCGGATTAGAGGAATATCTAAATATTCACTTAAAGCAGATTGCAAGTAACAGAGTGCCACATGATTCAAGAGACTATAGTGTTGGCGTAGCAAATCAGTTAGTGCAGTTAATGACAAATTTAAGCAAATTGCAGACACAAGAAGTACAGTTAAGTGTTATGGAGAACATGAAAGATGTAGATCTTAGTACAATAGATTTTAATAAGATGCTAGAAAAACTTATGAGGGGTGATGTTTAATTGTATGTAACAGGAAATACCTATAGTATAGGCATACTATTTGATGAGATACGTAAGGCGTTGGTGGCTGTTGGCTGGACACCATATAAGTTATCAGAAGATACTTATATTTATTGCGGAACTGGTAGTGGACAAGATAAGATTTATATAATGATTAGCTATCATAACCTAGAGAATAAGATTATAATTGATTCAGCGGTTGGTTATGATGATAAGCTAGGGTTCTTTGAACAACCAGGCTGTCTACAGCAGTATCTAAAGTCTGAGGGCAAATATGACGATGAGAAAGAGAATTTTGCGCCACAGTACAAGGCAAATGAACCTGCTTTCACAATAACAAAGAATGAAAGATTTTTCTATTGGATATTTGTAGATACTTACAGAATTATTGTTGTATGTAGAATGTCAATCGTGTATGAATCAATGTATCTAGGATTCCTTAATCCTATTGCGTCAGAAAGACAGTATCCATATCCAATGTATGTGTGTGGAAACACAGTAGCAGGTACTAAGGAATGGACAGCAACAGGATTAGGTTCGTTTGTATTCCCTAATGGTGGTAGTGGATGGCTACGCAGAGCAGATGGAAATTGGAGAGCGTTTGCAGCTACAAAGCCAAATCCAAGTCCTTCATCAACAGGGACAGTATTCCCATATACTTCACATAACACAAAGCTAATTCCTAACTACAAGGAAACTGATAGCATCAATCAGGATAACTTCTTGCTTATTCCAATAATGCTACAGACAAATGACCCTGTAGACTTAAATGGACTACTTAGAGGATGCTATTGGATTTCGGGCGCAAGAGATATTGACGCAGAAAGAATTTTGCAGTATGACGGAAGCAAGTTCATTGTATTTGACACACAGATGGATAGAGGAGCAAATACATATTTTGCTATTAAGATAGAAGAACAGGAGTAATGCCTATATGATGTATGAGACAGGGGAAGCAATATCCCTAAAAGAAATGTTGGACAAGTTTTTGGTGTTTGCTCAAAAATATAATGAATCTACTGTCTCATGGCAACTCATTGATGATAGATCAGATTCATTTTTTGGTTCAACCCTAAAAATACCACTTGGAGAATATAAATACACGGGGTATAAAGACAAGAAAATATGGATGATAAACTCATCTGATTTCTTTGATAACGTAGTATTTGATGAGAATAAATCAATACATATGGATAGTTTAGTTCCTATGTTTGAAAAAATGCTTGATGGAAGTCATATAAGTGTTGTAAATATAGAAGATAAGGCTACAGCAACTAATTTACTAAAAGCATTAAAGAAACAAACAGACCTGCCAGATGTTGTGTTTTTTGGCGGGGTTACTGAAACTATGCTTGCAGATGGAAACATTGATAGTTATGACGCACTCGTAGATTGGTGCAAGGAAAATAATATAGAACTAAGACTGTTCTATTTTAGTCATGATGGTAAGAACAAGTATAAAGATGATGTTAGAGAGTCTAAGCATCAGTTCTTCTATTTTAGGGATGAAATACTAAATGACCCGATGGAAGAGGTTGTAGAGATTCAAGAAGAGTATGAGAGAAAAAATGATTCTATATTCTTTTCAAACTTTACAATCTATTGGCGAGAGAAAGATGTTCCAAAACACTTTAAGGATAGAAATGAAAAAGAAGAAGAACAGTCCATACTAGACAGACCAAGAAAAGAATCATTTAGCAGATTCATGAAAAAGATAGACATAATCATGAATATCACGCTAAAAACCTTTAGACCTGTTTATTATACTTCATTTCAGTACAGAAATATTACTGGTGGAAGTTATAGAGAGTTTTTCCACACAAAACATGATGTGATGAGCGAAGAAATAAATAAGATTGAAGGTGTTGGGAAGCGTTCTATTCATGGCAAGGGTGGAATACAAGCATTTAATGACACAGGCGAAATGATTGCGGTAGGACTTCATATGTCCTATGATAGAGATCTGTGGATGGCAGAACAAGGAAATATAACCTGTGAAGCAGAGGCAAATGACGGAACTAATCACATGAATCTTCTGCCATTTTGGGACTTTAGAGGTGGTATGCCTTATCAAAGACTCGATATACCAGAATATCCAGGAACAGGTTGCCCTTGGCTAACCATATCAAACAGAAATAAGTCAGAATATGGTATTGATAAAGACAACAAGATAAAATATTATTTTTCAAAGTCAAACAAGTGTGCAACTATAGTGTTCAGAATAATGGACAAGAGTAGAATATATACTGATTGTTGGCAAACACTTGTATTTGGATGTTTTAAGTATGATACACATTCAACAGTACCACCACTTTATGTGGCAGGTGGAAATCAAGCATTAGTGCCAGATGTGTGGATTTATTTCCCGCCAGACTTACACGTAAACGGACTAAGATATTTGCTAGACATGAAGAATCCGTGCCTATCAAATAGTAATTTAGCATACCCAACAGATTTTGGGTTTTCTCATATGTCTAATTTTAGGGTTCTTGGGTATGATGGAAAATGGAGAGACGTATTTAGCCTAAACCAGACATATACAGAATATCAGTATTTTGGCGTTTGTGAGAATCCAAAACAGTGGGGAGTTCCAGTAAATTATCCGACATATCAAGGTAGTGGGCATAGCAGTCATATACACAAGAATAAGATAAAATATTTTGAATTGTACCATATAGTAGAACCAACATATTACACAAAGAAAGACAGACATTTACTAAAGAGTAATATAGAAGTATCTGTTAGGTTTAGTGAAGGGACAGACGAGCATAACCTCCACGGAAACATAGTAAATTGTTATATGACACCAGATTTTGACAAGGAAAGCGGAATAGTTGTTGATGGAAATGATAAATATGTATTAGTACCAAATGGATGGGATGAAAGACTATGGCATTATGATTGGTATTTAGGAAGAATATATTGGGGCGGTGTAAATGAATATGGCATAGACGCAAATACATACAACACACAAGTAGCCAATGAGACAGCATATAGGAGATACCACAACGAAGAAAACAGATATGAGGGTAATGAAAGAAAAATAAATACTAAGCTCCTTATTAAGTCTGGCGAGATAAGGAATGTTCGTGATTTTGACCTAAATGCAGATAATGAGATAACCAAAAATAATAGTGATTCTGAACATCGGCGCAAGTTAATGGATATGTATATCAGACTAGAAAGACCAATAGTAGGATATATAAAACATGGAGAGCCAAACACGACAGAAGTAATGAAGTCTGCTAAGATAAGTGATAATGGGTATTATTGGTATACAACCCCAAAAGAAAATGGAATGTCCCCAATAAATCATTGTAAACACATTTATCCATTTCCTCAATATAAAATAGAAGATTTAATAGATATACTAAGTAATGCACCAAAGAATCATGGGAATATGATATTACAGTTATATGAAGGAAAATATCTTGGAGATTCAGATCTCTATAAGGATGCTACAAAGATTGAGGATACTTGGAATAAGCTATTAGACGCACATAATAAATATAATAAGGATAATGATTTTATTGTGTTGATATTTGGCGGTAAGCCCTTGTCAGAATATAGTAGTTATACACAAACGCAGTATGAACAGTCATTTAGAAATAAGAGAACATTTTCACCATTAGACAATAAAATAATTAAGAAGATAAAAGATGCTGGTGGGCTTGTGTTTGACATACAGGACGCAATAGAAAGTCTATACACGGACATAGATAAATTTAATAGAACTGCACATATTGGGGATAAGTTTTCTGAGGAATTTTCACAGAGAATATCTGCTTATTTAGATAATATGGTGGCAGAAAAATGGAATCGTACAAATATTGACACTATAGTAGAATTACAGTTCTACGCAGATGGTAGAACACTATTAGTTGATTGGGGAGACGAAACACCACTAGACTATTACACTGGATGGGAAGTATTGCCAACTAATACATTTAGACACTATAGTGATAGGCTAGGATACTATAAATATAGAACAAGAATGAGACATCACTATAAGGATGAGGGGTATTATACTATAACCATTTATGCAGAGAATAATGACAGCTACAAGAATAAGTTAGTGTTCCACAAGGATAATGATAAACACAATGGCTTAATACAGTTTTTTGGTGAGGTAGACTGCAAGAAAGAATTTAAGTGGTATGATGATAAAAATAATCCAGTGTCTAAAGATCCAGAAATAGTTGTAGCAAAGACTAAGTTCTTTGGTGGGCTAAGTATAGATGGTGCAACAGTTCCAAGAGAAAATGATAAAAAGGATTATACCATAAATCCGGATTTCTACTATGCACACAGAGCACCAGAGATGAGTTATACCAGTCCAAGATATATTGGATATACGTTCGCAGATGATGGATTGGTGCAAACAGTAGAAGAAAATCATAAGCAAGTTGTTGTACCAGATCAACCACTTGTATCACTAAATGCAGGGGCAAAGATAAGTGATGAGATTGAGCCTATGCACAGTCATTGGCTAGGTAGTCTAATAAACTATCAAACCAATGGAAGATTTGAAGATATATTTGAGAACCAAGATAAGACATGGTGGATGATTTTACAAAGAACTGGTGCGACTAAAAAGGACAAGAAGAAGTTTGTGACAGAATCATTCGGGACACAAAACTACGAGAATATAGCTGATTTCCACTTTTACGAAAAGAACATCTTAGAAGATAAGAAGTCATGGATTCATATATACGAAAATACATTTGAGAATATATATTTTGACGGGGCAAGAGATTCTGCCTACTTAGATGTATATAATCTTGAGTATAAGAATCCTACAATACATCTATGTAAGAGAGTAAAGACATTCTATGTAGATCACTTCCCAGAAATAAAGCAAGGAGACGTAAAAGTGAATGTATATTCTGACACGGATTTCTTTGTTATAGACATGACAGGACAGATGAAAAACGCAATATTCTATTGCAAGAAAGAGCAGATAGAACACTTTAGTAATGCTAATCCAGAATTAACATTTAAGGAGTTGATAGTATAAAATGCACAAAAGATATATGAATGTTGATTCTTGGCAGGAAAAGGTAAAACAGTTTATAAAAGATATGCTAAAGGATAGGAATATAACAGAAACAGGAAATGTTATGAAAATCGACTATCCAGAAAAGAAGATGTATGTTAAGGTTACAATAGACAGTGAACTTAGCGCATCAGCATATTTTACTGATAGTCCACATAAGAATGAAAAAGCTCAAGATTATATGTTATATTCACATCAACATATTGATATGCTAGATTATCAGTTTGATGAAATTGAAACAGCAAAAGCAAGAGCAAAAGTAATTGAGGCTAATGAAAGAGCATTTAATCTGATAAAAGAAACTAAGCTATATTATAAAGAGTTTGCAGATGAATACTATAAGGAACAAATAGCAAGCAATATACATAAAATAAGAAAATTTACAGAAACTCCAAAAAGAGTTACAGGGAAGTTTCCAGTAAGAGTTACATTCTCTCTATATGTACCAAAAGGAGAAAATGTGCTGTGCCTTGACTGTTTTTATAATGAGGGAATATTTTCTTTTATACTCACAACGGACGAGTATCCAAAAACATCAACACACTACTCCTTTGGATTTTTTGAGCAAGAGGATAAAGCCATAAAGGGTGGGTTCATGATACTTGCACAAAAAGCAAATATAGATGGATGTGGATATGGACTAGGTGAGTATGATAAAGTAACACCGCTATATCTAAGAAGGTCAGTAGGTGGGGTTTGGGCGAACGCATATAATAAGGTTATTGCAGAGGGAGAAAAACTGTTAGCGTTATTGAAGTTTTATGAGATGCTAAAGGAAGATGAAAAAATAAATGATGAAGTGGAGTTCAATGAAAAGTTAGACGAAATTATGAAGAACTTCAAAAAGAGCATCACGCAAAAAACAAAAGAATATCTGGAAAAGGCGAAGCAACAGAAAATGGATGATGCATTTCACGTTCAACCAGATATATATGCGCCACCACCAAGACCATTTGAAGAAAGATTTAATGATGCTATAAAAGATGATGTTGACAGTATGAAAAAGCAGATAAAAGATTTATATAAAGACATGAAAGACAAGAAACATCAATCAGATGATATATTAAAAGAGATACATAAGTTATGGCATAATGATTTTATACATGACGCTACAAATTTAGAGAAAGCTACAGATAGTGACAACACTGTATGGTGTGAAATAAATGATAGTGTATCTCCACCAAATGCAACTACGTTTGGAGATAAGAATAATAACTTCTTGATGGGTGCAATAAAGGTCATAGTAGACGATTCCGATAAGAAAACAACTAAGATGAAGAGACTTATAGCAAATGATTTTACATTTGTAGACGTTCCTAGCACTAACTCTTGGTTTGTTACAGATTTTTATACCTATTTGCCTAGGTATGATGTAAAGAAATACAAGACAGGGACACTATTACACACGTCACAAAAAGGAATGACACCAGCACCGATGAATTGTGATTTTAGTGCGGAGCCATTATTTACGTCAATAACAAGGCATACAACAGAAGATGGTGTTGGTGTATTCTGGAATCCAGATATATCATCATATGAGTTTGTAAAAGAGCTGCCAAATTATTTCAAGGATTGGTTTGAAAAATTAACTATATCAAAGAGTGCAGGAAAATGTAACGCAGATATAAATACAGCAAACCCGAGTACAGAAATATTGCCAACTATATTTTATGTGAGAAGAAATCCACCAGGACTAGCAGATGATGGCAAGGATGACCCAAAGGATGATTCATTTGGTACATTTAGTAAAATAGGGATGACACACGGCATAAATTTCTGTAGTATGTTTAATATGAGTAGTTTGGTGGTAATTACTCCTAGACATAATGTTGATGGATATTATGGATGTTTTTCACTAGGCAAAAGAAAGAATCCACCAACAATAAATCAAAAATGGTGTAGTGATAAGATACCGTTCAACAATGACGGAATACATCATATAGATTCACCATTAAACACAGATAGTGCATACGGTTATTTGAATAATTATGGGTTAGCCTACTACATAGGGGAGGAGATAATGTAAATGTATACAATAAATAAAATGACAAGTTTTGCGGAATTTGATAAATACTTTTGCAATATCGCTAATGCCTATTGGGGAGGCGATATGTTTAGGTTCGATGACGCAGAAGATTATGGGAATAGGATGCAAAAGTGGGAGCAGGTAGATGACCGCTTCCACTCTTTTTATGGGAGCACATATGAAGTACCACTAGAGCCAATAGCACAAAGAGAAGAAGCCGTTAAGGTGGCAATAGTTGGTGATAAGTGGCTAATGTCAGAAAATATATTATATAGGAATCCAGAATATAATAGAATAATGACAGAATTAGATAATAGGTGGGCAATTACAAAGTATTATTCTGTAAAAGACGAAATAAAAGATATATTTCCGAACGCAGAGATAGACATTGTTGGAGACTATTCAAATGAAGCGACTACACTAAACACATTAGATAAAGTAATTGCATATGTAAATGCACATAAGGACATAGACTATTTGATATGTAACACAACAGACCCAAAAAGAGATAAGTTAAAAGAACTAGATATATTATGTTCAGAGAATGATATAAAGTGCTTTATAGCAAGTACGCCTATAGATACTATGGAGGATTTTGTTCCATACATGAAAGAGGTAAGGGATAATGACTACGAAGCCATATTGTTTGACGTAGCAGAATTTGTGTATAAGCACTTAAACATTGTAAAGTATAAATGTCATGTAGAAGGTACATATACAGGAGATCAGATAGAACGTGAATGTGGATGGCTATATAAAACAAAAAAGGATGAACCGCTTTCACAAAAATATTTTGAACACTACTATGTAGAAAATGACGGGATAAAATGGACAGAGAAATATACAAAGAGATATACACAGTTCATATATGATAAAATAAAGAGAAAAGTAATAGAGCAGTTATTTGGGATAAAGAAAAACTCTTATTATATAACATTTAATCATTATTTTGTTGGTAGTAATATGAATGATACTATTTATGCAAAATTTTTTGGTACATATGGAGAATATCCTCTTGATGGCAAACAAAATGCTCAGTCATACGTAACAGGCGATATTCACGGCACATGGAGATTCGAGTCAAAATACTGCAATGACGGAAGCCACTGGAATTTATTTAAGAATAGTGGCGAATTTATCACTGTAAGTGTGTCACTAGGATTCAGTGAACATCTGTTTTCATGCGAATATTATGGAGCAACTGCATACGAAGAGTGGCTAAAGATGAATGACTACGTTAGCCCATTTTGTAACTTGCTAAAGATTAGGCAATGGTGTCCACCAGGGGGACATGAAGTAAGCATAATACCACCACCAATCTTTCATGGAACTGGGTGTCCTTGGTTTGTAATATCTGAGCAGAATAAAGAGCAGTACAAAAACAGACAAGATATAAAATGCCCAATAGAATTTATAATAAGGCGAGATAGTACGTCAGCAAGTGTTGTTATGCACCTGAATAAGACAGATACAGGCGAGAAAGAAATATATTCAGCAATCTCGTTTGGGAGATTTGAGCAATCGCATAGAGAAATAAATACAACATATTCGCTGTATGTGGCAGGTGGAACAACAGGACTTGTAAATGATATATATGTATACCAGCCAGCAGGAGGAGGATGCTTGGTATACGAAGAAGGAAACGTATATGATTTGAATGTTCAAAATATAGCCATGTCAAATTCTGACATTATAAATCCAACACAGTTCTATAATGCAAAATGGAGTAATTTTAAGGTGTTGTGCGAGGATTCAAAATGGAGAAATATATACACGTTAATGCAGGGGGCAGAGGTAATGACGTTTCCCGTGTGTGGAGGATGTCCACCAACATATGCTACAAGACTAACAAGACCAACTAATTATACACCAGATTGCATGATAACTAAGAATCCAATGAGCCAGAAGAAAAGATGGTTCATAAATACAAAAAAGAAATATAATGACATAAAAAAGGAAATTAGGAAATATAATATACAGATGGACGATATATCTGTTATAGTTAAAGGATTTGACAAGACAAATTACTTTCTTGGGAGTGTGCCAAATGTATATATACACTATGACCATATAATGCCACTAGGACTAATAGAGTTGGATGACGGAATGTACCTAAATCTACCATGCGTGTGGGATGAAAGACTTTATCATTATAAAATACACTTAGAGGTTGTAAATGATGAGTGGGAACATTTATTAACAGTGGAAGAATATGAGAAATATAAGATGGATGAAAAGAGAAATAAGATACTCTATAGGACGTTGATAAGATTGGGGGAATACTGATATGAAAATAGAATATACAGCAAGTGACCTCCAAAACATGATTGATTTTTCAAGTGAGCTAGATATTAAGAAAAAACTCCTTGGAATAATAAAGGATGCGATGGTAAAGTTTGGTCTTGAGATCGTAGAGGAAACACAACAATGGAAGGTTCAGATAACTAAAAAAGGTGGAATAAAGTTCTCATTCGTGCCAGATGAAGATTGTGTATATATAGACAGTGATGATTCAATGCCAAAAGAAGATGTAGTTCTTGTACGGACTACCAGCAAAGTACCATATGTAACCATGTCAGCGGCAGATAATAGTCCATATCTACGTAATGATTCAGAATTAGTAACAGTAGATGTGTTAAATAGGGTCATAGAAGATTATGTTGTTTTGTATGATAGATATTCCAATTCGTATTTATATCTTGAGGTATGTAATTCGGGAAATTATAAACAGACGAAGTATGATCTATGGTATGATATATTGTTTGAATATGATAAGACGAAAACATATCAGGAACAAAAGTATGGAGCATCAATATCAGATGCAGTACCACAAATAGAAGCAAATGAAAAGGCAATAGACGAGTGTAAGGCAAATGGTGTAAATTATAGACCGTCATTGTTTACTGGGTTAATATCTGTATATAGATTTATAATGTTTAGCAGAGATCTAGTTCTTGGCGATTCAGTAATAATAGCTAAAAATAATAGCTTTATATCTATATCATATAATAAGCCTGAGAGAGAGTTCTATAATGAAACATCTACATTTGTATATCAACATAAAACGGTATTAAACTTAGACAAGAAAGATAAAATTGTTGCAACAAACAGGGTTATTGCTATGGATAGTAATTGGAGAGGAGACAAGAGATTCCATTTTTTCTATATGGCAACAAAGCGTTATAGATACCTTACACATTATAAAGTACCATATAAAAAGGGGTTTGTTACTTGTTGCAGACGGTGTTCAAATAATAGACTAGATACATCGTTTGTACTGCAAGATGATTTTTTCTATAGTTCTACAAGAAAGTACATTCCAAGCGCTCCATCTCAATATGGGTCATATTTTGCATATGACGGAATACCAAAAATGGATAAAACGTCAGATTTTTCCGCAGAATTAAGTATCCCAATGCACAGAAGCGATAATAAGCTAATATCTTCACTAGACCATTCATTTGTTAAGTTCCCGTTGATATATTATGTTAAAAGACAGCCACAAAAAACAGATACGTTTTCAGCAATATTAGAAAATGACTGTGTAAATCTAGTTTCAGGTGTTGGAAGATTTAACTTTGATACTGTTGTTGAGAGATATAAAAATGATGTGATAAAATCATTTCTTGTTGGAAAATTTGCAAGCAAGAATCAGGTTATAAATATGATAGAGTATTATAGAAAACAAGAGTTGCTTGAACGTATTGATAATAATGTCATAACATTAACCGATAAGGTATTATCTTATGATAAGATAATTGTAACAACAAATAAAAATACTAGACACACAATAAAAGACACAGAACTAGAAGAAGCATTTTTGTCTAAAAGTCCTATAAACTTGACAGGTAACGCTAATTTAGTGTATAATGTAACTATAGAAACAGATCGGACGCTTAAAATAGTAGATACTGGCGATGTTAAGATTACAAGCATTGTCGGGGTTAGGGGGTAATAAATTGGCATATGTAGTTTACGAGAATCTGAAAAATCCAAATGAAGTTCTTGCCAAGATGGTAGAATATATAAAATCAAGAGGATATTCAGTAGTAGAGGATTTGAAGGATGATACGAATATCTATAAGAGAGATGTAGTAGACGGGAAGAAGTTCGTATTTATGGACAGAACTAATACATATTTTATATATCTAAGAAGTGCAAATGGTACAGATATTTTTGGGCTAAATGACGATGCAGACATGGACGCAATAGACGACCATACTATTGAGGACGAGCATAAGCATAAGAACTTTTATGGTATAGGCGCAACAGTAGGGGAAGGGTATTCAAAGAAACAGAGATGGTATAATCAGTTTCAAGTACCTACAAAATTCAGAAATAAAGAAGTACAGGCAGTATGGATTCCAGTCATTCCAAGAGAGGACACAGAGCAGACACTTGTTAAGTCTGACACACCAGAGATAGTAAACAAGAATAAATATAAGCTATATTGTAATAATGTGTTAAAACCAAACGATACACTTGTATTTTCGGTAGTTGCAGAAAATATAGGTGGAGACGTGAGAGTTGGACATGATTATAGATGTGTTCATCTAGTGTTTGGGAATCTGTATAAATATGATTCTTGGGATGGTGGAATGTTTTTCAGCGGATCATCTGTACCGAACCTAATGAAAGAAGCAGGAAATATTTTTAGGATTGAGCGTGATTATGGGGCTAATCCATTACCTCTTGATAAGGATGGTCAGCCAAGAAAGGACTATGCGTCATTCCACACGATAGCAGATGGAAGCATATTGCCAGTATTGAGTAGTGGACAGATTTCAAACACATTCCTAAGAATAGATATTGACGAAGCACCATATAAAGAGCGTGGAGAAATACGTTGGGCAAGCAGCGGAACAGATAATATCACAGGAAAGCCAATGTCACTTCCAGTAAGAGTGCTAGGCGGTGGAAATGGTGAGATTCCACACTATAAAGACTTACAGTCAAACGGAAATCTTGATTGGGGCAGAGATATAAATACACTGAATTGCTTAACACTAAATATGCCAATATACATGGCAGTAAGAGTAGACCCAGATATACTTAATAACTATGCAGGGGCAGGACAAGTAGCAGGTGTATACTTTGCTTGTAGCTTAAATATGCAGTCAACAGGCGTGTATGAAATGAGTTATCCAAGGTCAGGGGATCTATGTCAGATATTCTCACACTCAATGAGACGTGGAAGATTTGGGTATGACGCAATTAGTATTCGACAGAACGAGGATGATTCCGATAGCTTTGCAGGAGATATAACAACAGATACAACAAGAACCTATGGGGTGTAATCTATGGGTACAAAGGCGTGTATACTAGACATTACTCAGTCACTCATGCCATCAACAGACGAATTGATTTGGTTCGTAAAGCCATACTTTAATGGAATATTTGTTCAAGATTGTGATGTGCTAGATACTGGCGAAAAGCGTTTACATGGAGATCAAATACCATTAAAAGTATGGTTTTTATTAAAACTAAAATATGGTAAACCAGACGGACAAAGAGTTTGGACACTAATCAATGGGTATAAGTATATATACCACGCAAGTAGGCATGAGTTTAATATATATAATGAGAATGGGGCAGTAGTCTATAATGTACCAAATGTAAAAAGCATAGCAGATATGCACATAGATTTTAAGGTGCATAAGAGCCATCAGTTTATTATAATAATAGATGCAAGAGCATTAAAAGGAACATTTTTAATTCCTGCAAAATTAGAAAAGAAAACATATGGCGAATCTCCAATAATGAACATTGTTGTTGCAGAAAAAAGAGATAAATATAGTATTGATGATAAACATAATTATCAGGTAAGAAGAAGCATTATACCATATGCACCTACAAGATTTAAGACATATACAGTAAAAAAGAACCTTGTTATTTCTGAAATATATAATGTTGGGCAAGTATGGAGACTGCCAAGAAATGAAGAATATTCACCAGAAATAAATAAACTATATGGACATAGCATAAGAGCGTTTGATGCTAAACATAACAAGCCAATATTCAAAGGCAAGGCACTACAGTTCCATATACTGTTGCCACTACTGTCAATAACATTATTCCCTTGGCTGTGTCCGATATTAAGGCAAGATGAGTTCTTAAACAACAGACCAGTATATGAGCCGTGGCTAATCTGGGGAGTATATAAATTCTTAACACTAAAGCGTGATGAGGAAGAAAATGAGCTACTTCCAGAATTTCTGGATTTGTCACCCAATTATAGTTATTAGTCTAACACTCTTGATATACTCTATAAAATATGATATAATATAATGTATTTTATAGAAAGGCGTGAGAAAGTGAAAAAAAGAGAAGAAGTAATTATCCATGAAGGTCAGATAATAAACGGATTTGAAGTAATTAAAGAGGTTGAGAGAAAAGGTCATGCACGGAGAGTTTTATGTAGATGTCTCGGATGCGGTGCTGAACTTATCAGATATGTTGGAAATCTTAGAAAAATGTCTGTTGGTATGTGTAAGGCTTGTTCTATAAAGAAAAGATGTACCACTCATGGACTTAGTAGACACAGGTTATATTATGTGCTAAAGGATATGGTTGCAAGGTGTTATGATAAAACACATCATAAATATCATAATTATGGAGCACGGGGAATTGATATTTGTGACGAGTGGTTGGATCATGAAACAGGTATTACTAATTTTTATAATTGGAGTATAAAACACGGATATAAAGAAGGTCTGCAATTAGATAGATTTGATAATGAACTTGGATATTCACCAGATAATTGTAGGTGGGTCACAGTTGCTAAAAATAACTTTAATAGAAGAAATACAAAGGGATATAGATTTCATCACAATCATTGGGAGGCATATATCACTGTAAATAAAAAGATGTTACATCTAGGTTCATTCAAAACAGAAGAAGAAGCTATTGAGGTCAGGAAAGCGGCTGAGTTAAAATACTATGGAGAGAACTCACCTGCTTATAGGGAGGTGAGTTAATGCCTAATACAAAAATTACTGAAAAGTTTGAATATAAAACAGATATAATAAAGATGTATAATGGAGACGAACAGAGAATAAAGACAAGACAGGTTCCTAGACATTATCTCACTTATGACTATTCAGCTATGGACGCATACCAAGCACAATATCTAAGAGGAATATTGAGGATGAGGCACACAGACGTTTATTATATACCAATGTGGCATCAACCAGTATATCTAAAAGAGGATTTTATCAAGAACGGCAAGGCATTATACATAGACACAAAATACATTTATAATCTTCTTGATTGTGAATATATAGAAATATTTGTTAGAGATGATGTAAACCAGACAGGGATAAATATTGTTAAGCAAGTAAAAAGATATGATGATGAGAAAATAATGCTTATCAAAAAGATACCAAGACCATTACTTAAAGAAAATACGTGGATTTTTGGGCTAAAGAAATGTTCCGTACAGCCTAACGCAGGACTTCAATACATATATAGTAATGGTACAGAAGTAGGAATATCTTTTGAGGATCTTAATGAATCAGTAAAGACACAACTCCCTTATAAAGAGGAGTTTGAATACCAAGAGAACATCAAACACTATAATACGTTTAAGCTACCACAGACGTTTAATGGAAAAGAAGTGTTTTTTAATAATCCACAATGGATAGATGATTCATCGGTGGGGTTGACTGTTGATAAAGGCGTTGCTAGACTAGATAATGCAACAGGAATATTTACATATGACCTTATCAACTGCAACAGCTATGATATACATACATATGACTTATATCTTATGTGTCACGAGCAGATAGCAAACTTTAAGAAGTTTTTTAGACGTATGTGTGGTATGTATAAGAGTTTTTATATGCCAACATGGGTAAATGATTTTCAAATAGACAGAGATGTAGAAGCATCTGATAATGCAATATACACAACATACAACAAAATGTATAAGTTTTATTTGTCTAATACAAGAAAGAAATATCTTGTAATATTTACCAAAGACTTTAAGTCATACATATTAAAGATTGAATCATATACGTATGAAAAATTAAAGGACGATATAACTTATGGTAAGTTAATTTTTGATAGTGCTGTAGGGTTTAATGCGAAGAAAGAGGACATATTGATGTGCTCCTACTTTAATTGTGTACGATTTAATGATGACGCGATACAGTTAAACTACGAATCAAATATTGTTGCAGAAGTTCAGTTCTCTGTGCGGGAAGTAAATGACCCAGAGATATTGACTGAGGAAGAAAAGAAAAAGAAGAGAGCAGAAGCGCGAAGAATGAAGGAAGAGAAGGAAGGTGCAGGTAGTGTATGAAGCACATGAAGTATCAGTAGAAGATGCTGCGCCAATAGAACTATATTTATTCAAATACAACGGAGAAGAATTTGCTTACACAAGCAGTTACAGATACCAACAGGTGAGCATAGACAGTGTTTGGCATAACTTTGTACCAGATTATATAAAAAGAAGTGACAGCCTAAAACTTGGAAACAGTAATGGATCTGTGGAAAACTGTACGATAACGGTAAACCGCACGAATAATGTGGCTCTTCTTTATCAAGGAGCACCACCAGAGCAAGATTCTGTGAGAGTTGAAGTATTCCGTATGCACGAAGGAGAGTACATTAGAATACTCAGAGGCATAGTAAGCCAAGTATCTTTTAACAACAGCGAAGCAACATTGACTATAACTATTGAGAATGTAATGAATAGAGAGATACCAGTAGGTAAACTCTCTTATTTTTGTCAGAATAGGATATATGATGCTAAATGCAATTTGAATAAAGATGAGTATGGATTGCGTTGTTGGACGATTGGTGGATTTGGCGGCATACAGCATCTAAAAATACAGTCTCATGAACTTGCAACAAAAGAAGATGGGTATTTTACAAATGGATACGTTGTTATGGGACACGCCATTAGAGCGATTAAGGAACACAAGGGCGAGTTTATCACTATAAAATATCCAATCAATCCAAGCGATAGAATGAGTGAATTTATGGTGTATCCAGGATGTGATTGTTTGTTTAGTGCTTGCCATAGAAAGTTTAAGAATACAGATAACTTTAGTGGTATACCATACATACAGCCATATGATGCGTTTAAGCATCCAGTAGATAATAGACCTGGATATTGGATTGATGATGCTGTTATAGAACGTGATACTCATGGCAGGATTCATACAATGGGAGTTTAGGGGGTGATATATTTTGGAACAGTATCAAGTTGCATCCGCAGGAGAAAAATCACATGGAATGAGTCCATTCATAGGCTGGGGAATAAGTACGCTGTTATTGATGTTATTTAATAGAGGTAAAAAGAGTGGAAGTACAACTACACAGAAAGCGTCAAAATATACCTCAGACAATACAAACAGCATAGGAAGCCCAATACCAGTAGCTCTAGGTAGAGTTCTGATAAAGAACCCTATTGTATCTTACTATGGAGCGTTTAGAGCAGACCCATATACAGAAGAATATGGTATGCACAGCAAGTTAAATGTAAAAGATATATTGATTCCTCTACTCATTGAAATTATTTTAATCTTGGCAACACCAAATAAAGTTATCACTTCTGCTGGACCAGGTGAAGAAGTAGACCAACAATGGAAAAATAAGATGATTATGAGTGCAGTATATAATGCGATTCTAACATTACTACTGTGGCTATTCAACAAGCATTTTGGCAGAACCACCATACAGAAAGGGTTCAAGTATTATCTTGGGTGGCAACATATTATTTGTTGGACAGGTGATAACATTGGTGTAAAACGTCTATGGATGAATGTGTATGACAGTAAAGTAGAAGCATCAACAGAGAAAGGCGTTTGGGACAACAACAGTATAGCATGGGAAAATGATAATATAGACGGTATTACCGCCTTTATCAATGACGAAGGAATGTTCGGTGGAGTTGACGAGGGTGGTGGATTTGTTGGTGAAGTAAGATATTATTTTGGAAACAGACATCAGCCTAAAGACCAGTGGATGATTGAGCAGATGACAAAATCAGATAAAATACCAGCAGACCTAAAAGGCTTAACTCCTCAATATCCAATGTATTTAACCTGTGTTGTTTCTGATAAAGACAGGAGTAGAGGAGCTTATATAGGAAAGCAAGCAACCATACCAGAAATGTGGTTTGAGGTAGCTAATTATCCTGATAGACTTTCAAAGAAATATCCGAATCGTGGGCTTGAAATAAAAATAGGACAAGACGCAAATCCAGCAGAGGTTATTTATGAAATTCTTGTAAATAACTATTGGGGATGTGACTACAACGACGAAGAAGATGTTATTGATGAAGAGAGTCTGATTAAGTTAGGTCTTACGTGTCAGAAAGAAAAATTAGGAATATCTTGCTTAATAAACAGCGTGTCAAAAGCAGGGGACTACATCAATAACATAATGGTTCATATCAGTGGAGTTAAGTATGACGATCCTAAGACAGGTAAGCTAACATTTAAGTTAATAAGAAATGACTATGACGTAAACGAAATAAAATTATTTGACCCGTCAAATTGTGTAAACATGGAGTTTTCAAGGCTTGATTGGTCGGAAACAACATCATCTATATCTCTTACATTTACAGATGCAGAGAATAAATATGATGAAGGAACGATTTCAGTCAATGACCTTGCTAATACACTAATAACAAAGAGAAATAAAGAAAGCACTGTAGACGGTTCATATTTTACAACAGTTGAAAATGCTAGATACATGGCTAAGACACAGCTACTTACAGCTGCATATCCACTATCTTCAATCAATTTTAAGTGTAATAGGTATGGACATGATGTAACCATCGGAGATCCTATAACAGTATCGTGGGAACCATATGGTATTGATAAACAGGTTTACCGAGTAACAGATGTAGACTATGGCTCTTTGACAGATGGTCAGATCAGTATTACGGCAGTAGAAGATGTGTTTGGGTTTGAACTTACTGATTACAGATATGCAAGTATTCCTGATTGGACTGAACCAGAGAAGCTACCAGAAGAAATCAAGCAGTTCTTGTTTATGGAAATGCCATATGAAACAACAATGTCACTAGATACATATATTGATGCTTGGGCGGCAAGACCGAATGACATAGCATATTCTTGGTCTATTTGGCGATATGAGAATGGAACATATAACAAGAATGAAACAACATCGAATTGGTCTATGGTTGGAAGAATGATTGCAGGTACAGATGAAAACTATGGTGTGGATAACTCAATAGAGATAAAGGCTATTGGCAATCAGACGGACGATCTTCTCAAGAAAAAGATGGCAGATATTAAGGATAATCCACAATCAATCAACAATCGAAGTGGTATGAATCTTTTTGTTGCAGATGGAGAAATAATGTCTTATGGAAGTATAGATCAACTTCCTAACGGCAATTTCGTGCTGAAAGATGTTATTCGTGGTGTGTATGACACAGTACCAAGAAAGCATTTTGCTACAACATATTGCTACTTCTTTGATACCAAGAGAGATGTTAATAAGAATAGACCAGTAGCCCGTGCAGGAATGACATCAAAAGAATCATTGGAAGTTACGAGTGCAACAACAGAAAAGGCACAAAACTTTGATAAAGACAAGACAACGAATATTCTCACAGCTAGACGCAGCGAATCACCATCTATCATGGGCAACCTACAGTTTAGTGCAGATAAGGGGAGTAAGTCAGTATTCAAGTATAACTTCCCTGCTGGCACTGTGTTTACTTGTGGATTGAGATTTAAGTTTAATAACAGAAATAAGTTTTCTGATATTGGAATTAAGTCACATCTTGACAATCCAGTAGACATACCAAATTCTACTGTAGGAATTGTCAAAGTATCATGTAATGGCAGAGAGTTTGAAATGAGTTATGACCTCACACATAATGGAGAGTTTTTCTCTAAGTGGGAAGAATTTTGCTCTAAGATGAGAAACAGAATCATGGACTCAAATCAAGCACATATAGAAATACTTACTTATGATAATTCAAAGGCACTATATTCATATGATAAGTATGAGAAAGATATAATCATAAATGTTCCGAGAATTGTTGGTATTGTAGAACGTGTCGAAGATGTTCAAGATTATATGGATAGCATTGTTAGAGAGACTAATATATTCATACCTGACACAACAGTATCAAAACAACAGACGATGCTGTTTGATGATGGTGCGTTAGTGCTTATCGGTAAGAAGGGCGGTACTACAAACCTTGTTAAGGGACAAGACGGACAGATGTATGACATTTCTGGATATGTTGCTTATAGACTTGATGGTGTAGACATAGATAACAGTACACATCCACCAATACTGCATCCAATATACCATAAGATAGTAATGGAAGAAGAATTTATATTCAGGAATAATTTTAATAGTTTTGGCAACAACACAACAGATTATTTTAGAATAAGAAGTGGAAATGTTATAAAGTATGATTTGTATGTCAAATCTTGATTTTTTGATAATAATGTGCTATAATATAGTATAAGAGGTGATATAATGGCAGATAGAACAAGAAAGCTAGACCTGTTGCGTATAAATTCTGAGTGGATGTTTGCCGAAGAGAGCTTTAACCACTTTATAGATGACGCAGACGATAAGCTAGTAGGAATATCTCACGTACAGGATAAGAGCCATTGGACACTTTGGAAAAAGAATACAAACTATACTGTGGGAGATATTGTAAGGTATCCTAATTTAAGGTCATCTCAATATGCTTATTGCACAGTAGCGGGACAAACAGATACAGTAGAACCTAGTAACAATGTTACTGGTTCTATTTTTGCATCTGGAACAGCTAAATTCCAAGTGTTAGATATTGCAACAGGGACATCACAAGATGGACTTATTGCAACATGGCTTAGTGGGGCGTATTACAAGCGTGGTGACGTTGTGTACTATGGAGACGCAATATATAGATGCACAAGACCACATGATGCAACAACATTTGAAGATAATAAAGATAACTGGCAAGAAGTATTTGCTAGTATAAGAAACTGGAAAAAGAAAACATTTTATAATGTTGGAGACTCTGTGCTTGTTGACTTTGTGGCATATAAATGCAAGAAAGCACATACGTCAGGTGATACCTTTGATGACATAAATTGGGAAAGAATAAATGATGTAGGAGCAGATTTTGTTCCCGATAGGCAGTATTATACAGGCGATATAGTTAAGTATGCAGGAAATCTATATAGAGCAAAAAGAAACTCTAAACGAGCATTTGACCTTTCAGACTGGGATAAAATAACAGACGTAATTAAATTCTGGGATGATAACAGGAATGAGCCTTATGTGAATGGAGACACAGCAGTAGTTCATAATACACTTGTATCGGTTGAAAATATAGGTACTTCTGATTTAGGAAGCAACACAAAACCACTCAACGCATCTATTGCTACATATGACACGAACGCAATAAAATATCCTGTAGGCACAGTGGTTGAGAACAAGGGAGTTATCTATAAGAAGATGGCAAATGACCTTGAGAGTGATTTTACATCCTTTACTAATGCTGTCACAGCAGGTTCTTGGGCTAAGATAAGTAATAATCAGTTGACAGAGTATGATAATTCAAAAACATATGTAGAGGGTGATATTGTGTTTGCAGAGGGGGCAATATATAAGGCTAAAAAGGGTGGTAGTGGTCATAAACCACCAGATGATGAATACTGGGAATCATTGATTAGTGCTTCTGAGGCACTAATTAAGGATTGGAAACCATCAACAAAATATAAAAAAGATCAGGCAGTTGCATATAATGGGTACATATTAAGAACAAAGATAGGACATACGTCTACTGCAAACATTAACATGGCTAATTTTGAGATATTGTATGCAGGGGTTTCTAAACACGATAGAACAAAGGAGTATAAAAAAGATTCTATTGTAAGAACAGATGATGGAAATATCTATTTTGCCATTAAAGACATAGAAGCGAATAAGCCTATAGATGATATTACACTATGGCAGAAAGTAACACCAGTCGCAAACATCAAGGATTGGGAATCAAATAAGCAATATTCTGTCAATGACGTTATTACAAAGAATAAAGATATTTATAGAGCAAAATCAGACAGTAAAGATACTACATTTGACATAACAAAGTGGGAAAAACTTGTTAATGGTGATTTTGGAGAATGGAAACCAAACACAGATTATTCAGCAGAACAGCCAATAGCTATTGAAGATCTGCTTGTAAAATCGTCTGTAGCACATAATTCTGGTGCGTCAGTACAAGAAGATAAATACCGTGTAATGTATGCAAGTATCCCACAATGGAAGAAGGATTCATATTATCCAGTAGGAAGTGTAGTAAGGCATACAGATGGTGGATTCTACTACAGTATCGCTAATGCAAAAGGCAAGGACTTAACATCAGACTATTGGAGAAAGATGGGAAGCCTTAATAATTGGGTGGCAGATACACAATACTATGTTGGTGATGTTGTTTGGTATAAAAATGACCTATATAGGGCAAAAGAAAATGTAAAAGAAATAACATTCAGCATAAATAAATGGGAAAAACTAACCCAAAATGGAACAATAAAGGTAGGTACATATACCGTAGGTAAGAACTATGAAGTTGGAGAAATAGTAAAACTAGCAACAGCGAATACCTTTTATTATGTAATGCACGATTTTACTGCAACGTCAGAGCACGTTGATATTGGTGGAACACCAAATCTATTCCCACTTGTTGTAATCAATGACTTTGATGGACGAGCATATAGCCAAAATGACATTGTAAGATATAATGGAAAGCTATATAGAGCAAAAGGACTGGTAGCCGCTAATTCTGTATTTAACCAATCACAGTGGGATATACTAAATTATTCGCAAGCAATAAGACCGTGGGCAAAAAATACTATATATGAAAAAGATTCGTTAATAACCATATATGATGTTAGTTATCAAATAAAAGAAGATTTTGGTACAGGAGCAGTTTTTGGTTCTGAGTTTAATCATGTAGATCCACAGTATGCAAGTATAGCGGAGTGGAAAGAAGGAGCAAATTATAAACAAGGCGTAACAGTAGTAAGTGAAGATATATTATATAAATGTTTAGTAGATCATAAATCTGTTCATGGTGGAGCAGGATATATTGATGTTGGCGGATTTTTGCAGAAATTTCCAGATGGGGCATATAAATCTGTATCAACGATTGGTTCGTGGTCAGATAATTTTGGAACTGGATTTGAATTAAATGTTACAAGTGGTGAAATAGTAGACCACATAATTATTATAGATGGCGGAAGTTATATTGCAAATGACGTAAAAATAACTATAACAACAGGTGGTGTAGATGAAATTATTTTTGAATCATCTGGTGCTGGTTTATTTCCAAAGAAAGTTAATGTTGGAAAAATTATTACAAAGGTAAAAATTGAAGCATCAAGCGTGAGTCCAACAGGTTGGTATGGTGGAATGCAGATGCCTGATTTCCAAGTCAGAATATTAAATAAAAATTGGAAAAAAATAAGTGAGCCAGATGAATTTATATTCCCAAAGTTTGCAGAACCAGATGCAAACCACGGGATAAATATAGCCTATAATATAGGAAATGTTGTAGAGTATAAAGGAAGTATATATGTCTGCACAAAGTCATGCACAAACTATAATGGATTAGATCCAGATTGTTGGACATTACTTATTGGTAAGTCAGATGGTGGACAAAAAGCTATAAAGAATTATGTGAATGGTTCTTCATATAAAGCAGGGGAATTTATATATTATGATAAAGCACTTTACAGAGCAAAGGCAGACATAACTACAACAACAGACACACCACAAGAAATTGAATTTGATAAGATTGGTGGAAACATAATTCAACAGCAAACAAGAATAGAAGATTGGTCAAGTGCTAAAGACTATAAAGCCAATGACTTAGTGTTTTATCAAGGAAGTTTATATAGAACAGTATCAGACATAGCAAAATCACCGACATTTCAAGCACAATGGAGCTATGTAAACGGTAGTGCATTTATAAAAAATTATCATTCAGGAATATCATACTCGCCAAATGAAGTTGTAATAAAAGACGGTATTGTATATAGAGCAAAGCAGAACACAGCAACAACATTTAATGAAACAGAGTGGGATGCAATAGTAAAGCCAGCAACGATTGAAGAATGGCACGCAAATACACCATATATTAAAGGTGCAGTAGTAACCTATAATGGTAATTTGTGGAAAGCAAAAGAAGCATTTACATCAATTTCAGACTTTAACCAAGATAAATGGGAAAACTTATCTGGTGGTGGAGGTGGCTCAGTAGCAGGATGGAAACAAGTTACTAAGTTAAATGCACCAGCAGGTACAAAAGTAACAATAAAGTTCAAAGAAACACTAAACTTCTGTTTCCCTCCAATAGGTGTATTACAGTTACAACCAGGAACATCAGGAATGGTTATGAATGTATATACATTTGATGTAGGTGATGGAAGTAAATTCAAATATGATAAAGTGACATTTGATTCTGTGGTAAGACCAAATAATTATCATAAGATAAACAGCACAGCACAAACAGCACTAGGGAGTGGCTACGTTACTGTATCTGATTATGTAAATCCAGAGGATTATTCAATTATAGAGGATGTGATGTATTAAAATGTATAAGAGTAGAATATATGTAGATAGTGATGGTAATTTTAAGGACTATAACACAGAAAATACAATATCATATCCATTAGGCAATCCACAGATAGGAATTGGAAAATACGGAGAAAGATGCCTAGACAAGACAGATGGTAAAAGTGTTGTGTTTGTTCAGTTCAAAACACCAATAAACAGTTGGGCGCTTTCATATTGGGCATATATGAGAAGAAGAACAGTGTGGAGTGAACCAGTAGCAGCAAATAATACAGATTCTTTATATTTTTGTAATGGTTCTGCGATGCACGTTTCATCATATATTTCATTTGGAAGTGCTAAACCACTGTTATTGGATGAAAATGTGTGGCATCATGTGTATATATTTTTTAACAACTACAATAAACAAGGAAAGGTTTACATAGATGGAGAAGTTTATCAAGGTGGTGGATATACTGGTGTATTTGCGTTATCTAGCTTACAAGTAGGCGGGACAGCATCATATCCATTATTCGACGGAAAAGTATCAGATGTAATTCTGTGGGATTATGCAAGACCATTCACAGGAGTACCAGATATAGAAATACCCAAAGCAAAAAGTGTACTATATATTACAGAAAATAATAATGTGTATAATGATAAAGTAGAAAAGGTCGCAGATAATTGGACTACTCTATCTGACACAGAGAAGGAGAATTTATTTAATAAAAGTTCTGTAAGAGGAACAGAAAAATTAAAAGAATTGGGAAAATTCAAGATTGCAACATTTACAGAGAATAATGTTCAAGCAAGTCCATATATATTTGGAGCTATGAAACCACAAATAGTATTACCAAAAGACCTAATCAGTATAAAGCAAGTTGAAGATATAGTAAGTATTGTCCCAACACAAACAGTGAAATCTTCACTTTTGAATAATTATAGTTCATACACATTACTTCATTTTGATGGTGATTATGTAGATGAATTTGGAAAAACATTTACTCAGCAAACAAATTCGGAGTTCACAGATGATAGTAAATTTGGTGGTAAGGCAATAAAGTTTTCTGCAAATAATATCATATACTGTAGTGTAGATCTGATTTATAACAAAGAAGATGTTACTGTAGACTTCTGGCAGAAATGTGATGTTACACAGCCACAAGCCAATCCTACATTCTTCTCAAGCTATGATGGAACAATAAAACTTACAAACACACACTTTTCTACAGATGCTACATATAAGGATGAAAATAAGTTTGATCCGTTGATGGATGGAAATTGGCACCATATAGCATTTGTAAGAAAAGATGGCGTGTTCTATCTATATAAAGATGGACACCTAGTAAAGACTATAGATAGTGCAAAAGACCTAAATTTTAGAGTTTGTGGCATTGGTGCATCAGTAAGTGGGACGGGAACGTATATAAAAGGCATTATGGATGAATTTAGTGTAGTGCCTTATGCAAAGTGGACAAGTGATTTTACGCCACCAACAGAAGCGTACAAGACACAAAAAAATGATATAAGATATGCGTTTACAGTAGACGGGGAAAAATATCTAACATATACAACAGATTGGGTAGAGATACAACCAGATGAAATTCCAACAAAAGGAATGAGTGATCTATCAGTAAAAGCAATAACAACAGAGAAATGGCACAAGCTAATAACAAAAAATGATACAATCGTAACAAATAAACTAGGCGTTGCATTTAGTCTATCTCAAACGGATAGTAATAGTAATGTTAATATAGATAACTTAGCACTAACAGTAAACCAAAAAGGTAAATGGAGACAAGTAAGACCAATGGATTATTACCTTGCAGATTTTGTTGATAATGAAACATTAGACGTGACATTAAATAATACAGGAAGTTATAAGATCAACTATGCGCTAGGAGGTGATTAACTACGGAAATATTACTAGCAGCAGCTAATGCAATAGTAGTAGCATTAGTAGGGTGGATGGTAGCAAAGTTCAAAGCAAGAGAAGCCAGACACGATGCAGAATCAAAACGTAGGGACGCTGAATATGAAGCACTGAAAAATGGACTACGGTCACTACTAAAAGACAGAATCGTACAAAGTTGTAACTTTATTGCACAGATAGGTGGAATAACCATAACACAACTACAGAATATTGAAGGAATGGAAAGTTCATATGAACTACTAAATGGAAATGGTGCAGTAAAGGCGTTGTATAACACAACAAAGAAACTACCGATTATTTCAGATGATGAATTTCATATTAGGAAGAATAAGTTAAAATGATTACATCAATTAAAAGAAATATATTAAAATTAGGAAGATGGGCGCAAGCAAATCAAGAGACGCTACTTATATTTGTAGCGTCCATCATCCTATTTTTTACTTTAATATGGTGTGCTAGTCTACTTGCGGCTTTCTGGATGAATGGGTTATATGGAACACATTTTGAGTTAAATGCGGCATATGGATTCTTAACCATAATGGCAACAGCAGTAACAACATTAGGCACATTAGCCTATAATATTCATTCAAAGTATAAAATAGACAGTACATTTAACAGTAAAGAAGGAGAACCACCTAAGTATAATAATAGTGATGCAGGGGGTTGATATTTTGGGAAGATATGTAACACTAGATGAAATAAGGCAGATAGCAGAAGATAGCAGAGAAGATATATGGGCATTAGCTAAGAAGTATGGCAGAGACGCTACGTGCATTTTGCACTGGTCAGCTTCGCGATATGAACAGAAGTTCGAGGATTATCACATCAATATTGACGGTGAAGGGCGTTGTTGGATTTCAACAGATGATTTCTCAGATGTACTATCACATACATATATGAGAAATTCTGGTGCAGTAGGAATTTCCATGTCTTGTTGTTATAAAGCTACTACAAATGATTTAGGTGAATATCCTCCTACTTCTGCACAAATTGAAACTATGGCACAAGTAATTGCTGTAGTAGCAAAAGCATTGTGGCTTACTATTGATAAATACCATGTTATGACACATTCAGAGGCGGCAGATAACTATGATGAAACATATCCACATGAACCATATGGTTATTTTAATGGTTGTACCCGATGGGACTTACTCTTCTTAGGGACAACAGAATCACCATCAGCACCATCAAGTTATGATGATCCTACAAATGGTGGTAATGTTCTCAGGGGGAAGAGTAATTGGTATAGTAATCAACTATAAGAGGAAGGATTAAATGAATGAATTTTTTAAGAAAAATTGCAAGTATTTCATTCTTGGCGGTTGCATTATTGCTTGCTTGTTCTTCTTATGGGCTATGTTCTCAGATAACAATATCAGAGACGGAGTTAAACGAACTGAACAACAACTTGACACAGTTAGAGAACAACAACAGAGAGCTATTGAGTCTACTGCAAGAACAGAACGAATCCTTGATAACAGCCAGTCAAAACTCAATGGAGTTGAAGAATCAATTAACAGTGCTACAAGGACAACTGACAGAATCTCAGAGACAAATCAGAGAACTCAGGAACTTATTGATAGAAGCGCAGAAATCAACAAGCGAAGCCAAGAACTCGCTAGAGACAGCGAACAAAGAATTAGCAGAAGCAAGCAAATCATTGAAAAAGCTAGAGCATCAGCGAAAGAGCATTGAGTTTAAAAATAAAATATTGAAGATAGCAGTCATTGGACTTATCGGAGTTATAGCAATAAGAGGATGAAAAATTCCTCTTATTTTTTTTGCAAAAGCACTTGACAAATATAAACTGCTGTGTTAGTGTATAGACAAAAGGAGGAGATAAAAATGCTCAGAATAAGATGTGATAGACCAGAGGAGTTAATTCAATATCTAAGAAGTATAATAAAAGCTATAGATCTTGAATCAACAAATAGGCTTCTTGAATATAGGTCAGATGGATTAGCGGGTACTGGTAGTATTGCATATGAGATCACAAAATTGGGAAAGGCTAAAGATGAAACCATTGATCTGATAAATGAGATAAGATACCATCAACCAGATGTTGTGTATGCAAGTATTCAAATACTTGTGTATTTGAATAAGTATAACGTAGATTATCCAGATGATTTAATCATTCGGGAGGTAGTAGTATGACTATCAAATTTATAGCGTTTGACGGCAGGGAATTTGATAATCGCTATGCGTGTGAAGAATATGAACAAGAATATAGATACAATGCTATGTTTTGTGATTCACCAGAAACCTGTGTAGAGCATCTCAGTAAGTATATTAAGAGGCATATGGATGAGTTGCCACAAAGGTATACAACAGCCTATGACGAGATTATGCGTAAATTAAAGAAAGATACTTGCAATATTTGCACAGTAAAGGATAAGATACTATATTTTAGGTTTGATGTTGTTAAGGTGCTTTTAGAAAGAATTAAGGAGCTTGAAAACGATTAGGATTTAGTATCTATGTAAGTATGCAAAGGAGAGATTAAAATGAATCTTGAAATTAGAGCATATAGAGGGCTTCCTTGTGAAGATGAGGTGTTTACTATCAACGGAATTGAGGCAAGTAAGGACGATTTTGGGGAAGTAAATGTTAAAGGAATTGGTAACTATTCCTGTTTGCTTATGGGCTTTACGCCAAAGATGCCGAAAGAAAATGTGTTGAAGAAGTATAATATTTCATTAGATGATTATGGCGAAATTGTGGAACAGTTAAATGAATTATTTAGCTTTGGTGAGTGTTGTTGGTGTGTGTGAGGGGATGAGAAAATGCTTAAATATGTATGTGATAATACCGAAAAGTTTCTTGACGAACTTCTTGTGGTTCAACGTGCTATTGAGAAAGAACTGAGAGAGGTTATGACAAAGTTCAGAAACCTTCCTGAGTGTGGGGACACAGAGTTTGGGAAATATTCTGCAATCATTGGATATATTTCTGATAAATACAAGAAGGTAAATGAACTTGAACGAGATGTAAAGAAGAGCACCAGTGGTATTGTACTTGCGCTTGGTACATTCAATATGCTAAATAACTATAATCCAAATATAGAAAGGATTTTTAAGTGTGTCTACACCGAATGTTAAATGCTTTTAGGTAGTAAGCGCAGGAGAAGAATAGAAATGAAAATGAAATTTTTTGAAAAGGCAAGAGATGCTAGTAGGCTTAGTGACCATGCAAAATATTTCCTTGGCTCAGTAGTGGTATATAAAAACAGAATCATAGGAGTGGGGTGGAACACTACTAAAGGAAATCCGCTGCAACAAAAACGTAACGAAAAGTACAGATTTGGGAAAGATGATAAGGATAAGGGTTGTCTACACGCAGAGATGCTCGCTCTTTTGCACGCTAGACCTTATCTAAAGGATTTAGATATGTCAAAAGTATCTATATATGTTTATAGGGTAAATAAAGCGGGAGAGATTAGGGTGTCGAGACCTTGCCCTGCTTGTAGTTCTTACATAAAGGAATTAGGTATTAAAGATATATATTATACAACAAATGGTGGTTATTGTCACGAAGTTTTTAGATAATTTTTATTAGGTTACTAAGTGAGGTGTGTGGCTTGGATGAGGTGTATATTAAAATAAAAGTAGAAGAATTTGACTTCTTCAAGAGTAAAATTGATGATATTCAACGATATTGGGTTGGCTGTCTGCTGTCTGCTAAGAAAGAGCGAGATGAATTGCCAAATGCTTCATTTAAGGATAGGTTCAAGGAATGGTTCTTTAAGCGTATTGAACATAGAATTGATCGAGCAAGAGATATGGTCTACTTGTGGGAGAACAAAAGGAAATGGTTCAATACAGATAGAGATATATACATTGATATATTTTGGTATAAGGAGATTAAGCATGGTGGAAGAAAAGCTATTATATGAAATTAGAAAGAATAAAGACATTCTAGATTGGCTTGAGAAGTGCAAGAGAAATAAACTTGCGTTCAAGAATTTACTACATGGTAACATCATTGTTATTGAAGATGATGTTGTTGAAGAAATCAAACACATTTATCAGAGAAACATTAAAATTTTGGAGAGTATTGACATATCTCCTGGTTCGTGATAATATAGTCATGAAAGGAGATGTTGATATGAAATTCAATCTTTGTTCTAAGGGACACAAAGCTAAATATGTGGTTTTCTACGACGCTCCATGTGGAGTATGTGCGGTGTTTTTCTCATCAAAGAAAGCCGCCGAGGATTATATGTATGGCTACAGAGATATTTACTCTCTGCATGACGTTAGTGGTAGATTATTGTGAGCAGGGGAGGATAAAAACATGATTAAGACAAAAGATGGAATGTATAAACTTACGTTGGAAGAACTTCGTAGCCTCTTGACTGATAGTGAACGCTTAAATGCGCTGGAATGTGGTGGAGTAGATAATTGGTTTGGCTATGAAGAGTCTTTTGCTGAGTACGGTGACATTGATGAAGCCGTAGATGATATGCTGGGCGAGATTGAAAGTGAGTAGATGTTACATGAAATTTTATACCTACACAACAGATCCTTCTCATTGGGATGACACTGAGTATTTTAACTCCATTGATGAGTGTCTCAATGCCGCAAGGACTGATCTTAGTGAAGATGATTTTGAAGATGATGGGCATATTGTTTACATCGGAGAAATCCATGCGTATTATCCACATATTTGGGCAAGTGAAGTAACAAGAGCTATGACGGCGTATCTTGAATGTAATTGTCCTGTTGAAGAGGTTGGTATGACCTATGAAGAGCGGTTCTCGGATGAGGACATGAAAGACCTTGAGGAATATATCAACTGTGCAGTTTATCATTGGGCAAGTAAGAGGGGCATTGACCTTGTGCAGACAGGGGTTGAAATTGTAGGTGAATACATTGTGGATATATAAACCAAAAGAAGAGTTTAGAAAAAATATATTTATGGTCTGTAAGCGTATAGAACAAGATATGACAAAAGCCGTAACTGAAAAACTATTGCAGATGGGGCAAGAAGATCTAATGAATAATTTGTTCGATGTTATGAGTTCCTACGAAAAATATGACACAGCGGTGACGTTAAAGATAAACCTTGACAGTAGTCTTGTGCTTTCAGAAGAACAGTATGTATTTCTTAGATGCTTTGAACCAAAAATTAAGGACTGGGTTGATAGATTAAGGACGGTAGAAACATGAAATATCTATGTAATGATATGCACTATCTTATGGGTTTGTGCAAGGACAAAATGCAAGTATATGAGAAGATGCTAAATAGTCTCCTAAGAGAGTATAAAGATGAGAAGGAAACTGACATTATTGCTCTCTGTATTGATATTGCAGATGTCACCCAAAAGCATGAGTATGTAGAGTCGTTGTACTACCAAGCAAGAAGTAACAGCAAGATTCTTGTAACAGTAAACACCGTCCTTCTTTTACGTACCTCTAAACTTTTTGACTGGATTAAGTTTATTAGTATTGAGGAAGAAGACGAAAGTTAAATAAAGAACACTACCAATGGAATTGTAAAAACAGTCACTACCCGTATCTAAGAACCCCATGTTTTAGAAGTGGTGAGAAAGAAAACAGTCATTTCATATAATCTATACTATGAAATTGCAGAGAGATACAGTATTAACGTAGAGAAGTTTACATTTGCAGGTGAGTTGGCAAGGAGCTAACTTGCCTTTTTTGTTTGTCTGTGTTATACTATACCTTGGGAGGTGGTAATATTAGTAAAGGGAAACAGTTTGAAAAACTATTCAGAGAGCAGGTAGAAGCACTTGGAGATGTGTTTTGTTACAGGATCCTAGATTACTCCAACTATATGGGAATCTCAAATCCTTGTGATTACTTTTGTTATTACAAACCAAATATGTATATGATTGAGTGTAAAACAACAGCAGGAGCTTCTTTGCCATTTAAGAACATATCAGATTATCAATTAAAGAGTTTATGGGAATCTTTTATAAAATATGGTATTGACAGTTATATCGTTGTGTGGTATTATGATAAAGGGATATGCAAAGCCATTCCTATATCTGTTATCAAGGAGCTAATTAACGATGGTAAGAAGTCCATAAGACATGACCACGAAGATAATAGAATCATAGAAATAACGGGAACGAAAAAGAGGATTTACTATGAATGGAATTGGGAATTATTGTTTTACGTTTAAGAAACAGTTTATTAAGTATTGGGATGAGTTTACATATTTAGGAAAGTTTATTCTTGTATTAACAGCAGTTCCGATTGTTATACTTGATTGTATTGATTACCTGATGAATAAGAGTATAACAGTTTGTGACAAGGCAGATAAATGGTTTGCGATACGAAAGGATAAGTATGAACACAGAAATCCAAACAAGAGTTGAGGAGCAGTCAGAGAATCTATCAAAGATTGTTGAGGAGATTGCAAGTAAGTACACAGATGAAGCAGACACATACATTCAAAAGATTAAGGACGTTCTTGAAGATAGCGGAGACTTAACCATTGAGGATCTGAATAGAATCCTTGTTAGGCTTACTACCTATGCGTACTTCTTTATCAGCAAACAGGAACTAGCATCTCTTAGAGCAAGTATTTCAGAGCTTGTGTATGATGAGAAGTTCAATGAGAGCTATATGAATCTTCAAGGTGGTACGATTGCCAGTAAGACAGCGAGAGCCGAGGAGATGGCTAAAGAAGAAGCTATTGTTAAACTTGTGTATGGAAACGTATATAAGATTATCAAAGGCAAGTGTGCGGCGATTGAACGTCTTAGTGACGCAGTAAAGAAAATCATTAGTGCTAAAATGCAAGAGTGGCAGATTGCACAGAAGGAGATCTAATTATGGAATTTGATACGAAATGTCTTGAAACGCTTGATAAAATTATCGCGGAAATTGAAGAATTATCTAGTATGTCACCAGAAGATGACGCAGAAGCAGAAGCCATTACTGGAATGATTGATTCACGAAAAAATTGGTTTGCTGTTGTCTGTGATGCTTACGTTACACACAAAACATCAGACCTAGCTAAAGAAGTATTGCGTGTTTACACCAGTTATAAAGTAGAACAGGAGAGCCATAAAATGAAACATATTGTCACAAATAAGGATGTTTTTGATAGTCGTTGCTACCACGCTATTAAGAATCTCTCTGATGCGTTTAAGGAATCTAACTATACAGATAATGACCTTTATTGGTACTCTCAGGCAATCTCAGACGAACTCCAAAAGTATAAAGGTCATAGAGCACCCGTTGATGGTCGTATTGTTGATCTTGTTAAGAAGTATTCAAAGAGGAATTGGGTTGGCACGGAACTTGTTGATCTTAAACTTATTGAAGATTCCATTGAGTTTATTGAGAGACAGCAAGGTAGGCTTTATGATATTCTTAAAAAGTACGAGCGCGGTATCGAACTTACAACTGCTGAATATATTACATTACAGGAGTGTAGACCGTTTTGGGGGTATGCAACGTGAAGCACATCATTGTTGACAAGCAAAGATATATCAATATCTGTGATGCAATACTCAATTCTTTAGTATATACGCCTAACTATGCAGACCTAGCTGTTATTAAAGACATTAAAGCTGGCTGTGAACTTATTGGTACACAACTTGTGATTGAGGACTATGAGATGCGGATACTTCTATCTTGCTTTCGCATGACAAGGAGGAAACATTGAAAGTAGCAATACCAATGTCAAAGCGTGATTTAGTTCTTGAATGTTGCCAGAGTGCATTACATCAAGACCTAACGGAATATCAAGAATCAGTAGTAGAAGGAATACAAAAAGTGTTTAAGATAAAACTGTCGATGGCTTTCCCTACTGCTGTTGTGTATGTAGTGGATAGCGGAGAGTTTGACCTTATGTTGCGTCTTTCTCATAAAAGCTATAGCACTGTGGGAGACATGATTGTTGTGGATGAAGGTGATGTAAATGCAGTACTTATGTCATGATACTGAGCAGTTAGCCAAAGATGTTGAAGATAAAATCAGCAGTATTTCATTAGAGATTGACGCATACATGGAAGAAGCAAATAACTTTAAGTTTTGTGGCGTTGATTATTATGATGTTGTTCTTGAGATGGCTGACTGCATTAGAGAATTACAAGAACTAAAAGAGATGCTAGACCTTGCGAGACACAATAGCAAGGTTCTTTTGCCTTATGATAAAACATGGGTTACGTCAACAAAGTTAGAACCTATTGCGGAGGTAGATAATGGTTAAGTTTAACAATACAGATCGTCTAAAAACCATCTGCTTAGAGGTTTTAGAGAATGTCAAAGAAAATACAAGAACTATGACGGAGGACTTAAATAACTTTCCTATTGGCTACCATTTCTTTTGTCAGATTGAGAGGAAAAGTAAAAGAAATTATAGGAACTAATTATTGATAGAAAAGGTTGGTTTATAATGTGGTATTATAGCATCTATCCAAAAAAGGTTATTGAGAGGCTAAATAAAATTCTTCCAGTAGCAGAAAGTAAAATCAAAACATTTATGTTAAAGGTCGGGAAAATGGATAATGTTCCTAACTGTGCTGAGAAGATGAAGGAATTGGGCACTGATTATTTGCTTATAGTTACTTTGTGTGATATGATGAAAAAATGTCCAAATAGGTTTCTGGAACTAAGCACCAAAGAATTGATGATTTTGAAGAAATATGATACAGATATTGAGGATATATTTTGTGAAAAGGTAGGAGATTGTAGTGAATAATTTTTGGGTGGTACATATATGAGTAAACTAGATGATACTATAAACAACATAAATAAAAAATATAAATTTAATCTTGTAGGTACATCGGCGGTAAAGAAGAAGAATTTTGGTAATATACCTTTTGTTTCTCCTGCATTTACCTATTTGTTTCATGGTGGACTACCAAGAACTATTATGGAGGTCTTGGGGGCTGAATCTTCTGGGAAGAGTTGTTTTTGCTATTCGATGATTGGACAAGCACAAAAGCAGTTTCAAAAAGAATATGATGAAGAAGTTGAAGAACTTGAATCTCTGGAAAAACCAAACAAGGAGCAGAAAGAGCGACTACAGTATCTCAAAGACCGAGGAGTTATGCGTTGTGTCCTTCTGGATTCAGAGTTCAGTTCTGACGAGGAATGGCTCACAAAACTTGGTGTAGATGTTGATAATCTAATCTATATTGCACCAGAAAATCAAACAGCAGAACAGCTATTTCAAATTCTTCTTGACCTTATGGATAGTGGTGGGGTTGGCATGGTTGTCCTTGACTCTATACCTATGTTAGTATCTCAACAAGCTATGGACAAGACTATGGAAGAAAAAACTATGGGTGGAATTGCAGCAGCTCTTACCACATTCTGCGCTAAAATGTCACCAATCGTTAAAAAGTATAATATAACCTTTATTGGTATAAATCAAATGAGAGATGATATGTCAAACTACAACAGGATTATTAGCACTGGTGGTAGAATGTGGAAGCACACCTGTTTTATCCGACTTTTTCTAAAGCGAGATAGCTACTATGATGAATCGTATAACAAGCTAAATGCACATCCAGATGTGTTCTATGGGCATTATAGCATGATTGAGTGCTTAAAAAATAAAACAGGGAATCCATCAAGAAAGATGTCGCGCTTTAGTATTACACCGTCAAAGGGCATTGACGGTAAAAATGACACAATCAATCTTGCTATTGCACAAGGACTTATTCAAAAAGCTGGTGCGTGGTTCTCAATCTCAGATGAAAATGGGGACGCAAAAATAGACAGCAACGGAAATGCTCTTAAATGGCAAGGACTAGCCAATGTTATTAAATATATGGAAGAACATGAAGATGTGTTTAAGGAGCTAGAAGAAGCAGTTAATACTATTATAACGAAATAAAATGTAAGAAGGTACTTGACACCTTCCTATTTTTATGCTATTGTTTTCATAGAGTTAATTTCTATATAGGAGGATAAATTATGAGTAAATTTATTTCTTTCGTTATTGCCATCTCGCCTTTGTGGGTTTATGCAATCATTTCTGCAATTCTAGGGTTCATGTGGCAATACAACATTGAGTGCTGGACTGGTGTTGAGTATGTCGCTTATTGGAAGTGCCTACTGATTGCACTTATTCCTGGTATTGGACACCTTGGACTTCCTGCATGGATTGTAACATTTATTGTATGGGGGCTATAACATGGGTAGGAAGAAGAAAGTTGTTAGCAGTACAACAGATGATTACATCAAGGAACTAGCAAAGAATCCTAAACGTAAGGGCAAGAATAATCCAAAAGGAAGTATTGCTCTCACACCAGATCTTTTTATTGCTACTGACGGCTTACAGTGGATTCTTAGGGAGGTAAATGAAAAACAACCATTAGGTTACAAGAATCTTCTTTATGCAAGTAGCTTTCAGAACATCTTAAAGGTAGCAGTACACAGGATGATTGCTATACCTATGGATGTTCAAGAACTATCAAAGAAGCTGGATGATATTTACAATCTCATCAAGCTACGTATTCCCAATGATTTTAATGCCTATGAGCATTTTAAGGTGGATGAAGAATGAAAGTAGTGTTATTGATTGGAAAAGCAGGTGTAGGCAAGGATGAATCCTATAAATGTATCAAAGAACTTTATCCTATCGCTGAAAGATATGCCTTTGCTGATTACCTAAAGACTATTGCCTATGAAGTCGGATGGGATGGCAGAAAAGATGAACGTGGAAGAAAGCTGTTACAAGGTATAGGACAGACTGTAAGAGCCTATAAAGAAGGGTTCTGGGCGTTGAAGGTAGTAAAGGCTATTGAACATGATATGCCAGATATTGTTGTTGTTACTGATTGTAGGTTTCCTAATGAGATTCAGATTATCAAGGATTACTTTAGAGATGTTACAACAATCAGAATTATCCGAGACGTTTCGGAAATGTCAGACATATCAGAACATGCGCTTGATGACTATGAACCAGACTTTACTATTTATAACAATGGTACAGTAGCAGATTTGAAAAGATCTTTGAAGGAGGTACTCGATGTACGTTTTTCGGATAAGGACTGAGAAGGAAGAATACAAGAAATATAACGGAAAGATGTGTTGGGTTCCTAGAAATCCAGTCAGAGAAGATGGATATATTGAGGTATATGTAGTAGAAGATGGTGTCTATCTTATGCTAAGACCTAGTGAGTTGGAGGACTAATGTGGTTTCATATTTCAAGAGAGTTTGTCGGTAATAAGAAAACATTTATGCCAAAAGTCCCAGAAAGTGCTGTTAAAGATGAAGAAGGAGACATTCCTAGAATCTGTGTCAGTGATTCTCTATATAAATGTCTCCTAGGGCTTATTGGGTATAGTCAACTAAAATCATATATGTTTTCGGCAGAGTTTAAGGAAAATCCTTGTGTGTATTTTACAGAGAAAACACCATATCTACCACCAAATGCAAGTGATTTTAGAAAAACGAATGAGCATTGGTTTCTTTATCCAACAGATTTTTATTTTGCGGCTAGACTAGACTTATATAATTTGTTTGAGAATCAATATATCGTTCCTACAAACAAAGTTAAGGCAAGATACCCGAAAGAAGATGTTGTTATTGAAAATGAACCGTTGTATGACTTTATGTCACGAGTAGTAAAGGAGAGCTTTCATGGCTAAAAATAAAACTGCTACTAGATATTTCTCTAGTAAACAAGAGCAATATGTTGCAAATCTTTTGGGAGGACGTACTGTTTCTGGATCGGGTAGTCCACATTTTTGTGGTGGCGATGTCATTACAAGTGATTGGCTTATTGAGTGTAAAACATCTATAAAGCCTAAAGAATCATTCTCTATTAAAAAGGAGTGGATTGAGAAAAATGAACGAGAGCGAATGGATTTGCAGATACCTTATTCAGCCCTTGTGTTTCAATTTGAAGAAAATGGCACAAATTATTTTGTGTTGGACGAAAAGACTTTTAGAAAAATGAAAGAGGTATTCGATGAATAACTATGAAGTTACATTCACAACAGTGGTAGAAGCTAGTGTTAAAGTAAAAGCAAACTCAGCAGAAGAAGCTATGGAACGCATTGAAAACAGTGATATATATGACTTTATCCACAAGGCGTATGATTTTAGCTATAGCAACTGGGACTTGCAACTAGAGCACGCTAGGGAGATTGAATAGTGGCTAGGTTTGAAGTTATTTTTACTACAGAGATTAGAGCTGCTGTCACAGTCACAGCAGACAGTGAATGGGAAGCACAAGCGAAAGTAGAAGATGGAGACATTGATTAAAAGTGAGCCGCATACTTGTGACTAAAGTCACGTGTTAGGCGAACAAATAGTCAGCGTATACAGAAATGTATATGTAGATACGGACTGAAAGAAATCCGTACAGGACATCATCTGAATTGCTGGAAACTCCTTAGAGTCTCTATAACCACAACGCAGAGATGAAACAAGCTCAATCGTGAAGGTTTGAAAATATAGAGAATTGGACAATCAGCATCCAAGCTACGAACAGTAGAAGGTTCAACGACTATCCCTCCCGAGGGGAGTACACCGCAAGCGTTTGGCGGTGGAAGTGGATGAGACCTTAACGGGTAATGCCGAAGGATAAGATATAGTCTGTGCTTTAGTGAAAGCTAAAGAAGTTCATCGGAGAACTGCGTTAGGGGTAGCGCCCTTTCGTGAACGACAACCTCCATTTTTACGACTAAAAAAAAAAGAACCTGCGGTTCTTGCATATGTTATCTAAAAAAAATACAATAAATTCCTTGTAATCACTTGAATTTTTCTTTTATGTATGTTAAAATAGTCAGTGGAAAATACCTAAGTAGGAAAAAGGAAAGTGATTTATCATGGAAAAAGCATACAAGTTCAGAATTTATCCAAACAAGACACAAGAAATCCTGATTCAAAAAACATTTGGCTGCGTGCGTTTTGTGTATAACTATTTTCTCGATAAAAGAATTAAAGCCTACGAAAAGAGCAAGAAAACACTTGGTTTCAGCGAATGCTCGAGAGAGCTAACGAAGCTAAAGAAAGAGCTTATCTGGCTAAAAGAACCGGACAAGTGCTCTCTACAGAATGCTTTAAAACATTTAGACCTTGCCTACCAGAACTTTTTTAGAAGGGTTGAGGTAGGGTATCCCAAATTTAAATCGAAAAAGAACCGACACAAAAGTTACAAGACCAGTTATACCAATAACAACATAGCTTTCGTCAATGGAAAGATCAAACTTCCAAAGTTAGGATGGTTGAGGGTTCGTGATAAATATACTCCACAGGGTAGGATACTAAATGCGACAATATCACAAACGCCGAGCGGGAAATATTTTGTCTCGATATGTTGTACGGATATAGAGAGTCAAGAACCTATACGAACAGATAAATATGTTGGTATTGATCTTGGAATCAAGGATTTCGCCATAACTTCTGATGGAGAAAGATATAGCAATCATAAATATCTGAAACAGTCACTCAAGAAACTCGCCAAACTTCAGCGCGAACTGTCTCGAAAAACAAGAGGCGGTTCAAACTGGGAGAAGGCAAGAATAAAAGTTGCAAAATTGCATGAAAAGATTGCTAATCAACGCAGAGATACTCTGCATAAACTTTCTTCAACAATCACAAGAAGTTATGATGTCATTTGCATAGAAGATTTACAGGTGAGCAACATGGTTAAAAACCATAAACTTGCCCAAAGCATCTCGGATGCAAGTTGGTCAGAATTTATCGGGCAACTGGAATATAAAGCGAAATGGCGCGGCAAAGAAGTTGTTAAGGTAGACACATTCTTTGCATCAACACAGATCTGTCATGTGTGTGGCTACCAAAATAAAGACGTGAAAGATTTGAGCGTCAGAAATTGGTTATGCCCGAACTGTCAAGCAGAGCACAACAGAGATGTAAATGCCGCCATTAACATTCTGAACGAAGGATTGCGAATACTGAATATAACTTAGATAACATACAAGAACCGTAGGAACTACGGGGATAGCCTAGGAAATGAGTTCTCGTTAGAGAACTGTCACTAGGAACCCTGCGACTTTAGTCGTAGGAGGTTCAGAATTTTGTTGACCGTCTACGTGACGTGTGCTATACTAACAGCGGCAACTATGTTGAAAACGTAGAACAGATCTAAGGAGGAATATTTATGAAGTTCACAGTCAATCTTAATGCAGGTGTTGTTATTGCGCGGTATGTGGATAAGGATAATCGTGGTTATTGGGCAGATGTCTTGGGTAAGACCCTAGATAATGTTGATGTAGACGATCTCCTTGGAAGATGGGAAAGATATGAAATTGTAGACAAGGTGATTAACAGCACTGTATGTTTCTCTGGCAAGGCGAGACTGTATCCAACTGATGTATTTGACGTTGAAGTTGGTAAGCGTGTTGCTGTCCGTGACCTTAATCGTCGATTTGACAAAGCAAAGACACGGGTTCTCAAGGAGTTTGAAAAGGTCTTGCAGAGACGGTATGAAGATACAATGGAGAGGAGCAGAAAGCGGTGGCTTTGATGAATATTAAACTTGTTATCTGTGCGCCTATCATTTGTTTCTTGCAGTTCTTTGTGTTTGTTGGTGAGCTATCCAGCAGAGCTTGTGAAGAAATCGGGGCGTGGATATATGCTTAGACACAAGAGCGTTGCCCTAGACTTTGATGGCACTATGGCATTTACTACGCCAGAAACATATCCTTATATTGACGCAGTAAACTATAAAGCGATTGAGGTCATGAAAAAGTACAAAGAAGCGGGTGGAAAGATTGTTCTTTTCACTTGTAGAACTGATACTGACCTTGATATAGCCATAGAATGTCTCAGAGAATATGGACTAGAGGTTGACACAGTTAATGAAGATCTTCAAGAAACTATTGACGATTGGTACAAGATTCAACCAGATTCCTCTATTTCCCCAAAAGTATTTGTTGACGTTTACATCGATGACAGAGCTTTTCCTGCTTGTAGAGATGGTCTAAACTGGGATGATATTGAAAAATATATTTTAGAAATGTATTGACATGATGCTCTCTTTGTGGTAGTATATAGCCATGAAGGGAGCTGTTTTTTATGACTTATGAAGAACTTATGATGAAGCATCATGATGTCAACAGCGCAGGTCTTGATGCCTATATTGAATGGCAGAAAAATGTTGCTGAATGTCTTTGCTTAGAAATAGGCTTTGACAACAAAGAGATCATGTATTATGTATTTGAAAAGGCATATTTTATTTGTTCTTATTTATCTAATGACGGCTTTGTGGATGCTGACGATGTGTATGCTGTTGTTGAGGAGTTCATTGAGTTCTATAAGAAGGTGGCAAAATGAGACTACATATTTTTGTTGACGCAGAGAATGTTAGTGCAAAGTCTTTCTTTGATGGTATGAACCAACTTAGACTGTTGCATAAGATTGCAAAGGTTGATGTGTTTGCAAAAGAAATGCCACATTATCTTGACAACTTTCCGTGTAACTTTATTAAATGCTTTTATGGGAAGAATAGTGCTGATACATTCCTTGCTGCCAATATTGTAAAAGCCGTGTATGAAGAACCTCTTATGGATGGGTTTGCTATCTTCTCTGGGGACACAGATTTTGCTCCTGTTATTAAAGTGATAACAGATGCAAAGAAGCCTGTTATTGTCATTGACGCATACCAGTCTCTTGATGATAAACTAAAAGAACTTGACGTTGATATGAAATACTTTGAGAGGATTGGAACACGGGTTGGAGTTACAAGACCGAAACAAGGAAAGTGCAAGCAGATGCGGAAGGTAAAAATTCCTTTGAGCAAGGGTACAAAAAAGCTGTTTCCACAAAAACCTCAGACAGTATTTTTGATGACACACAAAGTAATCTATGAAGTTCCGTTCTTTAATGGAATGCCTGTTTGTAATTTCACAACTAATCTCCCTGTCACTACACTTAGAAATCAGTATTGTGGAGCAAGGCTTAAAACGGTTCTTGAGAAAAACTACTTGAAAATAGTAGATAATAAGGTTTATGTTGACTTGGAGGGAATCTATAATGGTTAAGTATTTTGTATCATTTAAATGTTTATCTCATACATATAATATAGACAAAGATCATTGGGGCTATGCGGATTATTTGGAATCTGATATTATCGAAGTTAAAAATAGGATTACAACAAGGGAAGATATTAAAAACATTGAGCACACATTAGAAACTGAATTTGGATATGAAGGAGTTACACTCATATTTTTCAAAGAAATTTTTGATTATTGAGGAGGCATACAATGAGACAGCTATTTATTCTTAGAGGGTATCCGTCAGCGGGAAAAAGCTCTTTTGTGAAAGAGAATGGTTTAACACCTTTCACACTTTCGTCTGACGATTACAGACTTAAACTTTCTTCTCCTGTGTATAGCCTTAATACTGGTAGATATGGAATCAGTCAAAAGGTAAATGCACAGGCATGGAAGAACCTCTTTGCAGACCTTGAATATCGTATGGCTCATGGAGAACTTACGATTGTTGATGCTACTCACCTTACAAGAAAGTCTATCAAACCTTATCAAGCTCTTTGCAAGAAGTATTTCTATCGAATGACTGTGATTGACTTTGATAAGAGCATGGAAGATTGTATCAGCGATGACGTTCTTAGGTTTAACTACTCTCATGTTGGTAAGGAAGTTATTTCTAAGATGAACAAAGAATCTCTTCCTTCTGGTGTTCGGGTTATTAAGCCAGATGACTTTCAAGATTTTATCGAAAACAAGACACGAGCACTTGACTTCAATAAATACAATAGAGTACATATTATTGGAGACATACATGGTTGCTACACAGCACTAATGAAGTATATGAATTGTGTTGATTTTGAAAGTGACGCTGTTGTGTTTGTTGGAGATTATTTTGACAGAGGCATTGAGAACTATAAAGTTTTTGAGTTCTTGTATGAACATTGTCATGACGATAACTTCTATTTACTCCTTGGGAATCATGAGAAGCGAATCATGCAATATCTTAGAGGAGAAGATGTGAGCAAGACTGAGTTCTTCAAGAATACGCTCAAAGATTTCAAGAAGAATGGTGTTACTGACAACATGCTAAAAGAGTTCCTATGGGCTTGCACAAGTTTTGCTAAGTTCAAATATCATGGAACTACCTATTGGGTCACTCATGCAGGTGTTCCAGACTACTTTAATGCGTTTGATTCTGATGATATGCTTATCAATGGGATTGGTAAGTATGAAGATATGCAAGCTGTTGTTGATGCGTTTGAATCAGCATCACCTAGTTGTTATGTTCAAGTGTTTGGACACAGGAATAATGACGATGTACCTATTGAGGTAGGTAAGAAGTCCTATAATGTCTGTGGATTCCCCGAACTTGGTGGTGACTTAAAGGTATTGCATCTCTACAAGGATGAAAAGCACTGTATTGCAGTACCAAACGACATTATCAGTGATGATATGTTTGTTCGCGCAGTACATAAATATCCACAAAAATATCATATTGATACAGTTGAGCAACTTGTAAGAGTATTCAGAGCAAGTAAGTGGGTAAGAGAAAAGAAGTTTGGAGATATTTCCTCGTTCAACTTCACTAAGAGTGCATTTCATTCTGAGGTATGGGACGATATTATTGTCAAGGCAAGAGGTATGTTCATCAATACTAAGACGAATCGTATCGTAGCAAGAGGATTTGATAAATTCTTTAATATTGATTTTGATTCTGACGAGCCTGATGAGTACAAGCCAACTCTTGATATGTTTGAAGAACCATTCTGTGTAACAGAAAAAGAAGATGGATTCTTAGGCATCCTCGGACAAGATGAAGGAAAGATACTCTTTTGCTCTAAGTCTATGCTTGGAGAGGAAGGAGAGCACTCTAAACTCTTTGAAGAAATGCTTAGACCGCTTATCAAGGACGAGGAAACTCTTGTGAAGTACCTGCAAGACAAAAATGTATCTATCTTGTTTGAGGTAGTAAACACAGAGAAAGATTCTCATGTCATTAAGTATGACAAGAAATTTGTAATGCTTCTTGCGATTGTCTATAATGAAGTTAGTTATAGAAAGCATTATGTATCAGCAAATGAAGTATCAAATCTGTTTGACGTAGATAATGCTATGTTTAAGTTCAAGAGTGTGCATACTGAATACACACGCAAGTCTGATATTGAAAAACTAAAGCAAATTGAGGGCGTTGAAGGATTCGTTGTCACTGACAATAACGGCAAGATGTTCAAGGTCAAGACTGACTACTACCAAATTTGTAAGATTGTGCAGAGGTTCAAGGATGAATATATTGGCATTAAACTTCTTGCAGGAAACCACGAACTGAAATACCCATCTCGAAAGAAATTTGAGACATATAGAAAGTATTACGGCAACTATGTTGCAGACGCATCATATAATCGCGTGTGCGATTATATCTATAAACTCAATTCTGAGCGTCTATAACCTCGCAGGTTGCACGAAAAACTAAATTAGGTACTATGTGTCGCGTTGAAAATTTCAAGGGGCTTAAAACGAATTATACAGAAAGGAAATTAACATGAAGGTACTAACAATAAAGAAAGACAGGCTGGAAGAGCTTACTAAGTTTGGGTTTGTTAAAAATAAAGATTGTTATACTTACAAGGGGAAAAGGTTGTGTTATAACTATACGATTCGAGTTACGTCTTGGTTGCCTGTATTAAATATAAACGAGTATGATCCAGAAGATTTTAAGGATAGTACAGCAGTAGATATTCCAGATGTTATCATGGATCTTATTGAAGCAGGAATGGTTGAGAGGTATGATTGAAATTTCAGTTGAAACCGTTATTGGAAGTGTGTTCATACAAGCACTTGAGAAAGGAATCACGTATGTTCCATTTTCTGTAATTGAAAATCATGCAAGAGAAATACAAAAAAGAAGCCGTAGGAAAATATTCTTTTACTTCTCAAGGGACGAAGTATATAAAGCTATGGATGAACTAGGAGACAAATTTGAATTGTGTGATGATGGAATTAGGTGTGATAAGGACATTGACATTGAGAAACTAAGGGAAATACACCTTGGGTGGCTTCCACTTGACCTTGCTATTATTTTCTCAGAAACAAAGATCAGTTTTTAGCTGGTCTTTTTTTTGGATAATTTTACGTCACAAAACTTGTTTTAAGGCAGTTAAATTAACGCAAGATGCACGAAAAATCATTTTAGGTATAAAGTATCGCGTCAAGAATTTTGACCCCCTTAAAACGGAAATTTACGAAACGTATAATATTTTAGTATTGACACATATAAAGCATTATGATATGGTAATGACATAAGGAGGTGATAGATATGGTGATTGAACGAGTATGGGCTATGCCAAACAAAAACACATTTGAAATTAAGCCTATTAAGGAGATACTATCAGAAGAAGTTGACACGACAAAAATGTGGATAGATCCTTTTGCTAATAGAAACAAGGTAGCAAGTATCACTAATGACTTGAATAAGGAATACGATACAGACTATCACATGGATGCCTTGGACTTTCTTAATATGTTTGACAGTGGTTCTATTGATGGTGTTCTTTATGATCCCCCATATTCTCCACGGCAAGTAAGTGAGTGCTATAAGAATGTTGGACATGAAGTAACCAACGAAACAACAAGGGCTTCTTTTTGGGGAAACCAGAAGAAGGAAATATCAAGAATAGTAAAGGTTGGTGGTAAAGTTATTACATTTGGATGGAACAGTGGAGGAATAGGAAAGAAGTATGGATTTGAAATTGTACGAATACTTTTAGTTCCTCATGGTGGTTGGCACAATGATACTATCTGTACTGTGGAGGTTAAAAATGGCTAGTTACTCTGATCGGGGAAAAGGAAGAATGGCAGGAGATTATTCTTATGCGAGAGGGACACTTAAAGATAATGTGTTTACGGTATGGAGGCACGACGGGAAGAAGAAAGACGGAATAACCTTTACTTACGAAGAACTAAGTAAAGCTATGACACTTTCTGCCAACCCTAATTATGCACTCTATCAGTTTGTAAAAGTAAAGGATTTTGATAGTGTTGAAAAGCGTATCGCAGAAAGTTCCGATCCAGAAGCCTATAGGCGAATTTGGGAAGAAGATGTTGAGTATGGTAAGTATTCCGCTCTTCAAGAACGTGTGCTTGATTCTATGTGTAGGGTTGTAAAGAAGTTGTACGAGATGGGGTATGAACATGAGCTTTGTTGATTGGCTAGACTATGACTGGACTATTTATGAGAAAGAACCCATTACTATTTTTGGGTGGTTAAAGTCTCTTTTGATGCGTGCGTTCTTTAGGGACTAATTACCCACGTCTTTATATCGAATACTCTGTATTCGGCAAGGCGGGACGCGTTCGCTGAACCACGCCTTGCTTGACACTAAAGAGTGATGATACCCCTATAAATAAAGTGCCACGTTTTATATATACTGTTATTAGGGAAAAGGCTGTAAAGCCTTGATATTACTAGGTTTTTTTTTTAATTTGCCACCTTTTTCCAACTTCTACGTGGCTTTTAGTTTTTAATGCAATCTTTGATTGCCAAATACAGTAGTATTTGATTTACAGACGTTTGTTTTTTATTGACAGTAAGATATGTCTATGTTATAATGGACAAAAAGGAGGAATGGTTATGATAA